TAAATATTACTTTTATTTTTCCTAAATTTCTTTTTTACTAATTCCTCCGAATCAGTTTCAATATATCCATTATCATATAACCATTCTTCTGGAGCTCCTATTAAATCCATATACGTAAATGTATTAGACTTTTTAGGAGCTATTGTCTTTTCCGGAATATATGTCTTAGATTTTAAAGTTTTACTATCTTGAATTGAGATAATATTACCTTCTCGTTTATATAATAAAACTTCATAAATAAATTCTTCTGTAGGATATATATAAGAATTATTCTTCTTAAAAATTCGGGACATTATCTTTTATTATTACGTGGAGATTTAAACCATGTAAGAACAAACGAGGGATCTTCTTTAAAATATTTAGCAAATGTTTTTAAATAAGCATTACAAATTTCTTGATTCATTCCTTCTACTCTATTACATTCAACGAATATAAAAGGACGTTTACAAGCCTTTCCGTATGCTATCTTCTTTCCTAACTCTAAAGAATATTTAGCCATATCCTCCTTTCTTGCTACAGAAATCCCGAAACGAGTAAATTTTCCAGATGAGTTTGAGATGGTTACAGCACAGATAATAAATTTTCGTTGACACCCATTATTATCAGTAAAAACATCTTCTATATATTGTATTATTTCTTTCATTTTATTTATTATTTAAATTTTCAATAAATACAGTTGCAAAAACATCTAAATTCATATTTATCTGATCCCAGACATCTATTTTAAAGTATTTATCTTTTACAGAAGGCCAAGGAGAAATTAGAATTTCCCACTCACATCTAGCCCAAAACATATACATACCTTCTTTCTTTATAAATTTTTTACACTCTTCTAAATCAGAAGATTCAAATTTCTGCTGTCTTGCACTTCCTAAGAAATAAGGCATTACATCATACTGCTGTAATTTAGTAGAATTAAAATCTACAATATATACATACCAACTTTTCATTAATTATTAAATTTAAGTTTTAATTTATTTAAAATAGAAAGATCGTATTTAATAACAAAATACTCTCTATCTATTCTAAGTGTCATTTCTTTATTCTTATTATCATTTAAGTAAAATAATTCTACATCATCTAGATGAAATCCAAATGGAGTAGTGGTATAGACTGGTTCTTTGTATACTCCCGTTTTATCCGCTTGTTCAAGCTCTTCCTTATTGATTATTACTTTTATTTCAGCAATCATTTATTATAGTATTTAAATGATTAATAGTGTCTTTATATGCTTTTATATATTCTTTTAAGGAACATTCGTTTAACTTTTTATCTGTTAAATGATGAGAAAGAGTTTTGAGGATTGTAGGCATTGATATATCATATCCTTCTAATATCCAATCCTCTCTCTCTAAACTCTTTCCGGAGGTATCTTTTTTTCCTTTATTTATAATCTTCTTTAGATATAGATCATATCTAGCAGGAGATGAACCTTCTTCTATTTTAAAGTCGTTTTCTATTATTATCATATGTAATAAATTAGTAAATATTCTATTTCAGCTGCTATACACAGATTATTATAATTTTTATAATAAAAACTCCTTTTACTTATTTTGATATAGATTAGATCTAGTTAAACATATATTAAATATCTAATAACCAATGAGTATATAACGCTTTTATATAATCCCAATCTATTTTCGGTAATACTGATTCTTGTCCTAGATCCTTAGGAATAATATCAAATAAAGTATCTGGATTATTTGCATCTAAATTTCTTATTATATTATAGGAAGATGATATATTATTGATTATTTCAAAATATACCATTAATAAACCAGAACACTTTAACCATATCAAGAAATCGTTTAATGTCTTTTTAGTCTTCATTATCTTTTAAATCAATTAATGATGAATGTTGAGCTAACATATCCGCGAAATTATTTCCTTCATCTTCCTCATGTCCTTTAACCCACTCAAGAGATAATTTATAATGAGGTAATAAATCAATAACTTCTCTCCACAAATCTTCATTCTTTTTATCTTTAAAATTAGTCTTTATCCAATTATAAATCCATCCTTTTTTAATCGGATTTAATACATATTCAGAATCAGAATATATAACAACTTCGGAGTTAAATGGGAGATGTTTCAATGCTGAAATAAATCCCATTAACTCACAACGATTATTAGTTGTATTCTTAATTCCTTTAAATACGTATTTAATAAGATTCATATCGGAATCATAAAAGACTACTGCATATCCTCCTTGTTTTCTGGAGGCTCTGTAAGATCCATCTGTATAAACTATATATTTCATATTTAATAAATGCAGATATAGCTATAATATATCCGGTAATGAATATAATATACTTCATTCTAATCCTTTAGCACATTCATAATTTCGGATTCTGGAAATTCCCCTGTTTCTAAATTGAATAAATTATATGGAACTATATACTGATATCTTGCACTTATCCTTTTTGGAAAAGTTGTAGTTACACATTGATTTCCTTCATATGTTCCTATTGACCAAAATGTTTTATTATTTGATGCAACTACTAAAGTTTCGATTAGTAACTCTTTAGGAACATCCACCCAGTCTAAATAAGAAGAGTGTTTAAAAGGTGTTAAAAATATAGATCTTCTACTACTAAATCCAAATTCATCTAATGTATCTATGTGATAAGGTGGAGTAGATGTATATACCTCAATATTATGTTTTTCTAAATTCAATTTAATCTTGCAATCTCCAACATCCTTATAATAAAACATTCTATTAGATATGTTTAATTCCGCTAATTTAGAAAAGATATTTATTCTATATCCAGAATCAATAAAATAAGCCTCCCAATCCCGTTGGTCTTTTTTAGGAAATAAGATACATTCAGAAGCTTCAAAAGATGAATGTTGTCCATATTTATTTAGTATAATATTTCCTGGAAGAATTTTAATATAATCATTCTCAAGTATTTCTACTGTACAAATTCCAGTAAGTATGTTATAATACTCAAAATCTTCTGGAAATCTTTTTATTATTTCCGCTATATTTATCATAATAATTTCTGAAATATTGCTATAGGAATTAACAATATACTGAACATCATTAGTATTATGGCTATAAGCTTTTCAAATTCTCCAAGCTCTAACTCACAGTAATTCTCAGCATGGTAGTATATACCCCATGACAATAATAATAATATAAAACCTACAATAATATACATTTTATTATAATTTATTTAAAAGATCTTTTAATCTTTCCTTATTTACAATTACTTCATCAAATGCTCCGAATTTACATTTTCTATTAAATAAATATCTAATAGCGATCTTTAATCTCTTCCAAAAACTCACCTCCGGATTTAAATAATATTCTATATAAATCTCCTCCTCTCCTTCATAAGAAATAAAACGCATTAGATGTTCGGAGCAATTACATTCACATTCTAAGTAAACTATTTCCATTATATATACATTTCTTCGATTTCTAATAATAATTGTTCAACCACTAAATTCTCCTCTAATTGATCTTCTAAGAATAATTCCTCTAGATTAGGTAAATCTAAATGAATCGGAGGGATATTTAATATTTCCGACACTAAATTATTTACATCTTTTGAAGTTTTATCAATTTCTTCGCAGAGTATTTTATACTCTTGAAGATCTTCTGGAGTATTATATAAAATCATATTAAGCTAATAAAAAGTCGTTTAAGTTCCACGGAATTATTTTTCCTTCTGAAATACCTTCAAATAAATCTAAATATCTAATAGGATATTTCTTAGTTGCTACGGTATTCTGATAAATAATTTGAACATAGAACTCATTCTTATTTATTACTTCTTTCTTCGCATCTAATTTATCATATTTAATTATTAATAAAACATTTATATATGAAGCTTCTATATACGCTATATAATCATACAATTGTTGAAATGTATGATTTCCGTCAGAAATGTATTTTGTATCTATTCTATCTGATAACTCTTTAATAACAGAATTTAAATATCTAGCATCTGTTATTCCTTCTAAATTCTCCATATTTCTATATTTAAATAACAATAATATTCGATTCTTTAACTTTATTTAAATCAAATTCAGGATTATATCTAGTTCTTAGAATATTTAAATACTCTTGATTCTGATCTAATTTATTATTTATATACACCATTCCATTAAAACTTATTGGAATAATATCAAATAACTCTTTTATATCTAAATCGGAGTAATCTTTAGCACTTCTCTTATTTAAAGTATCTTTTATCACATTTAAATTATATTTATCCCCATTCCCCTCTATGTAATAAATAGGATGAAGCTTTACGGATGAGATGGACCAATAACCAAATCCGGAAGATTTTAATACCATCCATCCCATCCAATTTACTCCAAATTTACCGCTTGTTTTAAATACTCTATTCCCCTTAAGATCTATTATATCGGAACTCCCTTTAATAGTTCTTCCGTATATAGTCTTAGTAGATTTAAAATATTCCCAAAACTTTTTTCTGGCAGTTATTCTCATGGATTAATAACTCCTAGAAGAGTTAGTATTATCAATATGACTCCAAAAGCTATCACCCCAGCACTATCTTCATTCTTATGTTCTTGCATAATCTTAAGTATTTATATTAAACAATGTTTTTAAATTCTTTGATAATTTAATACATTCTAGATCATGTAAATGAAACCATTTACAAGAAACTAGATCTTTTGGGAGGTGTATAAATTCCGGGATATGATCTAAATTAATAGAGTAAAAATACCTTTGTTTCTCTAAATCATTATCCCTATCAATCATTATAAACCTCTCTCTCCGAAACCTGTGATTAATAGAATTTTTCACAATTCTACTTGCACAAGATTCCATTGTTTCCGCTTGAAGTAGTGGACCTTCTAAAGAATCCCATATATTTTTATGTCTTTTTTTGAATAAGAGAATTAAATCATTATATCTAATTAATATATTTACTACCATCATGTTTGAAAATCTGAGTTTGAAAAATGAAAATAAAAAAGCCTAGAACTCCAAAAATCTATAATAGTCCAAACATACCATATCTGGAAGTTGACTTAAAAATAGTTTTAGAGTATCTAGGCTTGATAAAATAGACAGAAAGGGGTATTCTACTTATAAGCCATAGAATCCGTTTAGTTTTGAAATTTTAATATTTTACAGTCTTTTAAAGAGTTATATAAACAAAACTTTATTTATATAATATTCAGTTAAATAACTATTTGGAGTATTTTTCATATCTTTTCGAATTTTTCAATATTTATTGAATGAAAAGAAAAGTCCAAACAAAATTTGTCCAGATTTTTCTATAAGAAATAATCAATCTAAAAATTCCCATTATAGAATTGTTGTCCTACGAGGATTTGAACCTCAATTCTCTGGACCAAAACCAGATGTATTACCATTATACTATAGGACAAATGTTTATTAAAAATAGTTATGTATAGATTATATAATATAGCCAAAGAAAAAGTCAAAGACAAGAATCTTCTCAAGGACAAAGATTAGGACTTTAAATCTGATTATAGATAATATATGATTGGTCGTAGAATTAAATAATAATCAAATTTAAATGAAGATTAGATAAAGATTCTTACTATTTTAAAAGCTATTTGTGTTTTTAATATACTAAAATGTGGTAGAAACTTTTAGGTTTCTAAATACTATTAGATGTTATATAATCTATACATATAAAAATACCTCCATTCCAATGAATTTCGGCATTACCTATTTTTATTTTTCTTTAGATATTATTTCTAAATAATTGTAAATTTTTTCTAACTCTTTTGGAATGATAATTTTCAAATTCTCAATTTCCTTCATTTTATTTAAAACATATGCATGATATTTAGACTGTAAAATACCTGTTTCCTGCTTATATCGCTCTAATTCTGATTTATATTCTAAATTAAGATGTACTCTATATTCATGACCAAGACTCTTTAATTTAGATTTAATAGAATTTAATTCTTTCTCATGTTCTCTTCTTAAATTTTGATATTTAAGAAGTATCTTTTCCACATCTTTAACATCTACACTAGGTATCTTATTCGTAAGTAGTACTAAACTATCTCTTGTATCTGTTTCCACATTAACCTTATTATGAGCTATATCTAATAACTCTTCATAAGCTTTTTTTAATGCGCCCTTTTTGTGAATATACGCCCCAATTGAAGATACCAAAGCTTCGGAATATAGAAATTTAACTCTATCGGAGATTGATAATTTCCCAATTCCATATTCAAAATCTTCCTTAAACTCCTTAACCTTAGAAACTGCTTCTTCAGGAAAATCGGATATATAGTCTTCTAAAGTATATTGTGATACTCTAGTATTTTCTTGATCCTTTGCTTTTATTCCTTCACTCATCCAAGCAATGAATGCTTTTAATTCAGCTGCTTTCATAAGTTTGGAATTTAAATCAGATAATTCTGATGAATTATATCCCTCTCTAGTTTTAACTGTATTTTCAGATCCTAGTATACTAACTTCTTCTGTAATAAATGAGACATTATTTAAGGAAGCTTCTAGATCTTTCAATAACTCTCTAGCTATATTACACAAATATGTAGCGGATGTAGATGTAACTCCAACTTCTCCAAAAAATACTTTATTTTTATTACTAATTTCCATATAATTTTATTTAAATTAATATTAGGTACTTTGTAAGGAGTCGAACCTTAACCTCACATCCCTCGGAGTGCATCCGATGCACAAAGTACTATTAAATAATCAGATCCAGAGATATATAAAATCTCTTTCGCCGGGAATATATCCCAATGAAGTTTGTGCCTTAACTTCATCCCCTGTTTTTCTATAAGGCACTATAGATTATCAGAGATTTCATATAATTTCTTATATGATTGATTCCCTATAAATATTGTAGTTTTTGGAATCTCACCTTCTATATAAATAGATTGGCTCAGTGTCACCACTATCCTTTAAGGACTACAGGTTCTCTTACGAAGCGTATTTCTGTATTTAACTTCACTGATTTTGCTACATCTAGATAGTACTAGAAGTGGGATTCAAACCCACATGGATATTACTATCCACAGAATTTTAAGTCCTGAGTATCTGTCAATTTCACCATTCTAGCATAATATATTTAATCCCACCATTCTTTCATATAATAATATCTTAATTTATTATATAAATACCACGCTTTTTCAGTTCGAAGAGTTGGGAGAATATCAATATCATATTTATCTATAGAAATAAATCTATTTATATTCTTAGTATTTACATAACCTTTAAAATCTAAATCCTCATCCCTAGCAATATCTAATAATCTCACAGCCAATTGCATCTTCGAAATTATTCTGGAATTATTAATATGACATCCGTTATCAGTAAAAAATTTAATACATTGAGTTAATTTCTCTTTTTCTACATCTAACATAAATGCCCAATCAAAATTATAATAAGCATTAGTTTTTATAAAAAATTTAATCCATCTCTTTACTTCTTTCGGGAGTTCTCTCTTTTTCATAATTAATAAATTATAAATCTAGACATATTTGTATATATAAATTATTAACAGGATTATTTGGAATTAGATCTTCTCCAGATATTTTCCGTCTTAATCTTTTCTCTATACATCTATCACATAAATACAATTTTAAATCCCCACGTCGAATACAATACATTATTCTGAACTGATTTCTTATATTAACTTGCTTCTTATAATACGAAGCTACATTAGACAATTATAAGTGTATCAACTCTGCTCATACGGTTTATCAGATTAATCTATTAGGAAATAATGCTTGTTTCTCATATAATTATTTTTATGGAAGTTCGATAAAAATGCTATCATTAACCGTACTCGATAGCTAAGTTGGGTTATACGACACCCAATAGGACTAAATTTATATGTACAATACAAAACCTATAAGTTACGTTGAGTCCTACACTAGTACTACACTCTTTATTATGCTCCTCAGGTAGGACTTGAACCTACGACTCTACGGATTAACGGTCCGCTGCTCTAGCCAACTGAGCTACTGAGGAGTTAATTTAATGATATAAGTTCCCAAACCTTATATTTTAAATTCAAGAAAGTTTTATAACATTTCTAAGTTATAGAGTTATTCTCATTACCAATACAAACTCAAAAAGATGGATCTGCTTTTAATTTATACTCCCCTTAGACATAGGATGAGTTGGGATTTATAATTAGCATGCATAATTATAAAATATAACAAACTTCTATATTCCGCGTTAAATATCTGAAGTCTATTATATAGTAGCGGGAGATGGATTCGAACCACCATCCTCTAGGTTATGAGCCTAGGATGTTACCTTTACACTATCCCGCATAGAATATAAACAAAATTATTAGTAAAAGAGTGGTTACAGCTCATCTGCATTATTGCTGATTTTGATACTATCTCAAGGGCACTGAACCCACTCCAACCCTACTATTGCCCTTTTTTCGGGTTAATATTAAGATATGAATTATATGAGTTTCTTTATCACTTCTTAGATTGGATTCGAACTAATATTTCCTACTGTATGTGACATTTTCACCAGTTAAACTACTAAGAAGTTGATTTAACAATAAGTATTCCACACTTATTTTATATCCAATCCTAAGATATTAGATTTTAGGTCAATTTGGAAAATCTAAAAATCTAGGTTTATTTATACTCTGTAACCAGTAGAGCTTGAATATCTAATTATTGTACACTAATTAGATTTACATATGTAAATATCTTACTCCATGAGGATAATTTCTCTATGGATGTTACCTATTTGGATTTCAGAGATTTTATATTTAAAATCATCTCTAACTGTTATCGTTTCTAACATATCTAAAGATGCGTTATCTCCTAATACTTCGATACATCTTACTAATCTTGGGCTACTCCTATTAATATTTCTCATATCTAATGGAGACTTAATTACTTTATATTTAATTAAATACTCTATAGCTGGTAGAGATAGATTTAATCCAATTCCGGATCTATTAATCACGATCTTCATAATTATTATATTTAAAAGATTATTTTTATTTGTTTTAATTAATATAATTTTAAAGTATTTAAAAGATATCATTCTTATATATTTCCGAATATAACCTTTTAAATATAATATTTAACGAGAGCGAAGAGAGATTCGAACTCTCACAATATAGTTTTGCAGACTATTCCCTTAACCAATTTGGATATTCGCTCTTATTTAAATAGAATTAATGATTGATTCTAATGAAGATAATAATAATAGAAATATAAATATTCCTATTATTGTCATTATGTATTTTATATCTATCTTTCTCATAATAAACAAATTTAAAAAGGAGAGTATTAACTCTCCCTTAATAAGGAAGGAGATATCACATCTCATTAAATGTTGCTAATGTTAAACACTGATCATGAAAAAAATTACAAAAAACATTAATCCAGAAATTCTAAACATCAGAAATCCTGAAAATCAATATCGTGGTCCCACTAGGACTTGAACCTAGAATCTCAACATTATGAGTGTTTTGCGTTAACCTTTACGCTATGGGACCTTACATATCCTTAGATAAGATATATAATTATATACTTATCATCATATGTTTAAACATATATCATAATCATATTTCTAGCGATCTGAATATATTGATCTAGATAATATATCATAGATCTTTATCTAACAATCCTTGTAATTTATATTATAACTCTTATCTAACAAAAGAGAAGAGCTAATATTGTAAAGAATAGATATATTCTATACATCCAAGGACTAGCTGTCTTTTTAATGTTTTGTAATAATACTATTAACGCAGTTATACATACTGCATTAAGTACTGTTAAAATAATTAATATTAATTCCATAATTTTAAATTTAAAGTTATAAATTATAGACACGACAGCTTATATATTTATTGATACTAGAGGCAAATAAGAGGTGATTAGGGTTCAAGATTAGAACTTGTCTCACCTCTTTCATTAACACAAGATTTTCCATGGTTTTACGAACTATGGAGAAAATTTTTAGTGGTGTTGTGGATTAATGCTGTGAGAAGGGGGAAATTTATGGTTTAGAATCACAAAAATCCCATCTCTCACTTCTAATCACTTAAAAAATATTATCACTTAAAAAATATTATCACAACTCCCTTAGTACCTAGTGAAGGAAACGAACCTTCGTTAACCATTCTAGGTAAATCGAATAGGTCATATTTCAACCCATTCGATTTTTCTTTTATATATTTTATACTCTCCTGTTTCAAGCAATAGTTTTATCGCATCCTCAACAGAGAATGATTTTTGCTTTCTTGCTTCTGTAATACTCATATTACGTTCTAAATTATACTCTCTGAATAATTCCAGAGCATTTTTAATTTTCCCTACATAAATAGGATTTTCATCAGTCCAGTCCACAGTTCTTGTAGAAGTATTTTCTAAAATTCCTACCTCAGACAGGAATTTTAAAATTAATCCTTCTCTAATTGGGAGAATTTTAGCTAATTCCTTTCTTATATAGGATTTCTCCATTGGATGATGTAGATTTTCTCTTTTGAGTGAGTTAAGTTTTTGACTCAGTTCTTTGTAATCTTCTTGTGTTAAATTTTTAATCTTTTTCATGATATCTTGTGTTAATTTTTTAATAATAATACATGATATAAATAAAGGATAGCATTAGCTATCCTTTATATTAAGCCTCATCCCAGAGACACAGAGTTCTTTCCGTGCCAGGAACGAAACGATTCGGGACGCGTTTCACGTCAATGACTTTGACAGCTTCAACATCATCCATAACCTCTAGGATTTCTCCTAAGGTCGTGCATTTCCGGAGTTGCTTCATTAACCCCGATTTTGCCTCATCCAGTCCATTGACTCTGTTTACGAGCTGAGATAAAGAGATAACCAGTGTTTGTGTTTCTCCCTCTCCACGAACAAAACCTTGAACAACACGTTCTTGTCCATCCTGAGTTGTGAACTTATATTCAGGGTTAAATGTTGCATCACTTAAGTCGACAACGTCTCCAATTTCACGTCCGCCTTCTGCGTTACGAACTATAACTGGGGAATTTAATAATTCTTTAGACAGACCTTGTGAAAATTTACTTCTACCTTTCATAATCTTTACGTTTTATTTAATGTTTTTTATTCAAAGATGGTCACGGGGTGTAGGGTGTGATAATTATAGAATTTTCAGAGCTACAGAAATTTTTTATAAAAAATTTTTTATTTTTGCTTAGTTATTATAGAACAATATAAAACTAAAACCCTATCTACTTTAAAATACAAAAAATTTTAAAAATTATTTTTATTTAGATTATCTACTCTATCTTTGTATAACTAAACAACAAAAAACATAATATGAAAACAATTGAAAATTTTAAATTAGAAGTAGTATTAAGAATCCTTAATGCATTTAAAGAAGAAGACGAAATTGCAAGTATTTTATCTTCTCAATTATCCACTTATGGTATAAGTGATGAAGTAATAAAAGTATCCACAAAACATTTAATTTCATCTGGAGATATTGAAGATTGTTCCAGCAATGGCTTCGCTCCAAGATTTAAAATTCATACATCATTATCTTGTCCAGATTTTTTAATTAATCCAGATCTAACATTAAACAACAAAGCTTTCATTCTAATGTTTTATAACATTCTACCATCATATGATAAAATTCCAGCTAGAGAATTAAAACGAATTTTAGATGATAATAATATAGATTGTGTTATTGGAACTATTTATAATATTACAAGAAGATTAAAAGAATTTAATACAGAAGGTTTATTTGGAATACTTAAGAATACAAAAGATATAACTTTAAAAATCTCACATCCTAAGTACACTCTTTTAAAAACACCTAAAGGATATCAAGTTAATTCTAAATTATTAAAAGGTGAGAATACTGAAGAAAGAGTTATATATAAACACTCTGATAAATTATGTATAAAGTGTGGAGAAACAGATCCTTCTAAATTTGATAAGCATAGAAATTTCTTATGTAGTAAGTGTGCACGAGATGAAGAGGAAGAAAAGAAATGGGAAAATATAGGAAAGTGGTTATTAGATAAATGTAAAAGAAATTGTGAGTATAGAAAATATAATTATAGTAATAAAAATAATATAAAAAAGGAATTGGATATTACAGAAGAATATTTAAATGAGATGTACAAAGCACAAGAGGGGAAATGTTATTATTCTGGAATCCCGTTTTCAAAAGATTATAGACCTTCTGTGGATAGGATAGATTCTAGTAAAGGATATATAAAAGGGAATATTGTTATTTGTGAGGATAAGATTAATGTAATGAAGAGTAATTTATCTATTAAAGAATTTAAGGAAAGGATTGTGAATATATATAATAACTTAAATAATATAGATTTAATATAAATACAATAAATTTCTCCTCCATTTTACAATTCCCTAAGAAGAAAAAGCATGAAATTCAGGATTTAAATAAAATAAAATTTTTAAATTTTCTTCGGAATGAGGTATGAGGATTGTATTAAATATAAAATATTTAAGATATATGGGAATTTTAAATATATGAGGTATTTAAATATAAATTTTATATAATAGATAAATTTTAAATATAAAGAGACTCCCAGCTCAAGATTTTTTGCGAAGCAAAAAAACTTACCCTTTGAAGGGGTAGGGTAGGTACTAGTTAAGGACTTACTAGTTATAGTTCTGGTACTCTCATGAGAGGTAGGATTTGGAGTAGAAGTGTGATTTATTTAAATATTTGGTTAAATATTTAGCAGAATGCGCGTTTAGGTAAGGATTGTTCAAGTGTAATTTAGAAGAGCTTCAAGTGTAAAATAATCGAGTTGGTGGTTTTCGTCTTCTATTCTACACTTAGAGCATTTTTTAAATTTTTAAAAAATAAAGTAGGAATATGATTTATATAAAAATTTTATCATAGAAACCGACGGTCTTATCTAAATTTGTTATAAAAACCATTCGGGAAAATCGTGAATAGAAAATTTTTAGATTTTATAGGTAATGTGAGTTATTATCCTTATCTTTGTTTGTGATTAAAAATAATTCCACAACATTATCTATTTATTTAATTAAATATATAAATTTAACATGGAGAAAATAAATAAACCACAAAGAATACAAATAGGAAAAAACTTGATAGAAAATGAGGATTTAAATGGGTATACTATATACTTATTCTGTTTATTATCCTTATATAAAGATAAAGATACGCAGCAATGTTTTCCTTCTTTAAATACTTTAGCGGAAGAAACTAAATCATCAAAAAAGACAGTTATGAATAGATTAAATGAACTACAAGATAAAGGTTATATAACTATAACTAAAAGAGGAAATAAAGGAAATTTATATACCCTAATTCGCCCTCCAAAATTATTAAAAGATAAAGAAGAATTTACTTTCGAATTTATGAAAAGAGATGATTTAACAATAGAAGAGAAGATATTCTTTATTTGTACTGCTCCAAAAACTATTAAAGATACTAATACCGGAATAGGAGAAATGAAGAATGTGAGCGTGAATGCGATTGCTAGGTTATGTGGATTTTCGTGGGGAAATGCGAAAGAGCTTATTGATGGACTAGAGAAAAAGGAAAAGATAGAGTTAAATAATAATAATTTAAAAATAGATTATACGAAGATTAGTCAGGCTATATTATTTATGGCTGCGAAAATTGAAGAGAATAGTAAGGATATTGTTAAAACAAATAATAGGGTAGATACATTAGAATCTAGAGTAGAATATTTAGAGAGAGAGATATTAAAGATAAATGCTAAGGATGTAGAATATGAAACAATTTAATTATTACTAAATGTTATATTTAATAAAATCAGGAAGTAATTTAAAGATAGGATTTACATCTGATCTAGATTCTAGATTATCCCAATATAAAGTACATAATCCGGATATTAGATTATTAAATTATAAATCCGGAACAAGAGAAGATGAAAAGAGATTACATACCTTATGTAAAAAATATAAATATTCTGATGAGTGGTTTATATATAACGAAGAAGTTATTGATATATTTAATAGTTATATTAGTAAAATAGATATAGAATCTTCTTTTAAATATTCTATAAGCATAAATTTAAATCTTATACTGGAGGGATTATCCCAACTATCTAAAATAAGTGAATATAAAGTGTTAGTCTGTTTATGGAAATATTCAGATCTGCGTGGAAAGATTGTATTAGATTCTTATTTAAATAATTTAATACATCATGTAACACAACTTACAATAGGAACTATTAAAAATTGCATCTCCTCTTTATATAAAAAGAATCTTATTATAAAACTCGGAAAGGATAGAGGAGTTTATTACTTAAATACTAGATATTTTTTAAAGAAATGAATTAAAGAAACATTAAAAATTAAATACTATTAAATAAAATAATATGATATACTTAATTGAATCAGGTAATTTCTATAAAATAGGATTTACAGAGAATCTTAAATCTCGAATGAAACAATATGCTACTCACAATCCAGATTGTAAACTTATAGATAGTTTTGAAGGATACATAGAAGATGAGAAACAGTTACATGAGTTATGTAAAGAATTTAATCATTCTTCTGAATGGTTTAATAAAGATAAAAGGATATTAGAGATATTCCAAGAATATAAAAATTCTGACACTGTTGCATTAAATAAAAAAATAAAGAGTTTAGAACAACGGGTTAATGAATTAACACGTAGCGTAGGAATGCTGAATGATCGGTATGAGAATTTAACTACAACTATAAATAAGACTACAAATAATGAGAGTGATCTAATAACTTTATGTAAAAGAATAGTCGAATGGGAAGAAAGAACCTTGTCCAGATTAGATATATTAGAAAATATAATATCTAAAATAATATAAATGAAGTAAATAGTTGAATTTAAATATACCTATTATATCCATTTCCCTATAGGATTTCTCACAAAAACCACATACCTTTGTAAATCATAACAATCAATCCTTTTATGCAAAATCCAACTTTTGAATCTACACCAATAACATTAACTTTTCCAGAATCATTTTATATAAAAGAAGGACTACAACGATATTATAAAATAATCTCCGAACCTAAATATACTCCAGAAGAGGAGAGTTATACATATAAACTTCAACCATGCAAAAATGAAGAAATTTTAAATACAGACAATACTAAAATAATAGAACTTATAATTTAAATATATCACAATGAACGTAAACGATTTTTATAAAACAACCAATTACAATGAGCTATACCTCCAACTTTTACAAGGAATTAAGGAAGGGGTGGGAGATTTTAATACAGAGAATATAGCTTTATTAACAGAGAAATTATCAGCAGTAGTAAATGAATTAAATACTACTAATACTAAGATAGATACGACAAATACTAAAATACAAGATTTAATAACTAAAATAGAGAATTTAACTACTACATTTAGTGCTAAATTAGATACAGCATTAGCATCTCTAGCTAATATTGATGTTGATTTAGATCCTGTTAAAGAAACTTTAGGACAGATAAAGGATACAACTACTTCTATACATACGAATACTTCTAGCATAGATACTAATTTAATTCAGGCAAATACTAAATTAGATACTATTGTAACTAATACCTCTCCAAAACTTCCGCCAGCAAATGGAGGGGCAATTGATTAGGTATAAATTAAATTGCACATGTTATTGTTATATAATATATACATTCTTTAAATATTAAAGATATACTATCTTTGTAGTGACATAATTTATAAAGTTAAACAAATAGTATATGGACGGTAATATAATGCAAAATGTATTAGTGATGTATAGTTATGTAATGAATAACTTAAATAAAATAAAAACAATAATAATATCAGATCCTGAATTTAAATCTCAGGATTCAATAGAGTTTATAGATGAATTTGGAAAGATTAAATATCCAGAACTATCGTATTTAGATAGACAAGGGGCTGTGAAGAAGGATTTGAATAATATTATTCCGGAATTAAGAAAAAATCTTAATTTATAAAATTTAACATTTAATCTTAGGATTAGATCTATAATCTTAGTATATTTGTATATGTTAAATTAAAAATATGATTATGGAAAAACTTATTAGTGATAAGGAGTTAGAATGTATAAATGCTTCTATGATGGATGTAATGAATAATGCTAAAATCGGAATTGAGAAATTAGTTCAAATTATTCAGTATTTTAATGAAGGAGATTGTGAGAATAAAAAGAATTTAAGAGAACTATTAGAAATGAATAAGAGCTTCTCTGATTATTTTGATATGATTGAGGATAGACTTAAAGTGATATTATCTAAGTTAGATAACTTCCATAGAGAAGAAGACTATGATGGAATTGATATAGAGACATTGTTAAATCTTATCGATGAGAAATTAGATAGAACTTTAAATAAAATTCCTAACGAAGAAGAAGATTCTTTAGATGAGTTAGAAAATAAATTAAATAATCCTGATTTAGATAAAATTCCAGATTATGCTAAAGTTGGGATTACTATCGGAGCACCTATAGCTAGTAATAAATTACCGATAGATCAGGTTAAATGTACTAGTCCTGATATAAATAAGTTATTTTCTAATTTCGGAGAGATGGTAAAGGAAATGTTAAAAAGTTCTGATATAGAATATATAACAAATGACGATTATCTTAAATCCCTTAATTTTATTAAGGAGATGATTGAAAATATAAGCAAGTAGTCTTCTTTGCGTGTTTATTTATGTGTTAATAATGTTAAATGAAAATACCCTATAACTTAATTGTTATAGGGTATTTTTTTATATATAAAATTTAAATATGTAATTTATTTAATTCCTCATTGTCATTTTTCTTTACCCACTTATCTATTAAGATATATAATAAATACCATAATACTAAAAAACAAAAAAATACTAATGCAGATTTAAATAAATAAGTTAATCCGGCAGATAATAAAACTGAGATAATAACCTTAACAGCTTTATAATTTAGGATCTTATAAAAGAATCCCTTTACTTTATTCCAAAAATTTTTCATAGTTAAATATTATTTAGTTGTTACTTAATAGTTCATTAGAATCATTAATATTAGGAATTAAGAAGCTTATATAGTTACCTTGTTTAAGATTTGCTCCATTATTTGTATCATAAATATATATATAATAAGAGACGACAGTACTTCCACTTATTGCAGATTTAAATGTTGTAGATAGATAATTTTCATCCGAGACATTTACATTCTCTGATAGAAAAGGAGTTATACATAATAAATTTTTATATCTAGAAGCTAAAGTAGAGTTTTTATATCCTACTGTTATTCTTATCCCTTTATCGTCTGAATTAGAGATTATAGAAGCAGTAACGTTATTTATATATTCGCGATTATAAAAGATTGTTTGTAGTGTTCCACTTGAAACATTGGCTGTTCCGGCAACCATTGCTTGAGTCTTTTTTAATAATGCTATTATTTTATCCTCATTTAAATAATTAGTGCTCATTTATTTATATATTACTTGTTTTTATATTATTATATAATATTAGACATTATTCCTGAAGGTTTATTATATATAATATTCCTACTCTTTATTAAATTCTTATGAAAGAACTCTTCGTTTTATATTATCCAAATCAACTTCAGCATCAAATTTTGGATTAGATTGAATCATTTCTTTATATACGGATTCTTTAGATGTAAAATATTGAATTTCTTGAGAATTAGTAGAAAGAGTTCTGGTTTGGAAGAAGATTTAAATAATATCGCCCAGACAGGAAGGGGTGGGATTTTGCTATTGGAAGTATTAGATATCATTTAAATATAAGATTATATATAAATCCTACTTCTTCTTTTTTCCTTTATGCTTCCATTTAGCTACATTTCGAGCAAAATTAGCTCTTTTCCTTTGTAGAGGTGTAGCATTTGGATCATTTAATACTGATCTAGCATGTTCTTGAACAGATTGTCCAGCTCTTTTAGCAGACTCTGTAAATTTTCCACGATTCTTTTTCTTAATATAAATTTTCCCGCCCTTTTTAAGAAATTCCGCAGATTCTTTACCTAAATACTTCTCTATAACATTATTAAATTCCTCTAAATCCAAATCTGGAACTTTTAATAGACTAAAGTCTATTTTACTAAGATTAAATTTCATACTCTATAATTTAACGCGTTAAACATATTATTTCTTATATTTTTAAATTTAAATATATAAATCTTGTTTTGACTGCAAGTTATTAATATATTTGCACTATTCAAAATAAGTGTGTATTAAAAATAGAAAATAAGTTAAATGATAGACAAAATTCTACCCCTCATAAATAGTTTGATTAAATCTAAAATTATAAAAGATTCTAAATTGGTACTTTGTGTAGTTATTGTACTATGTACTTTATATTTTTCTAACTATGTAGAAAGATATTTAAACGAAACGATAAAGGAAACTGTTAGAATTGAAATAAGTAATGCATTCAATCAAAGAGAGAAAGAGAGATCTGAGAAACATGCGGTATTAGTAAATACCGCACTAACTATTCCCCCTAAAATAGATAATGAATTACGTAAACTTCAACAAACTCTTAAAGCTGATAGGGCATTTTTCTGTGAATATGGTAATAGTTTAACTTCATTAAGCGGAAATCTTTTTACATACTTCACAATGAGGAATGAACAAAATGCTTCTGGAGTAGCGGGAATTAAACAGCAATATCAACAACAAAGTACTGATAATTTTAGATTTAATGTAGAACTTAACGAAAAGAAAGTATATAATCTATTAGATATAGAGAATATTAAAGAATCAGATCCGATTTTATATACAATGTTAAAACAGAATGGAGCTAAACAAGTATTTCTTTATTTAATAGAAATTGATGGAACTCCCAGAGGATTTATTGGAATAAGTTATTCAAAAAAATCCCCATTTTCGCATGATCAAATGTTTTATTATATAACAACTTGTGCAAGAGCTATAATAGATTTAGCTATAGTGAAAGGAAATTAAAATTTATATATTATGACTATGAGTATGAATGAAGGAGATGTTAAATACTTCTCCTTCGATGGTAATGATTTAATCGTCGATAAGGAAAACGATGATGTTACATACAATGATGAGAAACATGTGTATGTAGGTAAAAAGGGAGTAGGAGAAGGAAAAAAATTTATTTCTGTAACTACTTTAATTGGAGAGTTCGAGAATAAGTTTGATTCAGATTTTTGGAAGAAGTATAAGGCGTTAGAAGAGTTAATGGGAAATGATTTTATTAATGTAAAGAGTTCTTTATTAAATACTAAAAAATGGGATGATTCTTATATTCCAGATAGTATTACAAAAGAAGTATTTGAAGAAACTTGTAATAAATATGTAAAAGATTGGGGAGAAACAAATAGGATAGCTTGTGAGTATGGTACAAAAGTACATGCGGAACAGGAAAGTGGATTTTACAATGATTCGGAGAGGACAATTAAGAGATTTAATTTAGGTGGAAATCTTCCGGTATATAAAAATCATCATAGATTAGATATAGATACTGGAATTATACCAGAGATGTTAATTTCTTATATAGATCCAGATGGGATTTTATGTATTGCTGGGCAGTCCGATTTAGTTGTTAAAAATGGAAATCATATTCGTATATTAGATCATAAAACTAATAAGAAATTAAAACAAAAATCCTATTTTGATCCTAAAAAGAAGAAGTATCAAATGATGAAATATCCTTTAAATAATATAATGGATTGTAACTTCTTACATTATACTCTTCAATTATCTCTTTACGCATGGATGCTTCAAAAACAAAATCCGGATTTAATTATTGATGAGCTAAGAATTGTTCACTTTACTCACGATGGTGAAGTTAATGAGTATGTTCTAGAATATTTAAAATCTGATATAGAGAAGATGCTTAAATACTATAAAAAGCAGTTAATTCTCCGGAAATATGAAGAAGAAAATAAACCTATAATATTTTAAATATCATGAGTATTAAAGATATATTATCAGGACACGCAAAGGAATTTTTAAATATAAATGAAAAATTATATTTAAAAAGATTAGAGATATGTAAAGAATGTCCTTTATATTCAGAAAAATATGGAGGCTATTGTGATCCTAAATTATGGATAAATCCTCGTACTGGTCAGGTATCTGATGTAGAAATGGTTGGATGGGTTAAAGGATGTGGATGTAGACTAATGGCAAAGACAAGAAATAAAAATAATCATTGTGTATTAAATAAATGGTAAATGTTTTATGTTAAATTTAAATGTATATGGGAAAAGTAATGAAAAATGATTATTCCGGATTATATGTTCCGGAGAATGTTAGGTCAGAATTAAATACTGACAAAGCTCTTAAATCGATTGGAATCGATGAGAAAATAAAAAATGTCTCTGACGAAGAACTCCAGAAACAAGTAGAGTTTTTTGAGGATAAAGTAAATAATTGGGAAATTAAACCAATGGGAACTTATTTAATCTTCTCTAAATATCCTGCTAGTCCTTATGAAAATCCTAAATCTAAGGGAGGAATTATATTAAAACGGGACGTTAAACATGATCCTCGTTCTGGAGAAGATATAGATATTTGGAATGAACGCTTTATTTCTGTAGGTAGTGTAATAGATGTAGGTCCCGATTGTAAAACAGTTACCCCGGGAATGGATATAATGTATATAGCTAATAGTGAAAGAGATCTCCCAATTGATACTGACGGAACTGGAGATACTGTTTTATGGATTATTCAAGAGCAAAATGTATTAGCTTGTAGTTCTAAGAAAATTAATAACCATGAAGAATTGTCTTAAATATCAAGAACCTAAAATATTTCTAAAACCAGGAGATTTGGTTCAATTAAAACACGATATGCCATTTAAGCCTAAAATGCTTATAGTGGAAAAAGTTGTAGATTCATCAGAAAATGAAATTTCATTTCTTGGAATGAGGTGTGTATGGTTTAATTCTAATCGAGATATGTGCGAAGGAGTATTCTCGACTAAAGATTTAGAAAAGGTATGATATGAAGAGTGATATAAGTAATCTCCTTATTTATATCACTCTTTCTTGCTAAATATGGATATGTACTATGGTAAAGTTTTTTAATTATAATAATCAAACCGGATCCTTAGAATTAAATAAGGAGGAGATTCTATTACTTAAAGAATTTAATGATTTAATGGAGTCTGAGAGAAATAAATGTCCAGAAGATCCTGCTGGAAGGTTTAAATTACGAGCGTTTAGGGAATTTAAATATATTTATTTAATGTTAGATTGGCAATCTCCTATATGCGATTTCTCTGAACAGAATAGAAATAAAGAAGCAAGAAGACAAGCATCTATAACAGATGAGGAATTTTCCGATCCTTTATTTAGAACAGCTTGTAGAAAATATGAGGAATTGAGAGATTCTTTTAGAACATATAAATTGCTTAAATCTGTATATACTGTGATAGATAAATTAACGATATACTTTAATGATTTAGTAGATTTAAGTGATGTAAATGATGAGACAGGACAACTAAGATATAAAGCTAAAGATGTAATCGCAGAAGCTAAAGGGATAGGTCCTCTTTTAGATGAGGTTAGAGCTGCTGAGGAGAGATATAAAAAAGATATTGAAAAACAATCTAAAATAAAAGGGGATTATGAACCTGGATATAGAGATTAAATATGGCTAGGAAAATTACATATGGAGCAAAAGGTAATGTATCTAAAGTAAAGGCAAAGAAAGATATTCCTAAAAAAGTAGATTCCGAACCAGAAAAACCTAAAAGAGTTGTAAAAAAGAAACCTACTACAAAGGAACTTTTAAATTCTTTAGATACTGAAACAATAGTAAGAGATCTTAGTACCTACGATACCCCAGAAAAGTTAAAAGAAGAGGAATCGGAAGAGCAGAAATTATATGATAATTCTTATATATCTAAAGATTTATCTAACTATAAAATTGCTAGAGATGAAGTTGAAATAGATGATTATTTATATAGTAAATTAAAGACTAAAGCTCTAGAACAATCAGAAGCATTTACTGATTGGGATGTTAAAATAGGAGATCCAGTAGATTTCTTTGATCCCGAACTTTCGTATGAACTTACTGGGTATAGACCTATAACAGAAACACAAGGATTAGATTTTAATCCTGATTGGTTCAGAGAAGATGCAATGACTAAAGAAGCTACAGGGAAGTATGAGATGTATGCTTATAAAGGTCCTGCATATAATAATTTCTGGGATGAGAGATTCAGAAGATGTACTGAGGGCTATACTTCACATGGGTATACTATAACTGGATGGAATTATTTTTATTTAAATTTCTATCGAATGCAAACTCCGATTATATTAGATACAGGAGGAACAAAAAAAGGTAAACGTGCTACATCTTTTCCAATGTTTCTAGCAAAACAATATGAATATTTTCATTATCTGGAATTATGTAGGAAAACAAATAAAGATGCTCTTGTTTTAAAGGGACGAGGATTAGGATTTAGTGAAATGGGAGCAAATAATGGAGTTGCAATGTATACATGTGAACCAGAGTCTCAATCTATATATACCGCAGCAACTAGTGATTTCTTAGCTAAGACATTAGAGAAATGTTGGGTACAATTGGATTATTTAAATACAGAAACAGAGAATGGATTTAAGCATTTACGTCAAGCGATAAATACTATGGTCCAAAAAAGAGCATCAAAGAAGGATAGAGAAGGTAATGAATCCGGATTTAAATCTATGATAACAGGTATTGTAGCGGATAAACCTTCTAAAGTCAGAGGTGATCGATGTGAATTACTTATATACGAAGAATGTGGTTCTGACCCCGAGTTGATTAAGAAATGGATTCAAGGAGATGCTCTTATTAAGGTAATTGGACAAAGAGTTGGATTTAAGATTGGTTATGGTACCGGTAAATATTCCAGTATTTATTTAGAAAGAAAATATAAAATTTTGCCGGCTTGAAGAGGAATCTTCATTGAGAAAATCGAGCAAAATCGGGGAAAGCTGTGATGCCAATCCCGAGGTAATCAATTAAATTGCGAAAGGTTAATTGATACTGTAACGCATAGTAGGTGAATAAATATAATCCTACCACGAGTGTTCGACATCTAGAACAGATGAAAATATATGCTGACCTTACATAAATTAAGAAGTGTAAGAATCTAGAGATAAAAAGCTCTAGAGATAACAAAGTGGGAGATAGTGGTCCATCTTTAGAAGGACTAGAACGGATGTTTCTTGATCCAATTTCCTTCGGAATCTTACCATATAAACATAATCACTCCTCAGATAATCGTACAGTCTATACAGCATACTTTATCCCATCTACTGCCATAGTAATGCAACCTGGGATAATAGATAATCGAGGAGTTACAATACGTAAGAAAGCAGAAGAATTTTTAATGATTGAACGTCAAAGATACTCAAATGATCCCTTTGCTTATATGGTACATTGTGCAGAGTATTGTTGGACTTTCCAAGAAGCTTTATCTAGGAAAGGAGATAATATGTTCAATCAGAATTTAATCGCACAAAGATTAACAGATATAGAAGTTCATGGCTACGGAATAAAACCAAAAATTGGTATACTTGCTTTAGCTACAGATGGAGGTAGAGATAATATTAAATTCATCTCTTCTCCTAATGGTAAAGTTAAAATATTTGAAGAGCCTATAAGAGATGAGAATGGAGATTTAATACCTAATCTTTATGTTGCTGGAATTGACTCTATTGACCAAGGTATTGATCAATCTACTGGACAGAAAGATACATCTGATTTCTGTTTAGTTATAAAGAAGAGGAATTATGGACTTGATGGAAATAAATATGTAGCTATATATAAAGATAGACCTGAGAATATTAGAACAGCTTATAATCAGACAATTCTATTATTAGAATGGTATGGAGCAAAAGCAGTATTAGAAAGTTCCAGAACAGCTATTGTAAGTTATTTTCAGGATAAAGGAAAACAATATTTATTAATGAAAAAATTACAATCTCCGAATAGTACAGATGTATCTAAAAAGAAATCTTTAAATTCTAGTATGTACGGTATTTATCCCTCAAAAAGAGTTATTGAGTATTATCTTGAACTTATTCAGGATTATGTTAATGAATTCTGGGATAGAATTAATTGTATAGAGATGTTAAATGAGTTAAAGGATTATTCTTATGAGAATAAGAGAAAGTTTGATATTATCGCTGCAATGGGGATAGACCTTGCATGTCCCTCCTTAAAGAAATTTAAGGTAATAAAATAATTCCGCAAAATCGGTGAAAGTTAAAGTTTAAATACCATGCTAATACCGAGATAAGCTAAAACATCGTTAGCCATTGTAACGCATAGAAGGTGAACGTTAATGAGAGTAATAATCCTTCCACGAGTGCGGAACATCTTATTTAAATATAAGATGAAAATATATGCTGAACTTATAAGAAATTATAAGAATATAAGGATAAAAAGCCTTATAGATAACAAATATGGTGCGAAATGGGCGATCAAGAACTAAGATTACTAGGAGGAATTGGTGAGAAGAAGAAAAAAATTAAAATAAGTAAAATAGGATATTATTATGATTCTAATGGAGTAAAACATTTTGGAAAAATACCTACAGATGATGGAATTCCTGAGGATTTAAAAGTATTAATATCTAGAACAGATTCAGTATATGATTAATACGACTGAAAAAGAATATTTAATATGTATGATTAAAGAATACATATTAGAATTATATGGAGCGATATATAATAAATCAATGGATATAATTAAAACAGAGGATGGTTATATACTTAAAATGTATATAACAGAAGACTACTTAACTCCTTTATGTATATATATCCAATGTGATAGTAAAGAGAAGTTTTTAGAAAAAATAAAGAAAGAATTACACCTTCGAGGTTTAAATCTAACTAGATACTTCGTAGGACAAAAAATTGATTTGGATGAGCGTCGAGTACAAACGAGGATCAAAAGACTATCAAATTCAGAAGGCTAACCAAGCTATTTCTGATCTCATATATGATAAAGTAGCAATAAGAAAAGCTTATAACTACTATCACGGGAAGATGGATTTAGATCAATATAAGCATTTCGAAGAAAATTATGGAATAGGAACTCCGACACAAATACAATTTATACCACTTATAAAAAAGCACATAGATTATTTAGTCGGAAAGTTTCTAGATGCTCCATTAAATATGCAAATTACATGTAAAGATCAAAAGACATTATCTTTAATAAATAGAGAGAGACAGCTTAAAGTATTAGATGGAGTTAGGGAATTATATATGAGTAATTTATATAATACTATTCTCTCTAAATTCGGAGATCAGAATACTCCTATAACAAAAGATCCTCTAACTGAAAAATCTCTACAATTATTAAAGGAAGATATAGATAAAAATTTTATTTCTGAATATGAAATAGCAGCACAGAATATTATAACATATTTATCTCAATCTAAAAGTATTGATTTAGATATAAAAGCTAGATTATTAATGACGGATTTATTAATCTCCGGAACACTTTATTTTAAAACACAACCTTCTAGAAGTGGGAATAATGTGGATATAGAAGGATTAAATCCTATTAATACTTTTGTGGAGAAAAATCCTAATAGTTATTATTTAAATAAATCTCCTAGAGCTGTATGTAGATATTATATGACAGTAGATCAGATCTTATCTAAATATAATTCAGAATTAACTGAATCAGATAAAACTAAGTTAAGAGATGAATTAGAGAAATCGTATTATACTGATAATCAGAAATATATAATTAGATCTACTGGTCCGATAAATGCTGCTACTACAGAAGATTCAGAATTTGCTACCGGAATATTAGGAGGACTAGAAGTAACTCCTGTTTGGGATGGGAATACTGGAATGTATGGATATAATAATAGATTAATTACTGTATATGAGGTAGAATATATAGAGACAGGAAAAGATGGTGTAATGCATAGATACTCTGTAGTTAAAATTGCTAGTGATATTTATATTGTTAGGGATGTAGATTTAAATGTAGTTAGATCTATGGATAATCCTAAGGAATGTACATTATCTGTTAATGGGTTATTTATGACAACGAGACAAAATATCCCGTTTAGTTTAGTATTAGCTACAGCAGATTTGCAAGATATGTATAATATACTATTTTTCCTTCGAAATAATGCTATTGCAGTAAGTGGGACAAAAGGTATTGCAGTAGATTTCTCTAAAATCCCTACATTCTTAGATGAGGAAGATGAAACAAACAGATTACTTAAATTCATGGCGTATGTAAAACAAGGATTCGCAGCATTAGATACTTCCCAAAGTGAGGCTGGACAATCTATGCCAAATGCTGTATTTAATACATATGATATGAGTTTATCCTACCAATCAATGCAAGCTCTAGATTTAGCTATAGAAAAAATAGAACAACTCGCATCTAATATAACAGGAGCATTTAGAGAAGCTATTGGAGGAGTTGAAACTAGAGATGCTGTTACTAATGTTAGAACCGGAATTAATCAATCACTAATTGTCACAAAAATATACTTCTCTAACATGGCATTAGCTTTAAGAGAATTATTCTTAGATAGTTTAAATATAGCTAAAGTAGTATATAAAGATGGATTTCAAGGAACTATAATTCTTGGAGAGAAACAAAAAGCTATTTTCACAGCACTTCCAGAACATTATACAGTAACAGATTTTGATATAAATATTGCGGATACTCAATCCGCTTTACAAGACTTAGAAACTATAAAAGCATATAATCTTGAGTTAATTAAATCGGGACAATTAACAGCTGATGTATTAGTACAAGCTATTGGATGTAAGAGTATCACAGAATATAAACAAATAACATTAGACGCAATTAAACGTCAAAAAGAGGAGAATAATCAAATACAACAAGCTCAACAGCAGATACAGCAATATGATCAAGCTCTTAAAGAAGCTCAACAACAGATACAGCAACTTCAAGAGGAATTGCAAAAATCTATTAAAGAAGTAGAAAATCTAAAACAAAAAGAACAAGATTCCTCTATTAAATGGTTTACTGCTAAATCTAAAGATGAGAATGATAAAGAGAGAAATAAAATCGAAGAAAAGAAAGCTAATATTGAATGGGCACAATTATTTGATAACAATCCTAGAAATAACGAAGTAAATTTTGGAAAATGAAAAATATTTCATTAAATTTAAGCATTTCATTAACTGAATATGGAATATCTGGATTTACATTAAAGGATACTACTAGTATAAGTACTAGTAGTATCTATCCAGAAGTATCTCAGATATCAGCTAATTATTTGAGAACAAAAGATATTGTATTTATTGATTTAATTACTCTAAATACTATAGATAATCCTAAAGTATCAGATTTTTATTATGTATGTCATTCAGATCAAGAATATACTGATTATAAATTAAATTATTCTACTAAAATAGATGGATGGCATATAATAGATCATTTAGCATTACCTAATTACGAATGGGTTCATGGAGTATCTCCATCTAGTTTAAATATGGAAGGGGAAATATTCTATTCCGCGAAAGAACTTTCAAATGGAGAAGTAGAGATCTATGAAATAACTATTATATCCGGAAGTTATACTGAAAAGAAAGTATCTATAATGGATTTATATAGTAATCAATCTAACTCTAATATAATAGGGATTGAAGAAGAGACATTTCTTTTAGGGAATTTAGAATATTGTTATGAGAATAAATTAAAATATATCTATTATAATAAATTGTATACTAGATGTAATATAAAAAATGATAATAATATTTCTCAAGTATTTAGAGATAGGAATATGGTATTTATAGCTTTAGAATTGATCCATAGATTAATAGATAAATGTAGTTATTACGAAGCTGAGAGAATTATAGAAGAGATTCAGGTTTGTGGAGGATTTTGTAGTAATGATTATATTAAATACTCTACTGGATCTAGTTCTTGTAATTGTAGAAAGTAATGAAGAAATCAGAAGTGGTTACTATACTAGGATCACAAAGTTGTAAATGTGAAGATTCTTATACTTCTATTCCGGAAGATGCAACTATTTTAACTTATAAAACAGAATATCCAAACCAGAAAGTATTATTAACTAGTAGAGGTTGGTATTTTAAATATATAATAGATTCTAAAGGAAGAGATTTGTTACATAATCAAACAGAAAAAGTATATATTACTTTTAAAGATATAGGAGAACATAAAATAGCAGTAAAAATTAATAATGAATTAAATTCTTTCGAATATTGCTTTTACGAATGTGAAAATCTACAATCTATACCAGAAGATTTATTTAGAAATTGTTATAATGTTAGAATCTTCTCTTATTGCTTCTTTGGATGTTCCTCTCTAAATTTTATTCCTAATAGACTTTTATACAACTGTACAAAAGCTACTAGTTTTGAGAGTTGTTTTGAACGATGTAGAAAATTATCTTTTATACCAGAGGATTTATTTACATATTGTACAGATGCTAAATTTTTTATCAATTGTTTTAAAGATTGTTCTGGTATATCAAATATTCCAGAAGAGTGGAAATAAAATTTAGAATTAAATAGAATAATAAATTTAATATATAACATATGAATAAAATAGATCAATTACTAGAAAAAACAATTAAGGATTACCACTCCTTAATAGAAGAATATCAGTATGGTAATTATATAGATGAAAGTTTTATAGTTGAAGAAGTTTTATTCCTTAAATATAATGAAATAGATTGCGTAAAAGATTCGCTATTTAATTCTATCATTGAATATTTTTTAAATAATGATTACCAAAGCACAAAATTCCAGTGGATGTGAAAGTAAGGTATATAATATAACACCTGAATCTTGTTTTGATAAAAGGGTAGAGGATTTTAGAATTAAGGAAATAGAATTTAACCCTATTACCAAAAAACTTGTTATTAAACAATCTCCGGATGTTATTATATCCACAGACATTCTTCAATTAAATGATGTTTCAGAACCTACACATTTAAGTCCTGTAGAAGATATAGTAGATAATATTCCAAGCAATGCTGAAAGTGGAGTATCTTATATACTAAGAGTAGAGGATAAATATTATCATTGTACTTGGAGAGATACTCTTAAATATTGGGATAGAATACAATTAAAAGATGGATATGAGTTCTTTAATAAAAAGGATTCAAAAGAGTATAGATATAATAATGGAGCTTTAGTAGATATTTCTACTATCCATTTAAGTATGAAAATAAATCAAGATAATATTCAGATATTAAATTCTTCTGGGGATGGTGTTACACTTCCTGTCGCTTCACCAACCACTCCCGGATTATTTAGTAAGGAGGATAAAACTAAATTAGATTCAATTACTAAATATGTAAAAGAAATATCATTTTCTGGAGCTGATACTTTAGTGTTAGATATAGTTAGTAGTGATGGAACTAAATTCTTACCAATTCGGGAGGCTAATATAAATCAGAATGGTTTAATGTCTAAAGAGGCTTGTTTAAATCTCTCTAGATTATTAAATACTGTCACGAATAATATTTACACGAAAGAAGAAGTACAGGAGTTATTAAATAAAAAAGTAGATGTTGCCCCTGGAAAAGATTTACTAGATACTTCTCAGATATTTAAAATAAATCAAATCTTTGATTATGTAGAAAATGTAGAGTATGCTGAGGCTAATAATAGAGCTTCTCTTAAAGTGACTACTAAAGATCCTACTATTGGAGAATCGAGTTCTAAAATACTCAGCTTCCCAGATGTATCTTCTGCGATATCCGGATTAATGTCTCCTAAATATAAGGATTATATAGATTCGCTAAAGAGTTATTACACAGGAGATCCTACTAAAGAATATACTGGACAAGATCTACAAATAATATTTCCTATATATGATCCTATATCTAAAAAAGTAACGTCTAAATATTTAGTATTAGATGCTGCTACCTCATCCACTGCTGGATTAATCACAGCAATGGAAAAGAATAAATTAGGAAATATTTCTTCTATTGTCCAAGCTGTATCTGATAATACGTACAACTCTAATTCTGTTATATTAAATTTAGTTACTAATAACCCACAAACAGGAACAGAGGAACCAGTACAGATAGTATTTAAATCTGCTACTTCAGAAAAAGCTGGAGTGATGTCCTCATCAGATAAAGGGAAATTAGATAATGTAGTTAAATATTTAACGGAATTAACTGATACTAAAACTACATCCGCAACACAAGCAATTATACACTACCAATCATATAATCCTTTTTTAAATAGCTATGAGGATAAGTATTATTCTCTTCCAATGGCTACATCAACTATTGCAGGATCTATTACCTCAACTGATTTCGATGTAATACAAGGATTAAAAGATGTTAACGGTAATCCTCTTACATACGAAGGTACTCCTTCCAAAACATGGAAAATAGGAGATCAGATATTGAAGAATGAAAAAGAAGGATTCAGTGTTAGAAATGAGGATGATACAGAATATGGAGATTTAATAGTTAGAAATTTAACTATTAAAGAGGATATAGTATTTGGTGGAAGTGCTTTCATTATAGATACAGAAGAAGTAAAAGTAACTGATAATATTCTTACTTTAAATAGTGGAGAACAAGGTGAAGGCGTCACTAAAGGAATCTCTGGATTGGAGATTGATAGAGGAAAACTTCCGAATTATTTTATTATCTTTGATGAATCTGATGATAGATTTAAATGTGGTACTGAGGGAAATCAATTCCCTTTAATGCTTCGAGATAATGAACCTGATATGGTAGATGGTGCTTTCTTAACCTGGAATTCTACATTTAAAAGAGCCCAAACTACTAGTACTGTTCCAATTCAATTAGCGTTAAGATTTGCGTTACAGAATTTATCTGAGAAAGATACTGATCTTATATTTAAAAGAGTTGATAATGATTTATATCTACAATATGGAGATACTAATGATAAATATTTAAGTTTAAGGGTTTTAGATGATATTTTATTTAAATCTAGTCCTTCTGCTACTAAATATGTATTTGATAAAGAAATTTGGGCTCCAGCTTTTAAAAGAGATGATGGATATGAATCAGCTTATTTAGATAAGGATATAGAGGATAGAAAGTTTTTACAATATGATTCAAGTAAGAAATTAATTCATTCTTCTAATACTGTTTATAGTGATAAAGGTGGATTAGATTTTGTTGATAATATAGATGATACTAATTGCATTAAATTAATAAGTAATTCTAAGACTTTTGGCATTATCAATTATGAAAAATTTACATCTATTGAAGATTCACAACCTTATTGGTCATTTATAATATCTCCGAGAAATACTTTAACAAGAGATGGAACTGAAAAGATTTCTATATTAGATATATATACTGCCACACATAATGCTTTTGGATTTACTAATCCTCTTATTTTAGACTACGTTAAATCATATATAGGATTTGGTGACCATAATCATAAATTTTATGGGGATGCTGCTAGTTTTACATTTAATATAAGTGGTGATACTATACAATTTATCCCTTCTTCTGATCGTTCTTTAATTAACACAAAATCTTCAGAATTAGGATTTAGTGCTAGTATAATAATCCCTACTGGACTTAGAAGCTCCGATCTATCTCAAATAGTATTTGCAAATTACGCTAATTTAAGTAAGAAATATTTATCTTGGGATAGTAGCACTAATGCTATTACTTCCATAGATGGATTTGATAGTCTTGTAGTTGTTAATCCAGATGATCCTAGTAAAAAAGTAACATTAGTTTATACTAATGGAGGATTTAGTATTGTTTCTGATAGTAATGTACCAGGGATTTCACAAAATGTTTTAAAACTTAGTGAAACTATAGGATCTGATGGAAGTGTTACATATAATCTTAATTCAACATATACTCCATTACATGTTAATTTTCCAATGTGGGGAAGTTTCTGTGACAAAGATGGAAAACCCTTTGCTACCGTAGAATCTTTAGTTGGTCATTACTTACCTCTAAGTGCCGGATCTACAAATGCTTTAACTGGTCCTTTATATTTTTCTCCAACTTCCGCGTTAGTAAATAAGACTGATACTGGAGAAAATGCATGGGCTTTGTTTATAGGAGATAGTACTAATGGTACTTCTTTATGTCTAGGAAGCCTTGGCGATTTAGAAAGCGTTGGCGATTTAAGAAATACAGCACTATTAAATATCAATAGTTCTGGAAACACTCATACTATTAGATTAGGATATACTGATGAGAACGGTAATATTAAAGCAGGAATAGTTACTTCTGGAGATAATTTAAGTTCACAGACAGTAATTCATACTATCGGAAATAATGATATAAAGCATTATAAAAATGGTGCGGAATATATAATTTATGACTCCAGCAACTTAAATGTAGAAGAACTCTTACAAAACTATACTTTAGAGGGAAATATTATAGGCACTCCTAAGACTACTAGGATAAAAGGAACCACTATTCCTTCTGGAAGTGATTTTATCAATAATTTTAGAGAGCTTATATGGGGAACGAATGATTCTACTACGTGGATAGTTCCTTTTAGAAGTAATTCGGCTGATAGTGGTCTTGGTGGAGCTTATGCAGCTAATCTTGGATGGTCACTAGGTGATACCCATGCTTATATTAGTGTATCTTATAGAAATGATTTACGTAGTGTAATAATAGGTGGAGGAAATGAAGGGAAAATAAAGTGGTTTGAACAAGTTGCATTTAAATCAGATATAAATAATCTGAGTACTGTATACTATCCTTATAGTGGTAGAGGTCATATGACTATAAGAGAAGATGGGAGACCTATATTCACTAATAACCAAGGAATACTATTTAATACGACATCTGGTTTTATTGAAGGAATATATGTAACTACTAATAATCATTTGAATATTGGAGGTATTAAATCTAATAATATTCCTGTAGATATTTATAATGACCTGAATATAACCAGAATTGTTGACAGAGCTACTAATTTTTCTCTTCTTATCTTTACTAATGAAGGAACAGAAGATACTCAAATTACTCATATAGGAGCTGAACACGGGACTACTAGAATAAGATCAGGATTATTTAATTTAGTACATGATAGGGGAGGAACTTCATATACAGTATTTGATTCTTATAATTTCTCAAGGGATCTCGGATCTACAAGCTTAAATAGTTCGTTTAATCATCTTCCGATGATGGCTGCTCAACCAACTAACAGTGATGCTACTACAGACAGAGGATACCCAATACAGCAAGCAGGATCTCTTATCGTCATTCCCGGAGTATATAATGGTTCAAGTCAAATTTATGGAACTTATGATTCTAACAGATGGTTTGTAAGAAGTGGATCACCAACATCAAATAATGAGAATGAACACACAGCTTGGAAGGAGTTAGCTACTACTACTCATTTGAGTGGTTATTTACCTCTTACTGGAGGTACATTAACAGGAAGTCTGAATATAGGAGATTCTTCTCAGAATGTTTATAATTATATAAGAATACGTAGAAATAATTATACTTTTGAAACTACAGTATCAGAAGGTAGCGGAATATTATCTCTTGATAGTTCTAACAGTGGAGTAACTCCCACTATGTTAAAAATTTCCCCTGGAGGTCATGCTTATATTAATGATGAGGAGTTGGCTACTACTAGTCGTTTGAGTAATTATTTACCTTTGAGTGGGGGGGTACTAAGTGGTAGTAATAGAATTGTATTAAGAATTAATTCACCAAGTTCTGTGCCTGCGGTCGATATTGTTTTTTCTATTGGTAACAGTATTAAGAGTAGTGTTGGATTTGAATTAGGTACACTTGGTGCTTTTTTATCAGATAACGTAAGCGATAAAGTATTTTGTTTAAAAAATGGACCAGAAATTAGAACTAATTCAGGAACTTTAATTGGTAAAATACCTTATAAATCTGATTTAGATAAATATCTTCCATTATCCGGAGGGACTCTTACTGGAAGGTTAACTGTTCCCAGAATTAACACAAATTATATAGAAAGTATAGATGGTAATGCTCTAGTAGCCTACCATCAAGCTGGAGTTGATGGAGTAACTAATGCACAAGTAGGAATTGGTACCGTGGTAGATCAAATGATACTGCGATCAAGTAATACTAATTTAATGCACTACAAAAATGGTACACAATATACTATTTTAGATACGTCTAACATAGCAGCATTAACTATCCAATTCAACGGATCTACTAATACCACATATGCTCCTAATGCAGCTAAAACTGTAAATATCACTCCTGCTGCTATTGGGGCAGCTGCTGTAGGTCATACACATGTAATGAGTGATATTAGTGGCTTGTCATTAGCTTGGAGTAGTATTACCGGAAAACCAGAAACTGCTACCAGATGGCCGAGCTGGTCTGAAGTAACAAATAAACCAATAAATCCAAGTTATTCTTTTGGTGGTAATAATGATTCAATAACTACCGCACAATTTTTGACTCACCTTCAAAATCTTGGTGCATTCAGTACTGGTTTTGGTATATATCGTGGTAGTTGGAGCTATATGGCTAATCAATCAATTACTGATACAGGTGTTGGTGTAATACATCTTGCGGGTAGTACTGTAGAAGTTATCGGTAATAGTGCATCAAACTGTACTATTAGAGTAACTGTACCAACTACTTCAGGTAACGGAACAACCAAACGTATTTATGTATATTGTAATAATGGTGATGATTATAAACCCGGTTGGTTTGCTGTTGCAAGAACTGATGAATTAACTTGGAATTCTATCTCTGGTAAGCCTTCAACATTCACTCCATCATCTCACACACATACTAAATCTCAGATTACTGATTTCCCCTCATCTATGCCAGCATCTGATGTATATGCGTGGGCAAAAGCACCAAGTAAGCCTTCTTATTCTTGGTCTGAGATAACAAGTAAACCAAGTACCTTCACTCCATCAAGCCACACACATCCTTTATCTGGTATTAGTGATCTACAAGCTTCTTGGGATGCTTTGTTAAAGGCTGCACCCTCAGCTTATGTGACTCGTTGGCCATCTTGGAGTGAAGTTACAAGTAAACCATCATTTGCTACCGTAGCTACATCAGGAAGTTATAATGATTTAAGTAACAAGCCTTCTATACCAAGTGCCGAGACAGCTGCTACTATCATGTCAAAAATTAATTCTCAATCCGAGATTACTTTTACGAAGCATGTAGTATGTTCAGCTGGAGCAGGGTTACAATCTACATCAGATATAAGATTCAAATCTAATTTTAATTCTTTACCAGATGATACTTTAAATAAAGTCCTCAATGCTCCAGAATTTACATATAACTGGAAGGATGAAACAACTACCTCTATAGGTACCTCAGCACAATATTGGGAAGATAAAATCCCGGAATTAGTACATGAGATGGAGGATGGAACAAAAACTTTCTCTTACGAACGTTATACAGTAGTACTACAAAAAGCTTTAAAGGAAGAACATAGATTGAGAGAAGAGGAAAAGAAGAGATTTAAAGAAGAGATTGATTCTTTAAATACTAGGTTAAATGATTTAACCTCATTAATACAGAAATTGATATAATAACCTTATATATTATATTTACTAATATAAATATCGTTCCATAGACATATCAGCTTATATATACTTATTGATACTAGGGATATATAAAATTTAAATATGATCTCTATGGAAGAAATAATAAACAGATTAGAAAGTATAATATCTAATATATTTAATATCACGATAGAAGAATTAAGAGATAATAGAAAGCTTAGATCTCATACAGATGCTAGAAGTATCTTATTCTATTTCTTACACGTTAAATATGGAATCTCCTTCTATCGTTTATCTAAGATTTATAATAAACATCACTCTACTATAATAAGAGCTGTAAATAAATGTGAATATCTAAAGAATTACGATAAAGAATTTAAATTAAAATATCACATGTGTGAGCTACAGATAGAGAATACGTTTAAATGAATCATATATTAACTATCTTTGTGCTATGAAAACAATCAGAGCGCGAAGATAGTTTTTTTATGTCTAATTTAAACTTATTTAATCTATGGCAAATTTTACCGAAATGGGCAATGGAATGCCTAATATTTTTAATTTTATTCCAGAAGCTGGAAAGTCTGGTAGTGGAATAAATGATTTAGCAGGTCTTTTAGCTTTATCTAAAGATGGAAATAATAATGATGGTTGGGGAGGTCAATGGGCTGTTTGGCTTATTTTTATCCTAGCTTTCTGTAATGGTGGTTTTGGTGGCTTTGGGCGTAATGGATTCGGTGCTGGTTTTGGAACTCCGGAAGTACAGTCAGCATTATCTAATGAATACTTACTAACTGCCATTAATTCTGCATCTAGAGATAATGTGAATTTTGTACAGAATTTAGCTACTCAGTTAAATTGTGATACTAACGCAATTCAGAATGCTATTAATCAGGTAAGTCAGACTGTAGGTCTTGGACAGAAGGATATAATTAATCAGATTTGTTCATCTAATAGTGCTATCTTAAGTACTGTTCAATCTACTGGATGTTCTATAGAACAAGCTATTAATCAATGTTGCTGCTCTACTCAGAGATCAATAGATGCTGTTAATTTAAATTTAACTAGTTTAGGTTATCAGGAACAATTACGTTGTCAGGAACAAACTTGTAATATAAATAATAACATGAACCAAGGTTTTGCTAATGTAGGATCTAAAATAGATGCACAGACTATAGCTATTAACCAAGGATTCCAGTCTATTAAAGACATGATGTGTGATTACAAGATCGAAGCTCTTCAAACTAGAAATGCTGAATTGAATAACAGTGTTCAGACCTTACAGCAATATAACGCTTTACAAGCTTTAATTAATCCTATTACCGCTAAATTGGACTATCTCGAATGTATAATTCCTCCGAGACCAGTTCCTGCTTATCACGCTTATCCTTATGGATATAATAATGGATGCAATAATGGGTGTGGATGTTCGGCTTCGACAACTGTAACTCCTGCTTAATTTAAATATTAACATCATAAGGGAGAGAAATCTCCCTTATTTAATACAATACTGTTATGAGTGTAATAAATAATAAAGGATTCGTTAATGAAGGAGTTACTTATCTCCAAATAGTAGAAAGATTCCCATCTTTAATATGTAGAGAAGGATTTTCCAGTACAATTACTATCGAAGATCCTGTTATAACTAGAATAGGTACTTCTAATGTGTTTCTATTAAATTATTCGCTAGTGCACACGATAACTTATAGACCTGTTTCTTGTTCAGTTCTTAAAACTACTGTGAAGAAGTATACTATAACTATTCCTCTAGAATTAACTACTCCTCCTTCTGTAGGTACTCTTCCTACTATAACTACCACAACTACTTTAAATGATGCTGAAACGTTTACTAATACTTGTGGTGGATGTCCAGATGGAGCATTTAATAAATTTTCAAGAAATGTAGCATTAGAGTTTGCTGTAGCAGCTACTCCTGGTGCGTAATGTTTAATATTTAAATAAAATAATATCTTATGAATTTCGGAGAATTAAAACCAGGTGATGTTTTATATTTAATTGATTATAATCAATTTAAAAAGGATTTAACTTATATAAAAGGATTAGTCCAAACAGTTATTGTTAATGAACCTCCTAAAGAGAATTTAAATAATGTATACCAAACTCTTATGCAGAAGACCGGAATTAATCAACCGGTTCAGAGTTTAACTATTACCGCATTATTTAATGGTGTTCAATTCCCATTTACTGTAACTAGGGATATGTCTATAGCTAGAGCTGATACACGTACTGTATGTATCACTAAAGAGGATGTATTACAGGAAATCAGAGTAAGGAAAACTGACGCTACTAATCAACTTAAATCTTTAGATAGATATAATAAAATAGTAGAAGAATGTGAAAAAGTAGAACAAGAATTATTAGGGGATAATCCTTCACTTGGACGAATTTCTTCTGATGATAATAGGATATTAGCTTTAGAAAAGAAAATTGAAGAACTTACTAAAATTATAAGCAATGGAATCAATCGAAGGAATGAAGAAATTACTACGGGAGATGTCGGAGATGGGAAGTAAAAAGAAATCCCATAAGAAACATTATCCATACGAAGCTAAAGAATCTAAGAAATATAGAGGATTTAGAGAAGATGATGAGAATGAGGGAAGTGATGAGGAATATGTAGGAACTAATAAGAAGTTTAAGAAAGATGATGAAGAATATAAATATAAACATAAAAGATCTAGATTATTCGAAGATGATGAAGATGATGATTCTGAATTATTTGAAGATTTAGAGGATAAATTTATTGATGCAATGGAATCTTTAAAAGAGGAATGTCCTGAAATGTATCATATAATTAAATTTAAACTCTATGAAATGATTAATGGCCCTCATTTCACAAAAGATTTATGTGAAGAAGCTCTTGAATGTATTATGGAAGATTATAAAGCAAAAGAAGCTGAATTTGAATATGAGGAATCAAAACAAGTCGCTAAAAAATTCGGAGTTGAGTTTGAGGATTTTAATGAACATGATTGGCATTATGCATTAAATATCTGTTATCATTTATTTAAGGATTTATGTAAAGACGATATTCAAATGTGTGCTAAGCTTACATATTTATGGTTACGTGATAAAGCTATTCCGGAGGGAAAAGCTTTCTATCATTATATGAAGCATTTAAAACATAAACATAAGGAAGATAGAGATTAACTATCAAAAATGAAAGAAGAGAAGAGATTCTCTTCTTTTTTTTATTATATACTAATTATTGGATTCTTTGCCTAGAATTATTATATTTGTAAAATATAATAAAGTACTTTTATGGGAGAACTTATTAAAGTAGAAAAGATTCTAGGAAAGCCATATTTAATGGTTGGATCTGCTGATACCGATATAATTCTTAATGGAAAAGGTAATGTAAAAGTTAGATTCGGAAATGCTTTCTTGGATCTTATTTCTAACGGAAAGATATCTAAGACTGATGGTAATGATAAGAGTATAAATATTGTTCAGAATAAAAATGATATAGGAGCTGCTGATGGTTGGTATTTTGTAAAATCAGAAGATTCAATTTATTTTCAAATAAATGGAGTGCTATATCCAGTATTATCTAATAGAGACGACGTAGAAACTTCTGAGGACTATTTAGCTATCAATTATAATCAAAATCTTACTCTAGAACAAATCAGAACTGCTCAAAGGAATTTAAAAGTTATTATAGATAACCAAGATAATATTGCAATCTTACCTACTGATTTTGTTTATTTTAATTCTGATGATAAAGTTCATTACTATAATAACAATGGAACTTTAGTAGAATTATATCTAAATCTATCCTCTGGAGGAGTAGTTAAAGATAAAGTGACTATTAATTTAGAAAATAATCTCCATGGGTCCGGAGATCTTAATGTAATTGGTCCAAATGGGTTGCAGGTAAAAAATCAACAAGATTATTTAAATATAGTAGTTAATAATAATGAAATAGTTTTAGATACTAATACTTCTGGAATTAAATTTAATTCTAAAGAAGGTATCACATATATAAATGGAAAATATATATCTATAGGATATCCCCCAACTTATAACTATAATTTTGAGGTAGATGGAAATATATATGTGAAAGATAAAGCTGTTCTTAATTCTGGAATAATATCTGATAATTTCATAGAGGGAATGGCTGGATATAGATTAGCGAATATAAATTCAGAGTGGACTTTAGAAGTGGATAATTTAATAGTAAGAAATTCTGCTAAAGGCCCGTTTGGGGATAGTTCATCTAAAGAGAAGGATTTTATTACTAGAGGATTAAATACTAATTATTTCTTTGAACCACAAGGAATTGTATCTAGTATATCTGAAATAGTTCCTGATGAAGAAGAATCTGGAGAATCTGGAGAAGTTATTCCTATTAAATATGAGATATCTATAAATGGGATTTATAATATAAAAATAGGAGATTATTTATATTTTGAGAAGCATTCTTATGGATATAATGTAGAAATCCCAGAAAATTCTGAGGAAGGGATTGATGTAAGTACTTTAATTCCTACTACTAAAATAATATCTAAAGGAAGAATTAAGATTGAAAAATTAGAATGGATTTATGATGAGGGTACTTTTACAATTTCTGGATGTAATATAGTTGCTACTATCGATGGGAATGTTTTAGATAAGGATTTAGAAGAGTATTTAGATAAAACTACTGATGAGGAAAGAAAGAGAGAATTAGAAAAACTTCCAGAAGTTGGGGATATTTTATATTTAAAAACTCAAGATTCTTTATATTTACATAGTATTAGAGAAACAAATCCTAAGACTGGAGAATGTTTAGATAAATCTTATTTAGGTATAAATGATGAAGTTGCACCCTTATCTCCTAGATTAAGATTAGGGTGTTTAGAAGGTATTAGAGATCCTATATATTTTGATACTTTATTAGGTTCTGATATATACGGAGTCTATTCTGAAAAAGTGTATTGTAGATATATAAGATTAAAAGGAGATTGTGAGATAAACGGAATGCTTAAATTATCTGCACCTTCTACAAAAGAAATAAACTGGTCGATACTAGGTATGGATACTGATTTTCGAGTATGGATTCCAAATAAAGAGGGGACTAATAACGTGTTTAATATACCTAGCACTTTTAATAGAAGGATTACATGGGGAGATAATGAAATATCTTATCTATCTGATTTAGTTCCATTACAACAGAATATTCTTAGTTTAAGGGCTGATGTAGATACATTAATGAATTCTTCCGGAGAAACACCTGAAACAATAATGGCCAAAATTAATAGTCAAGATGAGATAATATTTACCAAACACACAGCTCATTTAGCTGGAGCTGGTGATACTTCTGTATCTGATATTAGATATAAAAACAATATAGAAGCTATAACTGGAGTATTATCTTTAGTATTAAATTCTCCTGGATTTAAATATAATTGGATGGATGAAAAGGATATATCTATTGGGACTTCTGCTCAATACTGGAATAAATACTATCCAGAATTAACTAGAGAATTACATAACTCAATATTAACCTTTTCATATGAAAGATATCCTATAATTTTACAGGAAGCATTTAAGGAAGAGCATCGATTAAGGGAAATAGAAAAAGAAGCCTTTGAGGAAAGGATTAAATATTTGGAACAGGAATTAAATAATTTAAAGAATTTATGGCAGGAAACAAAGAAATTGAAGTAGAAGACTTTGCTACTATAGTACAGACAAATAATATTTTAGGATCTTCTATAGGTGGGGGGGGAGGGGGGTCTGAATTTGTAACTAAAATTCAGGCAATCTCCGGAGGGGCAAGAGAGGATTTATTAACCTCTTATTCTTCTATGGAATTCATACCTCTATCGAAAGTACAGAAGCAAATTGATAATATACAAACATTAAATACTTATATTTCTCCGAGAAATGGATATTGCCGTATAGGTATTGTGTCAAACAGATCTGATTCCAGAATACCTTTTAGCTTTAGCACGGATCTTAATAATATCACATTCGGAGTGGTAATTGACGGACAAATCATAACAGCTTCTATATCTCTTGGCACAAATACCACTGCTTACTGGAATGCTATTCACACTGTCGCTCTGTCAGGGGATTATTTATTTTGTAGTGCAGGAAGTTCTTCCAATTCCACAACTCAGTACAGAGTGTATAAGATAGACAATGGAAGATTAAATCCTATAGGTTCCTATACAGGATCTACCTTTAAGTATCCGAGAAGTTTCGGGTTTGTTAGAAGAAATGGAAATGTCCATGAAGCTTATTTTAATGCCTCTGGTACTTACAGATATATGGCTGCTATCAAGGTTAACAGTACAAATGGTAGTGTTAGTTATACAAAGGGGGCTGATGTATCTCCTACTTGCTATCTATGGATGCTGGACATGACACCTCTGTCATCAGACGAAGCGACATACTCTTCTCTTGTAATGACTGAACAGTTACAAAGAACTATAGGTATACATAGTTATTGGGACCCGCTGTCTTCCCCATCACTCAAACCTGTACAATTTGGTACCAGTTCAATGAATAACACCTATTTTGCAAGAGCGATAAGATATAATGGAAGATCATGCCTGCAAGTATCAGCCGGATCTAATTCGCCTAATTACAGATTTATGGATATCTACACCGGAGAGACTTTAAGAGTTTTAAACACAAATAATCCACAACTGGAGATCATAGATTATAAAGGAACTCTTTACGGAACAACTTTAAATCAAAAAGGAAATACTTACACAACAATATTTTAAATATGGCAAAAGAATTTATAACAAAGGATAATTTAAATAATATATTTTCTAAAGCAACTCCTACAAGAGCAGATATCTTACAAGGGGGGGGGATATTAATTCAGTCAGGGATTAGTAACCTTAATACTGGAAGTATGACTGCAACAGTATCGTATCCAAAAACATTTCCTACTAAATGCTGTGTAGTGCAACTCACTCCTAATAACTATTATGGTTATTGGTCTAAAGGAGATGTTTTAACCATCAAATCCTTCACAAATTCCTCATGTACAGTAGAATTAGTAGGAACTCCTCCAGTAAATACCAGAAGTGAATTTTTTTGGTTAGCTATAGGATATTAATTAAATTAATATGTTAAATAAAATTAAAATATTTCTATATAAAATATTTACTAAGGAAAATCATTCAGAATTAACTATCTTAAAAGATAGAATCCAATCTTTGGAAGATGATGTGCATAGATTAAAACAAAGAGCTAAAATAATATAATATGGCAGAATATCTAACTGTAGACGATAGAGTTTTAGATTCTACTGGATCTGGAGGGATTGAAGGTTTAGGACTTAGGATGGTTGGAGGATATTCTTCTATAACTAGTAGAGGTATAACAATTACTTATTCTGGATTTAAATCAGTATATGGAGTATTCTGTTGTTTAAAAAATAATAATGAAGCAGGTTATACAGTAAATTTATCCTCTTATACTAATACCTCGGCTACTTTCATACTCGGAGGGAAAGATCCTAAAGAATTTTATTATTTAATAATAGGAGAAAGTGATTAAATATGGCTGAATTTTTAACAGAAGATAATTTAGAGGACTATTCCGTGGAAATGGTAGATCCTGTTACATATATAAATTATAAAGGACTACGAATCGCTTATGGAACTACTACTTGTCCTGGGTATAATGTTGTTTCTGTACCATTAAAAGGATTTAGTGGGATAATTACCGGAATGGCTTCATTAAAAAATAATGATGAACAAGGATATGCTATAAGTATATCTAGTTTAAATACTACAGGAGTAACATTTTCTCTGGGGGGAAAAGATGATAAAACTGTAACATTTTTAATAATAGGATTATCAGTAAATAATCAATTATGGCGGAGTTTATAACGGAATTAGATAATATATTAGAGACTACACATGATATAACTAGACCAGGTCATGTAGTCATGACATTAGGTCCTTTGGTATTTGAGATAGGAAGTACTTTATGTGAGGGACATACTGAAACTAGAGTATCGTTACAAGGAGATTATATACCAAGAACTGCTGTATGTTCATTTCGGGGAAATAATGAAGCTGGATATTCTTGTAATGTTATGGGTGTAACAAAGACGTATATAGGATTGTATAGTGGAGGAAAAGATCCAAAAACTATAGATTGGATAGTATTCGGAACTAAAACTTAAAAATATGAGTAAGGATTTTTTAACTCTTAAAGATGCTGCTAATAGATTAGGATCTTCTAGTAGTACAAATATGAATTTTATACATAAAGATGAAGCTATTCTTTCTGGAGCCGATCCTACTCCACTTAGTAGTTATAGTTTATATGATTTTCCAGCAGATGATGATATAATTAAAATATTATCTCGGATCTTTTTATATAATGGAGCATCTAATACAACTACATCTTCTGTTACTTCAGTTATTCGAAAAGTAGGAGCAATTTCGCATAGTAGAACTGGAGCTAAGTTTATGAAAGATTATTCATCTATATTAATAGCTAATCTATTCGAGAATCGAAAAAATAATTGGAGAGTTTCTTTTAGATATACTATTACTGCTATTGGAAGTTCTGAAAATTCTTATAATTGTTTATTAACTCTTTTAGTATCAGATACTAATGATAGAAAGTATTTAAGTATATTAAGAAGTACAGATACTACTAACCCAACAATTAAAATAGTAGTACAAGACGTTAATGGAAATGCTGATCCAATTAATCATCCTATAATATATGGAGGAGATATGGGAAAAGCTAATATTTTCGCAATAGAATATATAAATAATAAGTTATATCATATCAATGAATCAAATAGTATAAGAGCACTTTTATGGGATTTTGGAAATGTTAATGCTATCCCATTAGATTCTATTGGACTACAAATCGGAGGTATACAAGAAGGTAATATAGATTACAATAATCCTAGAATGATTATAGAATATTTAACAATAGACGCTTAATAATATGGAAGATTCTTTAAGGGAATGTAAAGGATGTGATAAATGTCCCCAATCCCAACAAATATTATGTATATTAGATTATGTAAAAGAGAATAATGAATTATTAACTCTTATACTGTCTAAATTAAATACTTTATTAAATAAATAAGATGAACTGTAACAATTTCTTTATTAAGATGTTCACAGCTCATTCTGGATTAAGTTCCAAGAGAGTATGTGGATTTTTTGGGTGGGTAGTTTGTTTATTTATATGTGTGTGGTGCACAATAAAAGTGATAGAATCCCCAGAAATAGTAGATATGCTCTTCATATGTAGTACTACTCTATTAGGAGCTGACACTATTACATCTATATGGAGAAAGAATATAAATAAATCTAATAATAATGAAAACAATACTAATTAAATATATTACATTAGGAATCTTTATCATATCCTTAATATATTTAATAAAACTAGTAGATAAACAATCTAGAGAAATTAGAGATTTAAAAGATATTCATACCTCAGAATTATGTACAATAGATTCTCTTCAACAAGTACATATCGTAACAGAGAAACAATTTAAAAGAATAATTTTATCAAAGGATTCTTTACTTAAATCGGAATTAGAGAAAAAAGATTTAAAGATTAAACAATTAGACAATGTAATTAAAGCTAATATAAACACAACTAAAGTAATTAGAGATACTATATTAAATAATATTGAAATAATAAAAGATACTTGTATTCCGATAATTAAATCTATTGATTGTATTACATTACATGAAACTCTGGAAATTAATAATGAGAAATTATATCTTACTATAGATTCTTTAGATTTTGATATAAATATAACTATAATAGACTATAGAGATATTATATATTGGTATAATTTTAGGAAAAGAAAAGAATTCGGATATAGTACAATAGGATTCCGGAATCATTATATTAGTAAAATTACTGCAACATCTGATTGTTTTAAAGATAAGATAAAGATACAATCGTATAAAATTAAAAAATAAAATTTTTATTTATTTATTGTATTACATACAAATATTATCTACTTTTGTGGATGAATAACTAAAAATTAATGAACTATGATTATTGAAAATAAGCCTATTGACATTAAAGTGGATGCACAGCGTCCGGCTAATTATGTAAGTTTAATGTTATTTTGTTATGAAGTTCCGAGCCAAAAAGCTTTAACTTTATCTACAATTAAAAGAGATTTAGAGATTATGAAAATTTTAGAAGAGAATGTAGAATCGGAATCATTTGAATTGGATGATAAATATAAAAATTCTCTTAAAGAAACTATTTCCTCTACTCCTTTTAATATTAGAAAGAAGTCTTTAGCAGAGTTTGGGGAATATATAGAACTTCTGTAATAAATATTGTATATGGAATATGAAAATGATTTAGATATCTTCAACTCATTAGACGAAGAATCTACTCCTCAAAAATCATCTGAGGAGAATGTGGATGGTAAAAAAGATACTTCCCAAGAGGAAGTTAATACAGAGGAGAATACTTCTTCTGTTATAGACGAACAATCTTTATTAGAGTCTGTTCTTAAATCTAGAGGAATAGATTTTAATAATATAAAAATAGAGGATACTGAAACCGGAGTAATTCACAGTGTCCCATTTACTGAGTTAAGCAGAGAAGAACAAATAGAACTTCTTAATTTAGAAGAAGATGATTATAACCTAGACGATGATGAGATAAATCTTCTTACATTTATGCGTGAAAATAATCTTAACTCCGAATCTTTAGTAAATTATTACAAACAGAAAGGAATTGAGGAATATTTAGCAAATGAAGGAGCTGTTTATAAGGTAGATGAATTATCAGATGAGGATATATATGCTTTATATATAAAAAATAATTACGGAGATATTTTAACAGAAGATGAATTAGTTGATGAAGTAAATAAAGCTAAAGAAAATTCTGAATCTTTTGAGAAAAAGGTTAATAAATTACGTGAGATATATAAAGCAGAAGAAGAAAGATTAGCTGCCGAAGCTAAACAGAAAGAAGAACAAGACTCTCAGTTATCTGAGGAAGAATTAAATAAGATAGTAGGTACTCTTAGAGAGGCTGGAAAAAATATTAAGACTATTGGAGGTTTTGACCTTGAAGAATCAGATATAGATAGTACAATGGATTATATAACTAAACCCCAGATTACGGGAAGGACAAAACTTGCAAGTGATTTAGATAATCCAGATACATTATTTAAATTAGCATTTTATGCTACTCATGGAGACGAACTAATTGAAGCTATTCATGAACATTATAATAATGTACTTAACGATGAAGAGTACCTAAAGAATAGACTAGAGAAATTAAGTAAACTTAAAAATAAAAAACGTAGTAATAACACATCTAATCTATCAACAGGTAAAGGTAATAAAATAGAAAATTCAGATTTAAAAAGTTTTCTTAACCTAAAGGATTAGATCTAAATTTAATTTAAAATGTTTGTAGCAGAATACATTTCAAATCGAGCCAATATGAATGGCTCAAGAACTTTTCATGACTTCTCCCAATTCTTGGGACGAATTACTCATAGAGTAGGTTTAGCTGCATCTTTATGTCCCGGACATACTGTATCAGCTTTAACTGAGAGAATTGAAAATATGGTTTATCAAGATATTCCTAAGCCCGGACGTAAGAGTATTGATGCTTTTGCTATCGAATGGGACGTGGATGTGAATCAATGAGGTTCACAATAAATTCTTTAAATTGCTGGGAATCTTTACTGCTACTAGAGACAATCAGCAGCATGACTTTGATGAAAGTAGTGTTCAACGACTAAGGGAAACCTGTAAATCTTATAAATAAGATTGAAAAACTGAATTACTTATGAAATATATTGTATATCTTACTAAAAATTTAAAATCTAAAGTTGGAGAATTAAATAAAATTTATATTGGAGTACATCAAACAGAAAATCCTGATATTTTTGACGGGTATTTAGGATGTGGAGTTTATATAAATCAACCAAGTACTTTTATGTACCCAAAAACTCCGTTCCAATATGCTGTTAAAAAGTATGGGACAAAGGCTTTTGAGAGGACTATATTATATATATTTAATACTCCAGAAGAGGCATATGAAAAGGAATTAGAATTAGTTAATGATACTTTTTTAAATTCCGATCATACGTATAATTATTGTTCTAGTGTAAATAATATATCTCCTTTATATCAATTTAATACAACTGGAGAATTAGAGAAGAAATGGAATTATTCCTTAGAAGCATATGATTTTTATGGAGAATCTCCTAAAAAATTTCAATTCGCGATAAGTAATAAATCTAAATTTCTTAATTCCTATTGGTCATTAGAACCGGAGATAGATGTTATTAAATATTCTTTAAATAAATTAAATAATACTATTTATTTATATACTAGAAAAGGGAAATTATTAAATGAGTTCTTGGATAAGGATGAGTATATTAAATACCTCGGAGATTTAGATATAAATAAAGCTATTAAAAATCAATCTTTGGTGTTAGATATGTATTATATATCTAATAAATTGGTTGATGAATTTATTCCAAAAACTAGAGCAAATTATAAGAATTTAATATATCATGTATATAATAAAGATGGAGTTTATATAGGACAATTTAAGGGTAAGATGGTGATGAAGGTTATAAAGCTCCATTCTTGGAATAAAATTAAGAATGTGATATTATATAATAATGGATGGTATAAGGATTATTATATATCAACCACAGAAGTAATAAATATTCCGGATAAATATTATTCTAAAGGAATAATGATTGATATATATGATACATTTGGAAATTATATAGAGACTTTAGATAATATAAAAGATGTAAGAGAAAAATACAATATCCCATCTAGTAAATTAAAAAATATACAGATGGGTGATAAATATTATAAGGATTATATCTTTAAATATCATAAATAAGTAAATGATATAGTCTAAATTCTTTAAATAGAATAGTTCATTAAACGTATTCCTTTTTACGCTGTTCCCGAAGGTGATGGAATTGGAGGGACAGAAATTAAGATGCTGTTTAAGGAAAAATACTATGATAAACATGATATTTTTGTAATAGATAAATCACATCAACAGTGTTATGTTACTTCTCGTCCAATTTGGAGGAGTAATAAATTCTATGAATATACTGTTCGATTGATTGATAATGATTATCAGTCATACTTAGATACTTCCGCATGTCAGCCGGGTATGACTACTCACTTCTTATCAAATGCTCATCCGTTTGATTATCACGATTTTGGGTTAAATTGTAGGCCCCCTTATTTAGTAATAAATATTGAAACATTCTCTGAATTGCTGGAACATCTTATTTAAAGACAATCAGCAGCGAAGCTATATGAGTATTTAAATACAATATAGAACGTTCAACGACTATCCAATATGGAGTAGGAATATTTAATTCCGAAGCAGAGAAGATCTTATATAATAAGATCAAGATATAGTCTAATCTTTATAGTGATATAAAGTACTAACGCTACAAAATATCAATCTAATATGGAGGTTCATCGTAATTACTTGACCTTACATAGAAATGATATTGATGCATCTCAGGCTTATTTAGCTAATGAAGATGTATTCTTGAAAATTAGTGATACGGAAACTAAAGGAAGTGAGAAATTGTTTACTATGACTTCAATGGAAAAGACTCTTATTGAGAATTTCTTAGAAGTTAAAGCTAAACATGATCTTTGGGCACGTTCTAATGTGGACAAGAACGGAAAAGCTACAATAACTGATCAGCAAACGCAAAGACCTGTCGAATTTTTAAGTATCGCCTCTTAATATAGGCAGGGTATAACAGTGATGTTATAAATAATAAATTCCTTGAATTGCTGGAACATCTCTGATCTGCTACTTGGAGATAATCAGCAGCTAAGCATTAAATATAATAATATCTAATGAAAGTTCAACGACTAGTCCAACAGGACGTACATATTTAATATGGAAGCAGGGAACAACTTAGTATAATAAATAAAATATTTATTAAATAGATAAGTTGATGATATAGTCTGAACATTATAGTGATATAATGATAACAATTTGCTATATAGGCGACGGTGAGAAATTTGCCGCTCTACTTAGTAATAAGTACTGAAAACCCTTCTAATTGCTGGGACATCTTTAAATATTTAAAGACAATCAGCAGCGAAGCCTTTAAATAAAAGGAACGTTCAACGACTATCCGTAAGGAGTAGAGAAATAATTCTCGAAATGGAGGGAATCTTAATAATTGAATTATATAAGATTAAGATATAGTCTGATCTTTATAGTAATATAAAGTTAACACAAATGATAATTCCTCAAATAGAAAGATACGCATACTTAATTTCTTTCGATCAATTACTTACTTCACACTTCAAAGAAGCATTAAGTTTCTTAACCTCCAAGGCAAAGAATTTAACTGGTAATGATTACGTATTAATCTGTAACTCTTTACTTTGGAATCAGGTTGGTGATAACTTAATGGATGAAATTGGAAAATGGACTCCTACCGCTACTTTGATGTATAGTAAATCTTCTGGTGTTAAGAAGAAAGTAGGTGAAACGGTTGATGGTATTAAAGTAGGTAATACTTTTGTTAGCTATGAATATCAGGGTAATACGATTACTTTCATGCCGGATAAGGCTTTAAATATAGAATATCCTGATCAAGCATTTGGATTTATTCTAGATCTTACTCCGGATTTAGCTAACGGAAAACCAGCTATTGAATCTTGGACATTCAAAGGCTGTGATATGATAAAAACTGATGTAATTGGAGTGGGCGGAATCGACGGTATCTCAGGAGGAACCGCTAGCACACCAGTTGCAGGATCTAAATCATTTTGGATCCTAATCTCCTAAATTGCGGGAATATCTTTAGAGATTTAACTACTAAATATAATTAGTGATAATTATATGGCGAAAGTAACTACTTCGGTATAGTAATAAGGTTAAATATTAGACAATCCGCAGCCAAGTTTCTTTATATAAAGAAAAAGGTTCAACGACTAGTAAGTCCTATTAAATAGGCATAGAACTTAAGTAAGTTCGAAAGAGGAGACGCTCTTAGGAGTGATAATATAGTCTGTACTTCATGGAAACATGAAGATTCTTGACGGAAACGGTCAGGAGAAACGCTCGAGAAGATGATTTACTGGGGATTTTTACATTTCGCTGCTTAGTCCCCTATTAGTAGTGATACTAATACAAAAAATTTCCTTAATTGCTGGAAACTCTATCTTAGACAATCAGCAGCCAAGGATTATACTAAGAGCCTTAATAGGACAGGTATAATTTAGGTTCAACGACTAGTCCTTTGTGACGTACCTATCAAGTGATAGGGAAATGGGAAATAACTTAACTGATAAGTAAAACTATTTAAATACAAACATAATGAAATATATCGTTTATTGCACAACGTGCTTAGTAAATAACAAAATTTATATTGGAGTACATAAGACAGAAGATCCTGATGTTTTTGACGGTTATATAGGAAATGGAGTTACTAAACATTCTCTTGGAGGAGTTATTAAAGATCCAAAAACACCTTTCCAAAATGCTGTAAAGAAGTATGGATATAAAAATTTCAAACGAGCTATACTCTTTATTTTTGATACAGAAGAAGAAGCTTATAATAAAGAGGCTGAATTAGTTACATTAGACTTTGTGAAAAGAAAGGATACATACAATATAGCTTTAGGAGGAATTGGAGGATCTATATACGAGAAATTATATCAATATGATCTCGAAGGAAATTTCGTAAAAGAATGGGATGGATTTCAATTTGCGGTAGAACATTTCCAATGTAATCCAGCTAGGTTTAAAATGGCAATAAATGATAAACGTTCTGCATTTGAATCTTATTGGTCTAGAGAAAAGGTTGATAAACTTGATGTAACAGAATATACTAAAAGTATTAGATCTGAAATATATCAATATGATATAAACGGAAATTTATTAAAAACTTGGAATTCTGTAAATCAAATTATTCAAGAAACTAAGTTCTCTAGAGCATGTGTAGATGAAGCAGTTCAAAAATCTAAATTATTAGATTACTGTTATTATATAAAAGATAAAACAAAGATTTGGGATATTATAAAAACAGATATAGACAATAGGACAATAAAATTTGTATCTATATATAATCCTAATGGTGAATTAATAAAGACTTTTTATAATTTATCTGACGCTTCAAAAGAAACTAAATGTAAAAAGTCGGATATAAAAAAAGCTATTCAATCTGGAGAATTATATAATAACTGTTTATGGACACATTACACCGAACCAACTTTTAAAAAATACGAACCATCTTCTTTAGATAAAGGTTGTAAAGTTGGACAATATGATCTAGATGGAAATTTAATAAAAATCTGGAGAACAGTTGCGGAATGTGCAAAAGAACATCCTAAATGTAGAGAGGTTCTTAAAGGTTTTAGAAATAAAACACATGGATTTGTATTTAAATATATTAAAGATTAAGTTAAAGATATAGTCTAATCACTATGGCGACATAGTGGAGCAGCTGCTCAAATAAGAGTAACGATCTTATTTAAATATCAATGACAGCGGCGTATCAGTATACGCACCCTATCGTTCTGTTATCTTTAGACAGAATCCGCTATAATAAATATAAAGAGGGCTAACAACCCTCTTTATTTTAAATTTAAACATTTAATGATCAATGAATATGAGTATAAGTGTAACTGCTTTAAAAGAAGAATTAGATACGGTAATACATTTACGTAGCCGTTTTGGTCCTAATCACGCTGGGATGTCAATTTCCCCAGTTAAAAATCCATTAACAAGAGAGTATCCTTCTTGTGTTAGAAATGTAGATTCATCCGGAAATATTATCTTAGGTAAGGATGATAATCCTTTGGATTACTTCGTTCGTACTACTGATAGATTTTTTATTAAAGATGGGGATGAATTTGATTTGAGTAATCCTATAAAAGCAAAGCAGTGGGAAGCTATTAAATTCTCTGATCTTATTTTTGATAATAAAGGGAAATTTGATGAAAATGGTAAGATGTTAGTAGGACCGGAGGAGAAAATCGGACCTCAAGCAGTTTATTATGTAGAACGTATTATTGAGGATACTAGGAAACGTAATTCGGCCTCAAGGAAATTAAATAAAGCATTAAATTATATCTTCAACGCCTCAAGAGATGCTTTAAGAATTAGAGCAATGCTTTTAGGTAAATATATAAAAGATGCTTATGATGAAGAAATAGAAGAATTCTTAACAGAAATTGCTAAGAAAGATGCTGACAAGATTATTTCTTTATTCGAAAGTAATGATACTAAATACCTAATAGCATTTACATATGCTAAACAGAAAGGTATTTTACGACAGAAAGCTGGATTATATACTTATAATGATAATGATATTATAGGTAGAGATGCTGATTCTTGTATTGATTTTATGAAAAATCCTAAGAATAAACTTATTACTGATAGGATCTTAAGAGAGATTCAAGAAATTTCTGTAAGAGACAAAGATGTAATTATAGAAGCTATTTCTGAGGATAATAAAAGAATTGAGGATTTAAAAGCAAAAAATGAAGTATCTTCAACACAAAGTTTTTTGGATGGTTCTAAGTCTGATTCTGAAATATTAAAAGATTTAGAAGATGGTGAAAAAACTCCATTAGAAAATAAAAGTAAACCTACTAGTAACGCTAGTAAATAATACATAATATGAATTTAAAACAAGTCTATCAAGCAGTACTTATAGAATTAGAAAAACAAAAAGCTCCCAGTATGCTCTTAGACGAGTTTAATTATTATTATTATAAAAGTGTTATTCAGTATATAAATACTAAATATAACTTTTGTGATATGAATCAACAAGAGGATGATGATCTTAGAGTATTAAATATGACAGCAACTTTATCTGGAGGAAGTATAATAGATAAAGGAGATAAGATATTATTTACTCTACCTAGTGATTATTTTCATCTTAAAAATTGTGTAATTACATTTAATAATCCTAATTCTAAATGTAATTCTAATTCAGTAATTAAAAAGGGAGCGAGAAGATTAACATCTGATAAATATCCTGGAATATTAAATAATTATTATTTTAAACCTTCATATAAAACACCTTATTATTACATATATAACGATGATTCCGGACAAATTAAAACCGGAACTCCTGTTGTTATGAAATTGTTTTATGGAGATAATAAAGATATAAGTATTTCAGATATATCTATAGATTATATTAAATATCCAAATGAATTAATCCTAACTCCGAATGATTTAGAGAGCGAAGATGATATTCTGGAGGATTTAGAGTTTCCTAAATATGTATGTTATGAGATAATAAATATTATGGTGAAATTATTTTTAGAGAGACATAGAGATCCTAGATTAAATACTAATCCTATAGTTAATCAAACAATAGCTCCACCAATTTCCCCTAACAAATAAAATTTAAAAACATGTTTGAATTTGTAAATGAAGTAATTATTAATAGTGCGAAAGATTCGCTTAGTGGACTTAATAAGTTCGATAATCAGATAAGTGGTGAACAAGGTTTTAGGGTTCTTCGTGTAGGAGATTATAAAACTGCAAATATTAAAGGTGGGAAGATATATAAGACATCAGCTTCAAATCCTCAGGTATCTATATCTGAAATTACTATTACTGATGCTGTTAAACCCACAACTGCTGGTGTAATAAATCATATTAGATTAGCTATTGGTATGCAGCTTTCCGGATCTGCTGATTCATATTTCGCTGAAACTATGGATGATAGGCGTCGGAGAATGTTTTATGCTAATTTAGATGTAGTTAGTACTGATACTGCTTCTAATATTGCTTCAAAATTAGCTGAAATTATAAATAAACAAGGTAATTTCTATAACAATCTTCGGTTTAAAGCTGATCTTGATGATGCTAAAATTACTGTAACTTCTGCTAATGAGTTCCAGTTATTTAATGTACTAGAAGTACAGAAATTAGAAGATTTTAGTACTGCTGCTTTAGGTAATTATTATCCTAAAGAACCAGTATATAGAACTATCTTAACTGGTAGCCATACTCAAACTGCTAAAGAAGGTGTTGGTACTTACTGGACTATGTTGAAAAATGTACAGATCCAGACTAGTCTCAGAACTGGTATCTTTAATCAGGATAATGATGATTCTAAGATTGTACCGGGAGCTTCTTATAATCAATATGTATTTGATTATGAATGCGAAAGAGATCATACTGGTATGGGTGCTGTAGGTGAAAAATTAGTATCTATTACTAAAGCTGTTTTCTGGGTTAATACTTCTATCTCAGATACTTTCGAAACTGCTGTAAAAGCTGCTGGAGTAGTTATAGATGATGTAGAAAAAGCTTCCGATAATACTGGTACGGATTCAGCTACTCAGACTATGACATTAAAAGTGGGAGAACAGAAATATGTAGATATTAAGATTTCTGAATATGATAGTGTATCTTCTGCTTCTACTGACAAAGTTGTAGTAAAAGGAACAGAAATTACTGGCAAGGCTACTACAGACTCTGCTGTGGCTGTAACTTATAAAAAAGGATCAGATACAGTATTAACTGTTAATGTAACTGTCACCGCTTAATATAAAATATATTATTTAATAAAAGGCAGGTAAGATTATAATATTCTTATCTGCCTTTTTAAATATATACCATATGGAATTGAATAAATTAGCCTCTGCAATTTTAAATGATATACTATCTGGATTGAGAGGTATTACATCTAATATATCTTTATCTGTTGAACAATTAGAAGACGACATAATAGATGAAAGATTAACTATAATAAAAGAGTATGCTTTAAAAGGACTTCTCCCTGTTAAAGATTTGGTTACATCTATTAATTGTTTAGAGGTAGATTGTAAACCTATAGAGAATTGTAATTTATGTAATTCTAATTTAAATATTAGGGAGACTAAAATTCCTCATGTAGAGATTCCTCAAATTGTCACAGATTTGGGAGTTGACGCTATTCAGTATTTTGGGACTGTGGATAGAAATACCCCATTTAAGATTTATACTGATATATCCTATCAATACCATAAATATAATAGATGGTTAGGTAGAAAGCCTTATATTTATATAGATACATCTCCTAATGAAAATGGGATGTATGATTGTTATATATTTAATGCCCCATTAATTAAAACACTATCTATAATAGCTGTATTTAAAGATCCTAGACAGTTAGAACAATTTACTTGTTGTAATGCAGAAGAAGTATCTAATATGAACTTCTTGACTAACGATATTAAGAGAAGGATTACGGAAAAAAAAGTGAGATGGTACAGAAATTTAGCCGCACCTAACCTACCAAACGATCAAGTAGCTAAAGCTTAATATATATGAAGAATTTAAACTTTCACACAGCATATACGTATATTCAAACTAACTATGGTTTAAATATAGATCAATTAGAGTTTGAATCCTCTGGAATGATTGCATACGATAAGATAGGAAATAAACAAACAGAGATAGAAGAATTTGTAGGAGATGTTATAAATGGGGAATTAGAACTTCCGTGTGATGTTACTAGTATAGAAGCAGTATTCGGAAATTTTATAGACTCCCAAAAGACATCTAATAAACAACGCTGGCCTCAGGTTATTACTAATTATATAGAACGATATATAGAATACTGGAAATATAATAAATCCTTATTATATGATTATGGAGTATTATTAAATTACCAGATGAGGGAAAATACTTTATTATTTGATAAGGATTATAAGAATGTATTAGTTTTATATAGGAAACAAATTCTAGATGAAGAAGGATTTCCTTATATAAATTCTAAAGAGGCCGAAGCAATTGCAGCATATTGTGCTTATACAGATTTATATAAACAAGCTATTAGAACCAGAGATCCTAATACATATCAAATGGCTCAGAATATAAAATTAGAATGGGCTAGGTTATGTGAAAGAGCTAGAGTTCCGGAAAAAGTATCTCAAAACGATATGAATAGGATTTTAGATGTAATGACTAGTTTTGATAGAAAATCTTATGGAAAATCATTTAAACCAGAGAAGTAATGAAATATAATAATACAACAATATCTTCTCTTAGTTATACATTCTCCGCACCTGAATTGTTTGAAAAATTCGATTTAAAGAAGTTAGAGGTATCTAGAAAAATGCTTAAAAAGAATTATAAAAATGGTGCAGAACTCCGATTATGGTGTTGTAGGATTTATATTTACTTTTTATATTTAGTAATATTGGATATTATCAGAAATAGTACTACTTTCGTATTTACAACCAGAAAAAGAATGATTTTGGGGATTGAAATACTTAAAGGAGAAGAACTTTTAAATCATCTAAAGACTTCTACAAATACAATGTATAATTATTTTGATTCTGAGTATAAATACCCACAAATTAAATTATTCTATGAGAAAGGTAAGAAAGGAACTTTAACTAGAGGAGTAATGTTAAATTACTCCTTAACTAGAGAATTTTTTGATAATGTAAATAGTGGTAATAAGTATGGCTAATAAGATTAAGTATTTAAAGGATTATCTCCCGATATTACAAGAAAAATTCCCAGAATTTAGTATAGAAGATTTAACTACTATTATTAAATATGGGAATAGATATTTATATTATGTAATATCTAATAATAGTGATGTTTATTTATCTAGTAAAATAGATGGTAAGATGTTTAAATTTCTCATTGGAAGAGTTACATTTCAAAGTATTGCTCACAAAATTAGATACGCTATTAGTAAGATGATTACTAAGATGAGGTTTTTATATAGACAGCGTAGAACTAAATGGTGGGGGTATTGTTATTTTGGATTAACTGAGGAGAAATTTAAATCTATTTATTTAAATAAAAGAAATATTACGTTTAATTTTGGGGATGTATGCTTATATAGAGTGCTCGATGAGTGCTTGCTTAATTTAAATTATGACCATTTCTTTAGAGTTAAATTATACGGAATTCCTGGATATAAGGTATTTTTTGAGAATTATTCTACTAAAGATGCAGAATATTTCTTAAAAAGATCTTTTGATGGGTACGAGTTTACTAAAATTGATAATATAACTAGAGAAGATTTAACGGAATTTTAATATGGAAATAGCTCAAAACTCCTTTAATGGAGGATTATTAATGGATATGAATGATACTGTAGTTCCGAATACAGTATTAACAGATTGTTTAAATGGGACATTGATTACTTTCGATGGTAATGAGTTTATATTACAGAATGATTCTGGAAATGGGAGAGTTGAAACATGTAAATTGAAACCTGATTTTATTCCTCTTGGAATAAAACAATATGGAGGAATTATATATATAGTATCTCAAAATCCTTTTACAGGAGAATGTGAAATTGGATCTTTTCCATCTCCTGAAAGAAATATTACTAATGATGAATTACCTGATAATTTAATAACAATCCTATCTAAAAATAATTTTTATAATGATAAAAATCCGAGTTCAGAAGGATTACAAGTTTCATATATTAAATTAGATTTAGGAGATATAGAACGAAATATTTTAAGGCCTGGAGACAAGTTTTTAATATATTTAACTGGAGAAAATGGAGAAGACATAAAAGCTTCTTTTAATAATTTTTTTGATAGATATATTACTACTTATGGAAACGGTGGAGTAAGAAAAGTATTTAGTTTACATTTAGCTAGAATAGGAGAAGATGGATCAATTACTTATATAGAAAATATAGTTTCCAGATATTTAAAAACAGATCCAAAATTTTTTTACTATTCTACAGAAGTTTTTGATTCTATAAGTTTAAAAAATGTAAAAGATGAATCTTTTTATAGTGTATACAATAATAAATTAAATGGATATTTAGCTATAGTAGTAGAAATAGAAGATGTAGACGAGTTTTCTATAGAATTGGGTAATATTATAAATAGTACTGATACTACTTATGATTTAGAATTTTCTTTAAATAGTAAATCTGATAGTTATAATAATATTTACGGAGCTAAAATAATTATAGATCAGAACATCAAAGTAATTCCTAAAGATAAATTAAATACTGAATATGATGTTTTAGAAAATAGTGAACAAGATACAACAGCTTTAGTAACTAAGCATACTTCAACTAAAGATGGATTTGAATTTATTCCAGAAAAAAATATAACAATTGATGGTGTATTAAAAGGATTAAATAAAGATTCTAGTTATACTATAAATATTTTACCTTATTCTAGATTCGGATTTAAAAATTCTTTAAATTATTCTAATACTCTAGATTATTTGGGACTTCTGACAAACAAATCTTCTACCACTTGGAGATATTTAACGGAATTTGTAAAAGATTTTTCTGGAATAGAATATCCTAGAGTTACTATAACTTACGATTTTATAACTAGAGGAACTTTAAATAAGAAAAATAAATGTTCTGTACTTTATATAGAATTTTATGACGTTTGGTCTAATGCTTCTCTTATATATCCTATATCCAATATATCTTCTGGATCTTCTACTATAACAATTAAATGTTTTGATAGATCGGAAAAAGTAGAACCTTGTTATTTACAAGATGGAACTCCGGTCACTCCTGAATTTAACGATGTTAATAGAGGAGGATTAAAAGTAGACACTCATATAGTAACAAAAGATAATTATTATATATTATTAGATTATTCGAAGGAAACTATTTATCTAGATGCATGTCAAAGATATAATTATATTGATCCAAATTATTCTAATAATTTAAATTCTACTACAAAAGAGTCTTTAGGTATTAATGATGGAAAATCTTATTCTGGAAAAGATGTCTTAGATAAATTATGTACTTTAGTATTTTATGATGGACCTTGTTGTATAAAAGTAACTCCAACTTTATATACTGAAAATAATAATCAATATATTTATAATAATTTAGGAACTCAAACTAGAGTTAACGAATCTAAATATGCGACTCTTAGATATAACAACTTTTATCTTTGTAGAATTTGTGGAATAGATATTTTTAGAAATTCTGAGGGATCTGGATCAAAAATAGGAAATACAGGTTATAGTTATTTAGAATATAATGTATATAACACATTATTTACTAACGGAGTTTTTAATTCCGAATATAATTCCCAAATTACTGAAAATTCTAAAAATTTTAGTACCTTTAATATTAATAATTATGTTAATATTTCTAATTTAGAATTTAATAATTATGATATAATAGGACAGGATAATCCAACTGTAGATTCTAATTATTCATCATTATTACTTAAGCAAAGTGAGTACCCAAATTGGGATAACTATGAAGATAAAATAAAAATATTAAAAAATATTAAATCTTCTACTAAAATCGAATTTAAAAACCTACTAAAGTATGGAATTTTGGATACTTCACAAAATCTAGTAAATGTAGAATTCCTTAATACTCCTATATTAAAAGATGGATCTGGATTTAGTAGTAATATTATAAGTACTCCAACTATAAATTTTAATACTAATACTAAAACAATATCTTTTGATATCAAAGGAGAATTAATAAAAATTATAAACGCAGATAAAGTTGGAAAATCCTTAAAAGCATATGGAATAGATTATGAACAAATTCGAGCTTCTAATCTTGGATTTAAAGGTGATTTAGGAACTATTCTCAGAATATATGCTGATGGAGGACACAGTAGTAGAGAAACATATTTTGCAAATTTAACTACATTTGATGAGGGTGAACATCCAGATAAAGATGCTTCTGGGACTATTTATATTAGTTGGAAATATTTTAAATCTGGGATACAAGTTACTGTTCCAGGAACTTCTGAAAAATTTTATCTACAGATAGCAGAATCTGTACAAAGTAAGGGTCTATATAAAATAGGGGATTCTGGAGAAACTGCTACTTTAAAATATATACAAAATCTTTTTGGATCTAGTAATTTAGGATTAATTGGATTTAATACAGATCAGGCAAAAGGAAGAAAAGGACAAATATATGCAGTACTTAAAAATATAGATACAGGAGGATCTTATTCAAAACTATTTTCTCAGGATGATAATGGAACTATAAACTATATAGGATTTTTAGTACAAAAAAATTCTATGATATGTATGCTTCCATTTGTAATAGTTTATAATAATAATAAATCTAGTATAGATTCTTTATTAAATAGATTTAAAAATTGTTTATATAGACAAATTAAATCACTTAACGATTCTAAAGACTATTGGGTTCCTTCTTCAACTATTAAATATGATACTTCTGATATTCAACTTTCTGGAGATATTAAATATTCCATTACAGGGAATACTCCAGTAGAAATATATAATGGAAATTTAACTAAAAAATCATTACAAACAATTATAGATGGAATAAATTTAAAACAAAAAGAAGATTCTAAAAATATTTCCCAAGTAATAATTTCTAATACTATAAACCCAGAAATTAATAATGTAACTCCAATTCCTATTAATACTACGTTAAGTTATACAGATTTATTTAATTCTACTATATCTAGAATAGTATCGGAATATAGACAAGCAAGTGCAACTGATATAGATACTAGTGATATAACTTTAGATAATAAAGTTATACTTAAAAAAGATAATATAACAATACCTCTTAATATGCAATATGATAATGGAACATTAACTAAAACAATAAACCCTTCATACTCAGAAATGATGTATATAGGAGCAGATATTAATTTAGCAAGAGTTCCTTATATTGCAAATGAAGACTTATTAAATCTTAAAGAAGCTCTCCAAGTTATAAATAATGAGAATGTTAGTATTATTAATATAAAGGATTTACCATAATGAGAAATTTTATTACAATAGATTTAAATCCTTCAGTAAAATTTAATATTTTATATAAAGTAATACAAACAGAGGGATTTGTAGTTTACGAATACAATCCATTTCATAATTTAAGAATATCTAAAGATAGATACTTAAAAGATTCTAAGGGAAGATATTATATAAAAACTTCTTCTGGAAATAATGAAGAACTAATACTTAAAATAGTAGAATATACAAAAACCTGGAATTCTTCTACAAAAACATATGATTATATTCCTACTGAATATACTACATATGTGACAGATACTAGTATAGATGTTTTACAATATATAAGTAATACTAATCCATCTGGATTAATACCTTCTAATATAAAAACTGTTGATCCTAGTCTAATTATTACAGATGGAAATGTATTTAATTCTTTAAGATCTTATTCTCCAAGAGAAATTTTTGCTCCAATTTCAATAGCATCAGATCCTGATTCTTCTATTTCTAACAGTAATAAATTTATAGTAGAGTATTATAAAAACGAATTAGTAGATTTTACTACTAAAGACTTAAATTTAGATATAAATCATCCAGTAGATATAGAGATTCAAGAATCTTATGATGGATCAGTTAATTTAGTATTAACTGATGATTTAAATTCTCCCAGAATAATAAATTCTAGATTCACTCCTTTAGAAGATAAAAAATATAAGATTATTGACAGATCTGGAAATAATGATACAAATATTTATGATGAAAATTCTTTTGAAGGAGAAATAAATTTATATAAAACTATAGATAGAATACCTACTCTTAATTTTAATGGTGTATTCTCCGGTGGAAATTTAAAGATTGGGAATTATGTTTTCTATTTTAAATATGTAGATTCGGATGGAAATGAAACTGATTTTGTAGCCGAAAGTGGTATAGTCTCTATCTTAAATGGAAATATAAACGAACCTCAATCTTCTACTGGAGCTTTATCTGATACAAATGCTTTTAAATTAATACGATTTACTTTACAAGATATAGATAAATCGTATGATTATGTAAGTGTTTATTATACTAGATCTACTGGAGATTCTAATAAAACCGAAATAACTAAAGCATATAAAATACGATCTCATTTTTTAGTAACTAATTCTATATCTACAATTATTATAACTGGACTAGAAGATACAATAGATATAAGTCTAGATGATATTAATATATCTTATAATATTATTAGTTCTGCTAAGACTCAAGCTCAAGTACAGAATAGATTATTTTTAGGAAATATAAATAAAGTAACAATTCCATATAAAGAATTAGCTGATCTAAGCTTAAGAATCTATCCGTCCGTATCAACTAATCAATCTATAGGTTATTTAGACGAAAATTATTATGATATATCGTCATCTAATTCTGAAAATAAATATGAATATTATAATCCAAATAATATCTATTATAGAGTTGGCTATTGGGAAGATATATATAGATTTGGAATAGTTTATATATTAAATGATTTTACATTATCTCCAGTATTTAATATAAGAGGAATTGATTTAGATAAGAATTTAAAACCAGAAACCTTTCAATTATATGAAGGAGATAATAGATATTATATTGAAAGCGATGAAGACGGATTTATTAAATCTGGAGTAGATAAACTAGATAATACATTAGGAGTTGTTAGAATAAAAAAATCTTTAGATAATAATATATTTCAAAATAATAATATATATCCAATAGGAATTAAATTTGAGTTTCAAAAAGAAGATTCTACAAAAGAGGGATATGTTTCAGTTATTGAAGAATTAAAAAAATACACTAAGGGATTTTTCTTTGTACGACAGAAAAGAATACCTACTATATATTGTCAAGGATTTTCCATAGGACAAGATTTAGAATCACATCTTCCTGTAATTCAAACAGAATTAAATAATAATTCTTTAGTATATACTACAGAATCCTTTTTAAATTCTGATTTAGAGATAACTAATGATTTTAAAGGAAGACTTAGAACTCTAACCTCGGCTGTTCCTTATGCAGCAATTATACCAGAGTCTGAATTAAATTCGGAATTGTATTCTCAATTATTTACTGGTTCTAAATTTACTATTAGAACTGCTTCATTTAAACCCTCAAATAGATATTTTACTAAGGGAAGAGATAGATATTATTATTTAGAAAAGTATAGTGATAGTACTTCCGAAGGAATCATACCAAATATAATACTTACTTATATAGATGATAATATACAACTAAAATATTCAGGATCTAATAGTTACTCTTCCAGAGCTGGGGATAGTACTACTGCTTATACAGTATCCTATTTAGAATTCGAAAATAAAACAAAAACTGCAAATAATTTATTAAGAGGATCGTGGTCTTCATATGTAGGAATTGAAGGATTAGATAATATTGGAATATTATTTGAGGTACTAATTCCTGGATATTCTGAAACTCATATGAAGGACTATTTTAAGACTAGATCTAGTAATTACTCTCCTTATTATTCTATATGTGATAGAACTTCTTGGGATATTTTAGAAGATGATTCTATAGTATGTTATAGAGGCGATTGTTTTATAGGTAATTATACACATAGAATGTGTAGAAATTTTCAAGATCCGGAAAGTCCTGTTAATGATATTATAGTAGATCCAAATACTTGGATAGATAATTATAGTGGATATGAAAACGGAGCATTAGATCTAGAAAAAGCTACTAAAATAAATAGAGGAGATGTTAATGCAGTTCAAATTGGACACTGGATTACGTTTAAATGTATGTCTAATATTAATTTTGCTTCTAGAATAGAAGATTATTCAAATTCTAGCGAAGTAGCTTTAAATGGACATCCAAGAACATTTTATCCAATTAGTAGTTTAAATTATAGTGGAGAATATAAAATTCCGGAATCTACACTAATTAATGTAGGTCTTAGTTCTACTACATCTGATAAATATAATTTTATATTACCAGATGTTCCTTATATAAAAAATGATTTCTCTAATAGAATTATGTATTCTGATATACATATAACAGATGCATTTAAAAATTCTTATAGAACATTTCAGATAAGTAATTATAGAGATTATAATAAAGAATATGGAGCTATAGTTACAATAGTTGAATGGTATGGTAACTTAATAGTAGTATTTGAAAGAGGAGTAGGATTAGTTACTATTAATGAGAGAGTCCAAACTGGATCTGGAGAAGGTGGTCAAGTATATTTAAATTCTGTAAATGTACTTCCGGAAAGACCTAAGTTATTATCTAAAATATATGGATCACAATGGAAAGATTCTATTATCAAAACAGATAGATATGTTTATGGTGTAGATACCACAGCAAGAAAAATATGGAGAACTAATGGAGAAATATTCGAGATAATTTCAGATTTTAAAGTGCAGAAATTTTTAAATGATAATATTTCTCTAACTGAGAGAGAACTTACACCTTTAATGGGACTTAGAAATGTTAAATCTCATTTTAATAAATTTAAGTTTGATCTAATGTTTACATTTTATGATGATATAACTGATTTGAGTGAAGCTGGAGAAATTATTAAATCTAGAGAGTGGAACTTATGTTATAATGAAAAATTAGAATTGTGGACTACTAGATATTCATGGATACCTTTAGTTTCAGAGAATATAGGAAATGTTTATTTTTCTTATAATAAAAACTCCTCTAAGATAATTTCGGAAGTATCTTCTTCTTGGAGTGACAGTTATACTTCTCGTGGAATTGTATTAAAAAATTGTTATACCAAAAATTCTCCAGAAAATATACCTAATGTAGAAAATATAAAATCTTATATATCTTCTGTAAATTATCCTGGAGTTGAAATTCCAAGTAATTTAAATAATCCAGGAAATATCACAAAGAATTATATTATAGGAGAATTAGATATTAAATTGGATCTAGATCCTATAAAATTCAAATATATAGAGTTAACCTTTACATTAGAGAAGTCCAATTCTGATTTTTATATTCAAAAAATTAATAAGAGATCATTTTTAATATTTAAATTATCATCTACTTCTTATAATAAATTCATAGTAAATAAAGAAATTGCAGAAATTCCTATAAAGGTAGAAATTCAGAGATCTCCGGGAGTAATTGGACAAAAGTATAATGATACTATATATATTAGAACTGCTAACGATTTTATATCTACATATTTCTGGAGACATGGAGTAGCTGGGATATTTGATAACAAAGAAAAAATCTACCCAACTTCATGGTATAAAGAGCGAGACTCAAAAGGAGTACCTCTATCCTATGACCCATTTGAATTCGAATTTGTTGTAAATAAAAATGTTGGATATCATAAAATCTTCACAAATCTCTTTATCATCTCAAATAACGTCCTTCCAGAACTAGTCTCATTTGAAGTAATTGGTGATGCTTATGATTTCTCTAACATCCCAGATTTAAAAGAAAATACTTATTTAGTACAGAAGGGAAAAATCGATGAGTCTGAGGCAGATGAGTATATAAAATTTATTGATAATAAAGATGGTAATAATAAATCTACTGGAAAATCTGCTATTGTATTCTATGATGATAGATTATCTGAGTATAGTTTAAGAAGAATTCAACCTATTAAGGATATGTCTACTTGTGGTATTATTAAAGGTAATACCAGATATCAGGAAGACTTTGTTAATATTACTCTAGAACCTTTTAAATATCAAAAAGGAAATAAGGGAAATATTAAATTAAAAATAGAAGAAACTAGACCCAGAGATAAATATATAAAGATTAGAGTTAAATATAAAGGAGATAAGAGAGTTATTATTACCGCATTACAAACAATGTTTGAAATAAGCTTTTGTTAAATAAACTAAAATGAAAAAGTTTTATGATGGGGGAATAGTTACATCAACAGGACCTTTGATAGGATCTGTTAGTGCTAGCAGCCCTCTTACATTAAATAAAATGGCATTGCAAAATGCTTCTTTATCTAAAACAGGACCTGGATTATGGGATAGTATTAAAGCTAATTTTGCTCCTACTTCAACTATAAGTGCTCTAAGTAAATTGGTTATTCCTACCTTAACTACAAGTGCTTTAAGTGGGTTAGGTACTTCTGCTAATATAGGATCTGTTTTAGATATAGGAGCCAATTTAATTGGAAAGGATTATTCCGGTAAGAAGGGAAATATAACTAAAGGACTTGATGCTGGATATGATGTTATTAGTAATACTGTAGGAACTGCAATTCCAGGTGTAGGAATAGCAATGAAGGCAGGTAAATTAGTAGGAAATGGATTAGAAAAATTAGGAATTGGAACAGATAAAATGACTACAGCTGATGCTATTTTAGGAAGTAGCTTTTTTAATCTTGGTGCTGTAGGATTAATAAATAACGCATTTGGAAAAAAATCTAGAAAATTTACTGTAGATCAAAATATTGCTAATAACTCTTCTTATACAGGAACTGGTAAATTCATTACAGATGCTGGAGGTCTATCTAGAAAAAAATATGGATTATTTTCTAATAAAGCCAGGAAAAAAGCTAATAAAAAAATGGATAAAGCTCAAGGATATCAAAATACTATAGATGATATCTTAACAGATGCATCAGATAGATCCGCAAGATCAATAAGTTCTTCTGATATGTTTACTAATAGATTGCAATTAGAACAATCTGGAGGATTAAATAATATTAGATTTGGAAAGGATGGATTTAAATTCTTAGAATCCTTTAGAATTAAATACACTGAATCCCAGAAAAATATTCTTAAATATAAAGATGGTGGAAAAATAGGAGAGAAGAATATAATTCCAGAGGGTAAATTACATAAAGAACTTCATCATCTAGATACAGAAGATATATCTAGAAAAGGTATTCCTGTTATATTAAAGGAAGGGGATAAGATATCTCAAGTAGCGGAAATAGAACGGGAAGAGTTGATTCTTAGATTAGAAGTCACTGAGAAATTAGAGGAATTATATAAAGAAGATACTAATGAAGCTGCTATTGAGGCAGGAAAGTTACTAGTTAAGGAGATATTACATAATACTATCGATAAGGGTAAAGTAATTAAAGAAACTGAGTAATGTAGGTATATTTAAATAGAATTGAAATATATTCTATTTAAATATAGCCTTTTATATATAATGCTATGTTAAATTTAAATAGAGTAAATTCTTATTTAATACAAAAGTATCAGAATGGAGGAAAAAGTAATATAAAACAAACTCAAGCAGAGAGAGTATATAATTTTCTCAATCCAGCTGATGGTTATTGGAGTGCTCCTTATTACATACGTCTTCCATATTTAAATTATACTAATACTCCAGTTCCAATCCGAGAAGAAAGGGAATTAGCAACTCCTATTGAAGAGGCTTTCTTTAAACATTATTTAAATTTAGGAAAGGATTCGAGATTAATAAAATCTTCCAAAGCTAGGATAAATGCTGACAAAGATAAAGATCCTAAAAATACTGAATATGTAGGAATCCCACAACCTGTAGCCCGTAGAGTACAATCTATGGTAGATACCTTAAATGTAGGTAAAATTCTACGTAATTATGATAAATATATAGAAAAATTTCCAGAATTACCTAGTAAATCTAGATTAGAAAAAATATATAGAACTGGAAAAGAGGTACTAGAATCTGGAGAGCCGAAAGTAGTTAATGAAGGATTAACTGTTAAATATATAGAACGTCCGGATAAGAATCAGCATTTTGCAACAGGATTAGATCTTTTCGGGAATTTTACCATTCAATGGGATAAGGATAATAATACTATCAAAGTAAATGATACATACGACTTTCCTTCTATAGTTACAGGAAAATACACTATTCCTAAAAGAGAAAAATCTTTAGAAATTAGGGAAGATATTAAATTTAATCCTAAAGTAGGTTCTTATTTATTAAGAAATAATATGAAGAATTATTATATTGATGATGAAGATCCTTATTTTAAATAATATATAATTATGTCAGAATTAAAAAAATCAATTGTAAAAGTTAAAGTACATAATAAAGAATACCTCTGTGATACTGCTATAGATGACTGGGAAAGAGAACATGGATTTATGCATATAGAAAGTCTATCAGAAAATCAAGGACTTCTATTTATATATCCAGAAGTACAAGAAGAAGTAAATTATTGGATGAAAGATACTCCTTTATATTTAGATATAATCTTCATCTCTCCAGAATTTAAAGTAATATCTAATAAAGAAGGGAAGCCTAATGATACAAGTATTATATCTGAAAAGAACGTATTATTCGTATTAGAGGTATCTAATAATTCCGGAATTCGATCTGGAGAAAGTGTAGAGTTTGAGGGATTAGATGAAGTACTTGAAGAAAGATTAGATTATTTAGAAGATTTGGAGGATGAATCTCCTAAAGATAAAATAGAAAATGATATTGATGATTTAGAGGATTTACTAGAGATACTTTCTACTAACGGTAAAGTACAATATAAAATAAAAGGTGGAGAGAGAATATTTTCTAGGAAGAATACTAGAGTCTTAATTCGCCAAGCTAAGAAAGCAGAGAAATTAAAAACCGATTCTGCATATAAGAGATTAGGTAAGTCTGTATTTAAATACATGAAAATTCAAGATAATAATGATCCGGAATATGTAAATACTGAAAAACATGGGTGATTATACTAAAGAACAATTACATAAATTATATAGAGATTTAGTTATTAATAGATCTACCAGACCTATGACAACTAAAGAACTTAGAGATAATACTAGTTATATAAATGAAGATTGGGAAGAAGCTTTTGATAATAGACAACTTACACCCGAACAAGAAGATAAGGCAATAGCAATCAGATATAATTATCCAAGAGACACTAAGACAGCTGCTTTCGATGCATTAAATACTCTATTCGGAGATCTCCAACATGCTCTCTATACTAAAAATGTCAGAATTAGGGAAATTAAAGATAAATCAGATGTTATTAGAATAACTAAGGATGAAAATGGAAATGATGTTAATCTTCCTCCTATATATAAACAACCTTTAATAGATATAATCAAGGCCTCTAAAAAAGTTAAAGGAATGACACCTGAGAAAGCAATAGCATTATCCTACAATGAATCTACTTTAGGAGTTAATCCTTCTAGACATGGATATTTAGGAAGAAAAGATGCTACAAAAAAGGATGTTACTGATGCTATGAATTATAATATTGCAATATATAAAGAAAATGCTACATATACTCCAAATCAACTTGTTGGATTGGATCATCCAGATAGAAAAGGAAAGCTTGATTATATAAAAATATTAACCAAATTTATGCCAGAACCAAAACCTGGAGAAAAAAGAATTGATTATATAACAAAAGATAGAGCTCTATTTGGCGGAGAACAATACCATCTAACTCCAGAAGGGGAAGAATATTTTGTTAATTATTTAAAGAAAAGGTTTAGAGATAATAAAATTCCGGATGCCATTATTAATAGTTTAAATAAAGCTAAAGAATCTGTTGAGAAATTTGAACCTTTTGAAAATGCTTTAGAATATTTTCAGGAAAATCCAAAAATGTATAATAGTGATTCATATAGTAAATATGATAACGGATCTGATCTTACTAAATATTCGGAAGCTATACAAAAAGGACTTAGAGTAATTGAAAATAATCCTGAATTAAAAGCTTTAATAGAAAAATATAAATAATTTAAATATTTAAATGAATAAATCTCATATTCTCATATCAATGATCTTAAGAAACGAGGGGGGTTATTGGATGGATCCGGATAATTTAGACTCCGGGGGTGAAACATACTGCGGAATATCCAGAGTTAATTTCCCTAAATGGGAAGGATGGAAGATTATTGATAAATTTAAACCGTTAAAAAGAGGACAGATTATAACAACAGTTAAAGAATTAGAAGATTTAGTAGAACAATTCTATAAAGATAATTTTTATGATAAATGTAAAATAGATGATATAAGCAACATTTATATCTCATCCCATCTATTAGACCATTCTGTTAATGCTGGTGTTTCTAATGGTGTTAAATGCCTTCAAAAAGCTATTTCAAATTTAGGACAATCCTTAGATATAGATGGGAAAATTGGACCAACTACAATTAGATTAGCGAATTTATGCAATTCTAAAAATCTGCTTCAAGAATTTATTTCCCAAAGAAAAGAATATTATCAATCAATAGTAGATAGAAAACCTTCTCAAAGTAAATTTTTAAAAGGATGGTTAAATAGGATAGATGAGGTAAATACATATATATCTAACAAATTTAAATCCTAAACATTATGGCTTGTAAATCTAAAAGCAAATCTAAAGGCAAAGGTTCAAAAGGTGGTAAATAATTCAGAATTATTAAATACTACCAAACAATAGGATTTTTATATACAAAATCCTAACTTTGTACAAGTTTAACGTTAAATATTAAAGAAATGAAAGTAAACGAAAAATTTAAAGTAAAAATCTTACAAGAGGGCGGAACTATGCCCACGGAATCTGCTACTCAGGCTCAACCTAGTCCAGAACAAATCTTTCAGCAAATTCTTCAATTAGCTGCTCAGGCAACTCAAAATCAGGATTGTCAAGCTGCATTGGCGGTATGTTCAGCGTTAGTCGAAATGACTCAGGGACAAGCTGCTCAAGCAGAAGCTCCTACTGAGCCTGTAATGGCACGTCGAGGAGGAAAATTAGTAGTAAAGAAAAGACAATAAATTATCTTAGATGGGGTATTATTTAAATATAATACTCCATTTTTTACTTTAATCATTAACTATGGCACAAGTTCCTAAATTTGAAACTGGAGGTAAATCTCCTTCAAATATAGAAGAATATAATAAAAAGAAGCAAGAATTACAAGACCTTTATAATAAAAAAGAGCAAGAAACAAAGACAATTACTATTAACGGTAAAAAATACGATATAAAAGAAGCTAAAGAAAAACTCCAGAATTGGGTTAGTTCTGATGACTCCCGAAGTTTAAAAAACTCTTATAGAAGAAGAGGATCTGGAGTAGATGCTTCTTATAATAGATTTTTAGACGCTCTAAATAAAGGTGATATACAAGAGATTAATAGTACTCCAAGTGGATTTGATATTAAATATAACAACTCAGAAGGATTTAATTTAGGTGATAAATATAGTAGTGATTATCTAGCTAAAGCTATAGATAATAATTTTTTAAATCTTACTGAATACTCTAATACTCTACAAGAACCTGATAAAATAGATGTATCATGGAATCCTAGAGAATTAATTAATTCTGTATGGGGAGGAAAAATAAATCAAGAAGTATATAATAGAAAAACTACCTCAGAAAGGATTGATGATGTAATCAGGGCTTTAGAAAGTAATAGAGGAAGATTCTATGAATATTTATCATCGGAAGATAAAACCCCATTTAAAGGATATGAAAATCTTCCTTTTAAATCTATACAAGAATACGATCAATTTATAGAAGATTTATCACAAGGTAGAGACGGAAATCCTAATTCCGAGTTTGATTGGGAAGAGCAAAAAAATAACCAAAGATTTGGGGATTATATCTGGAAATATATCTTTGGAAGCTCCGATCAGGGAACTTCTACCACACAAGAATCAAGTAAATCTCCGGACGAGATTAAAAAAGAAGAAGATGAAATAAGAAAAGTAAACAATTTACCAGAAAATGCTCCTTTAAAATATAACTTCAATGGGAAAAATATAGTAGTTACTAAAGAAGGATTGAGAGAAATAGATCCTTCTGGTAATCTTATAGGATTAAGAGGGCATTTTCCATTTGAATCTAATCCAGCTACATACATGTTGAAATCTGGATGGTATGATACTGATTATATACCTTATGAAAAGATTAAGGATTATGTAGGAAGTAATGTTAAATATTTAAATGATATATATAATCCGGAAGTATATAGTTGGAGAAAGAATGCGGAGAATATTAAATATAAAAAAGATTGGGATAAGGAACAGAGCTATAATGCTTATTATAAATTAGCTAAGTTATTAAATCTTCCGGAAGGAGAAGAATATGGTATTGATTATTTTAATCCTTATATAGGAGATAATCAAGCGGTTGAAGATTATGAATTTATTGGAATAAATAATCCTCAGAATGTTGAGAGTTATTTAAATACTGGAAGGCCATATAAATCTAAAAGTATTTATGCTATTAATAAGAAAACAGGAGATATAATTCCTGGAGAATTTAAATATAACCAAGGTTATTTACAATTTAGTCCGACATCAAATTATCCAGGAATTTCCTCTATTAATTTAAATAAACTTAATGTTAATCCAGTTGAAGGGAGAGATTTAACCTTGGGAAGTAAGTTTTTAGCTGATTTATATTCTAAGTATTTTAATATTAATAGTCAATATTTAGGGGCTAATGAAGCTAAAGGAGAAACTACTGCTGGAGGTATTCCTATTAGATATCAAGAAGGTGGAATATTAAGAAATTCAATTTCCTCAGATCTACAAGATAAACAATCTGCTTCCATGTCAGATGTATTCTCTGGAGAATCATTAAGTGCAGCAGATAAAGCAGATTTAACAGCATTAGCATTAGATGTAGCTGGCTTAGCTTCTACCGCTGCGTTTGGTGTAGGAAATGCTGTGGGAGCTGCAACAGGATTAGGATCTACAATTTCTACTGCTATTGCTGATTATAAACGTGACGATGATTGGTCATGGAGTGATACTGGGAACTTAATACTAAATCTAGGGATGGATGCAGCAACATTAATTCCCGGATTAGGAACAATGGCTAAAGGAGCTAAAGTGACTAAAGCGATAAAAACAGCAGCTCCAATACTACGTAAAGCATTTACTGCATTAGGATTAGGAACTTCTCTTACTGCTTTAGGTAAAGTAATGTCAGGAGAAGAATTAACTATAAATGACTGGAGATTGTTAGCTAATGGATTAAATGCTGTAACGGGTATCGGTAGAAATGTTGCTGGGAAGAAGTTATATACTCAAAAAGCTGGTGCAGGAGAATTATCTAAACCTCTAGAAGTTAATGTTAACGGTAAAACTAAAGAAATTTCATTTAAAAATAATGAGGTAGAGGGATTTAATAAGATGTCGACAGAGGATAAATTAACTACTGTTAAGACTAAATTAAAATCTCAATATACGGATTTAACTGACGAGGATTTAAGTAATATAAAAATACCTAAAGGTAAATGGTATAATCCTTTCACACGCGGAGTTGGGAAAGTAAAAGAAACTAAAGTAGCTGGAAGAGAATTAACACCAGAGACTTTAGATAAGATTAAGAATAATAAACTCTCATCCTTCCAGAAAGGATTAGTAGCAGAGCAGGCTTATTATAGACGTGGTAATATTCAGAAACAATTAGAGGATAATAATATTTATCTCGGACAAATTTCTGGAGCTCCTACTGTAGTTTATCATGGACCTTTAACTGAAAAAGTCCCAGGAAAACTTACTAATGTAAGAGCACCAAGATCGGAGATACTTGAAGAGAAGGAGAAATTAATACATAGAGTTGTAAATCCTACGAAAGGAGCTAATGATGCTACATTAAATAGTACCCTATTAGAATCTATGCAATCAACTCCTTTTGGCACAACTAGACCTTTAGTAGAACCTTCTGGAAAAGCTACTAGGGTAACTAAATCTGATATAAGAAAAGCGGATGCTAAAAAATTTAGAGAAAGTGATGAAGGAAAAGCAATAATAGCTGCAAATAAACAAAAGTTAGAAGATGCAAGGAGGAGAAAGCAATTAGCATATTTAAAAGGTCAGGAAACCAAGAGACGTAATGAATTAGGGTATAAAGAAGAAAATAAAAATTTATCTGGAATAGTTACAACTCCGAACGAAAGTGTTAGTAATCAAAACGATGAAAGAATATTAAATCTCTTAATTAAAGCGGAAGAGGATGCAGTATTAAGAAAACGTATAAACGCTCAAGAATATCAAGCCGCATCTAAACATTCCTCTAAAAAGAAAACAGTAAGTAAGAAGAAAAGTAAAGATGTAGGAGATAGATTACCTAAAAAACATAAGGATGGAGGTACTTTAGACTACTTCTTTATTCGAAATAAACTTCTTAAAGAAAGAGATAAATATGAATTAGGCTCTAAAGAATGGATTGAAGCAAATAAAAATGTTAAGGAATTTAAAAATGGAGGAGTTATTAAATATCAAGATGGAGGAGTTACACCTACTAACATATTAGAAGAAGTTGTTGTAACTAGAAAGTCGCCTTCTAGAATAAGAAGAATTGATTCCGAAGTTTTAAATAATAATACTTTTGATTTTAATTTAAAACCAATGAATACATCTTCTTTAAATACTCCTATCACTAAATCTTCAACTGGTTCTAATATTGAATCTCAAAATTATCTTCCAACTAAATCGTCATTAGGAAGTATTCCTCTAACTACTATATCTTCCTTAGCTTCTGCTATACAAAAAACAGCAGCTAATAATAAGATATATAAAACGTTAAAAAAAGATCTAAGACCTTCTCTAATAAATCTCCCTACGGATTTAAATTATTCCATTCAAGGAAATGAAGGAGTTAGACAAGCTTATTATAAACAAGCAGCAAATTTAGAAGGATTAACTAGAACACCTCTAACCTCAGATGCCGATAGACAATTAGCATACAATTTAGAAGTAGCTAAAAATGCAGCAGAAGCAAGATTGCAAGGAGATTTAGCAAACGAACAAGCTATACAACAGTCTAGAGAAAAAGCATTTCAAGTTAATGCTAATAATTTAATAAGAAGAGAGGAAGCTGCAAATAGAAATCGTTTAGCTACTACAGAGTATTTAAATACTTTAGCGAATTTAAAAGCTCAGAAGATAGGACAAAATGCTAATATCTGGGATACATTCTTACATGATGTAACAGAACAAACTAAGCAGTATATAAATACAAATAATGCTAGAAAAGTAAATGAACAACTTTTAGATTCTCAATATAAAAATGCTAGATTATCTACAGAGGATTCTATTACTGCATCAGATTTACAGAGAAGATTAGATGCGTTATATCAAAAAGAAGAATACAAGAAAGATCCTACTAAATTATTCTTAGATCCAGAATATAAAAATATTATTAACGCTCAAAAAGAGTTACAACTTAAAGGATTAAAGAGAAGTATAGATTTACAAAAATTAGGATTATCCGGACAATATCCTAAAGTATTTAGATTCGGAGGAATAATTAAGAAATAATATGAAGTTAAATATTAAAAAATTTCAAGAAGGAGGACAACTGGCCCCGTGGGTTGGGTATTCTCCTTTCTTTCAACCTATTGGAAGAGAAGAAGGGACATCAGCCGTAGCTAATTCTTCTGCTAAATCTGGTGATACTAAGATTGATAATTCTCAGAAACAGTTGAAAGATATTATAGGTCAAATGGTTGGTAAAGGATTAACTAATGAAGTTAATTATTTCGCAGAACAAGTTGGTAATATCTTTGCTGATACAGATCTTTTAGGACAACCTATTAGCGTTAGACAATATACAGGATTAGTATCTAGATTAAACGAGATTCAGAATAATAAACAGATATTTGATCAAGCAAAAGAACATGCACTATCTAAAGGAACACTTTCAGAAGCAGCAATAGATTATTCTGGAAATTTATTCGCACAAAACTCTAATGGAGAACTTGTTATGATTACTCCAGATCAATACTCAGAAAGTAGAGAAGAGTATAGAGTATTAACTAATAATGATCTCTTAACTCTAAGGAATAATAGTAAAGCTTATATATTTGATAACAGCCTATCTCAAACGGTTGCTGGAAGTTTAAATATAAATGATATAAGTAAACGAATAGAAGAGATTGTTAAATCTATAGGAGTAGAAAAACAATCTTCTGATTATTACTTTGATAAAGCTAGAGCTAATCAATTAGAAAAAGGATTACAAGCTATTGTAAGTGAGAAGTTGAATGTTGCTCCTGATGGAACTTTTAAATTAACTGAGGAAGTTGCTACACAAAGAAAAAATGCTAATCTTGCTTTAAATTACATATGGAATAATTTAGATCAACAATCTAGAAATACTTTAATTGCAAGAGCCGCTATTAATAATACTGGAGATCCTAGAGAAAATGCTATAGAAAGTATTAAAAATATCCTTATCTTTGGAACTGATCATTCTTATTCCCAATCATTAAAAGATGAGAATATAGAAGGTAGATCAGGGAGTGGTTCTGGAGGTAAAGGAGGATTAACTGATATTAACCCTCTAATGAGTTATGTATCAGATCCTAAAAATCAGAAATATGTAGTAAATGTAGGAGATAAATATTCTTTTGATGCTAAAGCTAGTATTAGACCATTAATAGGAGCTAAAGGAGAAGTATTAAATGAGAGTTATTTATCCGATATAATTACTAACGGAGGGTTAGGTTCTTTAGTAGATATTTCAGGAGCTTCTGTTGGAACTGGAGTTACTTTAAATCCTAATGATTTAAGTAAGATATTATATGAAGGAGATAGAGTAGCGATGACATGGTTACCATATATAACAGATCCTAAAACAGGTTCTAAAGTAGTAGATTTAAAAGCATTGAAGCGTTTAGAAGATGCTGATAGAGAAATTTCTGCTATAGGTCCGACAGTTACAGAAGATCAGAAATTAAATATATACAGAGCACATAATGTAGATCATTTAATACTTAGAGGCGGAGAACCAGCACAAAGTCAATTATCTTATATGCATCAATTTATGGTTATCCCATCTCTAATTCCAGAAGAAGTGGCAAAGGAAACTCAATTAAATAGTATTACTAAGAGATTAAATAATGATTTAGAGGATAAGGCTAGAGATATGTATGCTAGAGTTAGATCTAATCTAGAAAATAAAATGTTGAGAGCTAATGGTTACATACCTCCAGAACATTGGTATAGACCTGATGATGATATATATAAATCCTCTATATTCTTACCTGTACAAGATGAGTTAATGTCAATCTTATTTACTGGAAAAACTGCCCCTCAAACAGCTAAATCTAATTTAGATTATGAAAATGTAATAAGAAATACTAATCAAATTACACAACAAACTGGAGGATTAAACCCAGCTGCATTTAAATAATATGGATAATTTAGAAAAAAAGGATTGGTTTGGGTTATATTACTCAAACCAAGATAAAACTTATATAGACTTCTTACAAAATGGGGTTACTCCTAATGATATAGAATTGAAGTCAAAGGATGAATATAAACAAAACGAAAAGATCGTTCAGGCATTTACTGCACCCGATGGGAAATTTGATGATAACGCATTTAATACATTTTATAATAAAGCATTATCTTCATATAATACATTATCTATAGGACAGTTTACAGAAGAGGATCTTCCAAAAGTGCAGTATGATATAATGTCTCCTTTTAAATCTCAACTTTCTCCTGTACAAGATATTTCTTTAGATATAATAAAAACTAAAAATCCTTTTATTCAAAGCACCGGATTAAATACTATACTAGGGACAGAAATGACTAGTATGTCTACTAGAGAAATGGCTCAACAAAATAAAATTTTCGATACTGAGAATAATAGGTGGATGGATATTACTCCAGAGGATTTAGGATTTTGGGGAACAGTAACTAAAACTCCGATAGTTTTAGCTCAATATGATAGAGATATACAAGAAACTGATCCAGAAACAGGAAGATTAATACAACATAAAAAAGGAGAAACAAAATTAGATGAAAGTGGAATGCCTTATTACGAAACTCTTGGTAATAGAGAAGTTCATGGTAAACAAGTATTAAGTGCGTTTGATGTAATTACTAGAGAAAATTCTACATGGAATAAATTTGATTTTTTTGATAATGATGGAGAAGAATCTAGTATCGGATCTACTATAGCACAAACTATAGCTAGTATCGCTCCTTTATTTATCCCATATGTAGGTCAAGCTTATGCTGGAGCTTTAGTACTTCGAGAAGGTACCAAGCTAGGTATTACTCTATATAAAATGATGGATGGGTTTATTAATAATAATCCTAATCCTAATTATGGAATATTAAATACTATAGAAGCTAAAGCCAATCAATTTAATACTAGTGTATCTGATAAATCCCAAGAAAAAATATTAACCTTTGAGAATTTTGGGAGATTAATCTCAGACGTTGGTAGTCAATTATTCCAACAAAGATTATTAGCTCAAATTCCAAACTGGCTTGGTATTGGAAATTCTGAAAGGGCTGCTTTAAAAGCTATAAAAGCTAAATATGGAGATGATATAATACAAGCTATTTCTGATGGTAGTATAATTCAAAATAGAGGATTATATAATACAATTACCCGTAACGATCCTGCTGTTATAAATGCAATAAATAAAGCTAATATAAGAAATAATTTCTTAGGTAGATTTATGGCTAATTTCTATATGTCTGGAACTTCTACAATGGATGTATATAACGATGCTTTAGATGCCGGATATGATAGAAGAACAGCAGCCTTAACTGCTGGCTTAGCTATAGGTGCTACTACTTGGATGATACAATCTACAGAAATAGGACAGAAAGCTTTAGAGGGATTAGGATTTGATAGTGAAAGAGCTGCTATAAGAAATGCCGGAAAGAAGTTTATTGAAGAAAATAGAGAATTATTACATTATACTGCAAATAATACAAAAGATAAAGCTGCATTTAATTCTGTATTAAAGAAAGCTATAAATACATTTAAAAAAGTAAAGGAACCTATAAATAATATCATCTCTGGTTCTGGAATAGCTAGTAATGCTGTAGCTGAGGGAATTGAGGAAATGTCAGAAGAAGCTATTATGGATATGTCTAAAGCTATTACAGATATATTCACAGGAATTTCTGGCACACAAAAAGATGCTTCTTTTGATTTCTTATCCTCTAATCCATTGGAAAGATATCTAATGGCTGGATTTGGGGGTGCTATTGGTGGGGCTATATTTAAAGCTGCTAATAATTTATCTGATATAAATAAAAGAGTTCCGGAACAAGCTACTGATAATATCTTTTACATATTACGAAATGGAGGTAAATCTAAATTAATTTCAGAATTAGAGAGATTAAGACAACAAGGTGTAGCTCCAAAAAATCTTTCTGCTACTAATAGAACAATAGAAGGAGAGAATATAAATTACTCTCCTGTAGAATCTGGAGATATTTCCCAAAATGATGCTGTAATAGACCTATCATTACAGTTAATAAATCAGTGGGATGCTATTATTAATGAAGAAAATCTACGCCTTAGTGATGAAGAATTAATATCTTTATCAGCATTAAGGGATAAGAGAGTAGAAGATCTTATTAAATTTGATGGAAGATTAGATATTATTAGAGATTATAATCAATTAGGAAAAGAAATAGGAAATCTACTCCTAGAAAAGAAAGATATAGAGAATCGATTAAATGCTCCTAATAAAGAAATTCCGAATAAAACAGAGTTGGAGAGTAGATTAAATATAATAAATGAAGAACTTCAACAAAAAAGAACAGAGAAGGATATACTATTACGAGGAGGAAAATCCGAAGAGTATTTAAAAAGAGCTTTATTTAATATAAGCGAAATATCTAATAAAATTTATTCTTCTGATATATATACATATACAGAAAATATTCTTGGTAAACCGTACGGATCTTTATCAGAATCCGAAAGAGAGGAAATTAAATCTAGATATAAAGCTTATAGAGAAGATAATAATGAGAAATTAGATAAAGCGTATAAAATATTTACGTCATTATCACAGAAATATGGTGATAATATTATAAATATAGTATCTAAGTTACCGTTATTAAATAAAATAAAAGGATATCTATCAGGAATAGATGAAGAGGCCTTACTTAATCTTGATGAAGATGCAAAACGTAATTTTGATTTAGCAAGAAAATTAGGACTTGAATTAGGGGTTCCTGTAGAAAGAGGGATTGATTATATATTTGAATATAGAAATACGGATTTATCTGATATAAATACTCAGAATATAATTAAAAACTTCTTTAATTCAATAAATCAGGATGGATCTGGAATTGATGTAGGTAGTATTTTCTCTACATATAAGAATTCTGGAGAATTTATATCTAATATATTTGATACAATATTTAATATAGATCAGAAAATAGATACCTTATCTAATTCTATTAACAATAAATTAAACTCAGATCCTACTTTAGATAAAAATTTCGTAATAAGAGAATCTATAGAAGAATTTTTAAATAAGAACATTTCTAATTCTATAGTTAAATCTTATATACAAAATAATTTAAATCTTCCTAATTTAAACTCTTCAGAAGAAGTAATATCTAATATTAGAAAGATTCTTATTAATTTATCTGGATTATTACAGTTTAATCTAATTCCCCAACTTAGGACTAGATCAATGATGAATTTAATTGAAAGTGCTAGAAATGAGGGAATAGAATTAACTAAGGATTTATATTCTTATATAAAGACATATCTAAAATCAGATAATAAGGTAGAATTAGATTACTCTTCTTATGTATCTAATCTTTTATCTTATGTAGATGAGAGTCTTGGGGAATTAGTTAATTATGATTTACAAAATATAAAATCCCAATCTCCGGATTTTCAAGCTGCTTTAAAAGAAGGATTTGAAGAAATTGGAGTTAATAATTTAGAAGAGGTAATACAAATATCAGAAGAGTTAAAAAATGTAAAAGATTGGTTTGAAATAGCAAGCCTATTAAAAAATTCTAATTTAAATGATGTAGAGAAAAGGATCATTATAGAAAGTATAAATGATTCAAATAAATCTAAAACAAAATCATCTTTATCAGAAATAAATATTTTATCAGAAGCTTCAATAGATCCTTCTCAGTTAGTAGAGAATCCTTTAAATACTTTATTATCTGAGATATATTTAAATGTAGATGAATCTGCTGGAAATATTAATATCTTTGAATTATTATCAAATGAAAGTGATTTATTAAAATCTACTAATACACTTTCTGATTATGTTTTGCAAGGAAAGGTTAAATTAGAACAACTTGATACTGCAATAAATGTGATTAACGCATTGCAATCAGTAGTATCTTCGATGCAATCTTCTACTATTGAAAATGGAGGATATGGATTTAATTCTACTTTAAATTATGTAAGAGAAAAATTAGGAGTATCAGAAAAGCTTCCAGAAATAGAATCTAATTCCGCATTTGAAGTTATACAAGAATTAGAGAGGATAAAGAATAAATTGGGATTCTATAAAAAATTATCTGAACAAAATAAAGGTAATAAACTTAAAGAGCATAAGCTTACAGCTATAAAAACTAGACAAGCTCTCATAAAGAATTATCAGGATAAATTATTTAGAAATAAAGCTCCCGAATTATTTGAAGGAGTGGATGATATATTATCTAATTATAATTTAGATAGTTTAAATAATTCGGATTTAACTGATGAAGAATATATTTCATTGGAGAAACTTATTTTAGAAGTAGAAGATAGAATTTATGATAATGCTACTAAATTATCTAAGAATAATACAGTATCTAAAGAACATTTAATATCTAAATTATTTCAGAATTATGATTATTCTAAATTAATGAAAGAAGCTTATAATAATCCAGCTTCTTTAAATTCTGAAATAACTGAGATGTCTCCCTCCGATTTATTTATCTATTATCATACTATATTAACCACAAAAGCATCTACATTTAATAATGCATTAAGAGATATAGTGAATGAATCCTTGGGATCAGATAAACAACTTATAATTCCTATATTTTCTCAAGAATATGCTGCAAGGATTGCGTTAGCTTGTATTATAGATATAAACTTCATGAACAACTCTACCGAGTTAACTAAGGAGTTTGAGAATAGTATTACAAATCCAGCACTTAGAGATAAATATAAGAATTATATATCTAGACTACAAAATACAGTATTTATAAATGGAGCTCCAGGAGTAGGTAAGACTACTGGTGTTGATTCTTTAGTATTTAAATTAGCTAATAAATTATTAGGAGAACAAGGTGCTGTTATATCTGGACCTAAGATGCAACAAACAGTTAATCTATTAAATTCGATTACTGGAAAATCTTATTCTGAAACGGAAGGATTGAACACTATAAATGATACTATTAAGAATAAAAAACTAACAGCAATTACCGCTGATATGTTATTAAATTCTATTTTAGTATCTCCAGAAATAATAGAAAAGGCCAAGAAACAGTTTAATGATCCTCAATCTAAAACTATTCCGGAGAATGAGAGGGTTATAGATATACTAGAAACTCAAGACAAGGAATTAGTTGTTAGAATAAATCCTAAATATCTAACTCCTTCTAATTTTAAATCTGGGATATTTCAAGATCAAAGATTGATATTTATCGATGAAGTTACACAATTATCTAAATTTGAATTAGAATTATTATCTTCATGGGCTCAACAAAATGATAAGATATTAATTACTTCCGGTGATTTATTACAATCTGGTTATGCTGGAAGTGATGGAGCGTATTTAGGGATAGATGTAGATACTAATTTAATATACACACCTACTTTAGCTACATCTTTAAGAATTACTAATATCCATAAAAAAGATAACTTAGATTCTTTAAGAGTATTAACTGATAGAGTTAGAAATGTAGATAATTACTATACTACAGGAGAATTTAATTTAGAAGAGGGAATAAAAATAGCGTTATCTAACTATGAGAACGTACCTAGTCTAAAATATTATGAAGACGACGTAAAACTCTCTGGAGATAAAATTGTTGGATCTATTTCTACTTTTGATTTAGATAAATTAGTTCATGACTCAGAAGAGCCGATAGGATTTATATATGATGATGTAAATTCTGATACATATAAGCTAATAGATACTTATATAAAAAAGAATCCTGGAAAAATAAGGAAATTTAAACTTGAAGAAGTACAAGGTTCAGAAGCTAAATACTTTATAGTAGATAAGAAATTTAATTTCGGATCTCATGGAGAATTTGTAGAAAAAGCTACTAGAGATTTATATACTGCTATAACTAGATCTAAAGAAGGTACTATTATTATAAATAATGGGTTAACTACTAAACTTACTAAAGGATCTGAAAGAATTAGTTATACACAATCCTCTATATTAAATAATGAAGCTGCTAAATCTTTCTCAGAATTAAGATTGAAAGCTCTTAATGCTTCGTTAGAGAGTAAAACTATAGAACCTCAAAAGAAAGAATCTTCTACTACATCAGTCTCAACACCCCAACCTAATGTAGAATTAGGAAAAGTTTTAGATGCTGCATTTAGTGATTCTCCAGAAGCTAATAGAGAAATTCAACAATTAGAAAGAATAGAATCTAAAACAGAGAAACATTCTCCTGATAGTTTTATATGTTATTCTTATAGAACAAGAATTAAACCTAAAGCAGAAATTAATGGTGATATAACTACTTATAGCATTAAAGATTCCGCTATAATGCTAAGATTAGATTCAAATAGTGAACATAGAGCATTCTTTAATGGAGAAATTGATGGCTTAAATCCTACACAATTCGAAAGAGTTGATGAAAAGATATTAGAAGTAAAGAGTATATTATATAATTACACAAAATCCAGAAGAAATAAATTATTTAAAGATTATAATATTGAACAAGATTTATCTAATTTATATAATGACATATCTGGAAATACTGGAACATTAGATTTATCTAACGGGAAGTTTGTATTAAAAGCAACTAAATATTTTAATAAATCTATAGGAAAAGAAGATTCTGTTATTAGAATTATATATGAAATTCCTATATTAAATTCTTCTACAGAAGAGAATACTGTAGAGCTTTATATAGTAGAATTACCAAATATTAATAATGAATCTTTTAGAATTAAAGATTCTGATACTCCAGAACAAAGAGCTTCTAAAGCATGGTTTGTAGAATATCAAAAATTCTATGGACAAATAATGAATAGTTTCATTTTGGATGAAAGTGGAAAATCTAATAAATACTTCCAGCTTAGAGATGATTTCGAATTAGAACGAATTACTAATAGTATTATATATAAAGGATCAGATAAGAAAAAATTTGCACATGTTCCATTTGAATCTAAAGAATCTGAATTTAGAGGAATTTACTTCTCTAAGCCTTATATAGTAACTAATACTAGATACGGTAAATCTAATCGGAATGAGTTATTAATTCAACGTAACGAGAGATTAAATACTCTATATAATGATTATTATGAAACTTTAGAGGAATATAATAAAGCAGATACTACTCAAAAATCTAGATTAGAACCTATATTAAAATCTAAATCTGAGAGATTAAATGCTGAAATAAATAAGAATAATATCAAAGGCAAAGCAGTAGTATTTGCTACACATAGTAAATATATATTTGATGAGGATGATAATATTATCTCAGAAGATCAGTATGGAGATTATTACATAGACCAAATGAATGGAAAATATGATAATGATCTAGATAGAAGAGATAAAATTAGAATGATCATTTTAAATCCGGAAGGACAAACATTCCAATCCTTTATATCTAAATATAGAGAATTTATAAATTCATATAAAAAGAATTCTGGAGTAGCTAAATATAATGGTAAATTTTATAAATCTTACTTTGGAGATTTTATAGGATTTGATACATTGTTATCTATATATAATTATTATAATTATTTAAAAGCTAACGGGAAGCCAGACTCTAAACATATCAAAATCGCTGAGAAATTATTTAATTCTCTATCCTCACTTTCAACTAAAGAAGGAAACGCGGAAAACCCATTTGATCTTCCTAGTGCCAAAGTTAAATTTGGACTACCTCATGTTCTGAGGATAATGGAGAGATTACATATAGAAACTACTCCAGAAGAGATTAAGAAAATGGAGAATTACTCCTCTTCTATTAATGGGAATGATGTACTTAAATTCATAAATAAAATTATAGAATTTAAAATAAATCAAAGACTCCATCCCGAATTATTAGTATCTTCTCCGATTATAAATGAGGAAAATGGGGGAATATTCCAAGACTGGAACAAAGAAGATGGAATTACCGATTTAGATATAATTGATTTTATGGAATTTGCTATGTTAGGAAGAAGAAATTATAAACAACCTGACGGAAGCATTAGTTCTGTAGAAGCTCCTAATTATAATCCTTTATTTAAAAACGGAATCTTCCCATTTCCTGTTTATGAATTAACGGATAAGAAAACTGATTATACTGGAGGGGAATATTTTTATGAAGCAAGAAATCCAGAAGGACAATATTATATAGATAGAGATATTCAAACTCCACAATTTGTATTTCAACCATCTAGGGATTTAGCCTCTCCAAATGATTTCGGAATCGCAAGAGTAGAGAATAATAGAGAGGTATCTAATAAAGATGTTGAAAAACAAAAGAGTAAAGAAGTTTATAGAGCAGAATTATATAATAATATAAAAGATAAATTATCAACTTCTAATATAGATTTAAATTATCTACTTGTTAATAATATCTCCTTAGCAACTATAACAGGTTCGATGGATAGAGATGTGGAGAGTAATATAAATTCCACTATAGATGTAGTAAATACTATATTAAAAACTCAGCCTGTAAAAGTAGACGAAATATCAGAAGTAGATTATATAGAATATAAAAATAATGAATTAAAGATATATTCAAGACCTATAGAAAATATAGAACAAAACGATAGTATTTCTGAGGAAAATAATATATCTTTGTCACAGACATTCGGGAAAATGTTTGATGTGGTATCAGATCCTAAAGATTTAGAAATGTTAAAAAATATAACAAAAGTATTATTGACTTATGATAATAATAATTTATTAATAAACTATGTAACTAAATCTGAAATCATCCCCGATACAGTAAATTTAATTTTATCTAATATGAATATACAAACAATACTATCTGATATAAATAAGATAAGAAGTAAATATAATATTTGTTAAATATGGCTTGTAAATTTTTCGATTCAAACACTAGAAGCCCAGAATTTTTAATAAACCTATCTCCCTGGATTAATTTTCAGGGAGATACTATTTCAGATCAACAATTTCAGAATATTAAAAATTCTCTACAAAAAGATTTTATCATTGATTCTGATGAAAATTTAGTAGATGCAATAAAGGAATATATAAGATTATTTTCCTATAATACGGAATTAAATACAATACTTAATAATTCCTTAGATAAAATTTTAACTAAGAATATAGAAAAAACTTTACCTCCGGAAGAATATAAAAATCCAGATCCTCTAGTAACTACATTAGAGAATGAAGTAAAGACTATAGAAGAAGATGAATCTGTGACGGAGGAGGATAGAGATTTAGCTACGAAGGAATATGTAGAACAATTAAATAGAAGTAGAAAAAACGTTACCTATAATGAAGAAATAAAGACTAATAGAGATTTAATTACTAAATTTCAAAATAATAATAGTTTATATAATAGATTTGTTTCTACATTTAAAAGAGAGATATTTAAAAATTCCTTTCTAAATCTAGATTCTGGAAAAATTGTTCAAACTTATTCAGAATTAAATAATAATATTGCAGAATATAAACAAATATTATTTAATCATATAACAAAATTTTTAGGAGAAAAAGATATTATTCCTTTATATAATCAGGATGGATCTTTTAATATTACAGAATTTACTACTATTATATCTAGATTAAATGAATATTATGATCAACATAATCCTACATCAAAATTAAATTCGATTAATAATGTTCTATACACTCCTTTATCTAAATCTAATCAAGATTATCTAAATGCATATAACGCTTTAGTAACTTTAGAGAATTTTGATAATTTAATAGTATTATTAACAGACGGATTAATTTCAATAGATCCATTTAAATTAGGAATTAAATCTACTAATAGAAATGAAATTAAATATCTTCCGTTCACTAAAAATGCATTAAGACAACATTTTAGAGTTAATGAAGATTCCGATATAAATAGAGAGACTACTAGTTTAACTAAAGCTATTATACAAAATATTCCTTTATTAGATTCTAATGGGAAATGGGATGAGATATCTTATATGACAGTTAATGAATTTAACAATGCTATATCTAGAATCGGAGATCCTGTTATTAAATCTTCTAATAAATATAATTCATTAAAATTAGGTAAATTAAATCCTACAGTAGCTTATATAGAATTTTTTAATTCTTTATTTGTTACAGATGGAAAAACTGATCCATCAAAAATAAATAAATTTAAGAAGAATTTAGACTTTAATTTAGATACTAAAAAGGCATTATTGTCTATATATAAATACATCTTTGACTCTACTCCAGAAGCTAAATCTTTATATAATATAATTAAAGATAACCAAGGAGATTTAAGTTTTAACTATTTCTTGGATGTCTTAGCTTATATGAATAAACAGGATGGATCAGAATATATATCATATGAATATAATTCAGAAAGTAAAGAGTATGAAGTAAATACATTCTCAAATCTAACTTATGAATCCTCTTTATTTAGACAGGAAAGAAATTTAACTGAATATGTTGATTCTATAGCTAGAAATGGTGATTATGATAATACTATTTTAAATGTATTACGAAATAAATTTAGAGTTAAGGTCTTAGATGATTCTATTTCTATCACCATTGGATCTAGAACATTATTTATTAATGATCATTTAAATATTGCTAACGAAGATGCTATAACTGGAAAAGATTTAAATAAAGAATTATTAGATAGTATTACAATCCCAAATCCAGAACAAGTTAGTGCGATTATAAATGGTAAAACTTTATCAGAATCTATTATGAATGGATTTAGGTTGTTAGAATTGTTACAATTATCTACAGATCTTCCATTTATAAATAGTTCTGGGCAATTATATTCTATATTAAAATCACAATATAGAACGGAAGCCGAATCTAATCTAAAAGGAGATCTTTTGGGATTATTATATAGAACACTTAAAACAATTGATACTCTAGATTCTATATATAAAGAATATGATTCTAATAAAGTTAATCTTACTCCAGGAGAATTTAAATCTAAAGTAAAAAAATCCTTTCCAGAATTTAAAACAATGAAGGATATTACTTTTAATAAATTCTTTATATCAAGTAAAACTAGACCAAGATTAAAGGTTAATTTAAATTCTAAAGGAGATAGATCAAGTGTATTTAAAGCCACAGTTAGTTCCATAAATTTATTAAATAGAGAAGCTAGTCCAAGTACATATAAAAATTCTGATGGAGATAATGTGCCATCTATAGGATTGATGAATTTAGTTAAAAACATACACGAGTTTATATATACTACTAAAGATTATCAGAATAATGTTAGAAAGCATTCTAATATATCTAATATATTCGAATCTAATATATTCTATAATAATCCAGAATATTTAAAAGGAATTGGATTAAAAACAGAATTTATATCTCCAAATGGAACAACAGTACAAAAGAATAAATTCAATGTTTCTGAGTACGGAGTATCATCTATAATATTAGATTATTTCAAAAATCTAATGAATGATCAAATTAATTATATAGAATTTCTTCCAACTGTATACGCAGATAAATCTAATCAATCTCTTATTAAAATATCTAAGGATATTAAATTTGATGGGAAGAATATTAAATCTGCATCTGCTACTCAGATCGAAGTAGAGAATTTTAATAGCCAACAGATTTATTATACTAATCTATTATCAAATTTATTTAAATCTTATTATAGAATAGGTGAAAGATTAGGTGTTTCTTTATTAGATTCTATACCTAAAATTAAAAATAAGAAAGAAAAAGCTGAGATTATAAATAATAATATCATCGCAATAAATAATCTCTTATCTACTAGATGGAAGGAAGTCTCTCAAATAGCTAGAGAATTAAGTTTAGAAGATCCTAATTTTAAATTTATAGAAGAAGTTCATTATTCTAAAGTGGAAATGTCTAAAGGTAATAGCGTATTTAGATTAAATCCATTTATAGAGAATATGGCTAATATCTATCAAGTATCTACTGTAGACGATTCTTATTACAAGGATTTTATAAATAGATCAAAAGAAATATTTAAAAAAGATTTAAAATCTAAAGGTATTGAAGTAGATACTAAAGTATTTAAATTCTTAAAAGATATTCCTTCTCTAAAAAATTGGATTGGTAGGGATGGAATGATGATATTAGAAAAAGATGGGAAATTGAATCCTATATTAGAAAAATATTTCTTTTTAGATGGGTTCTTATCTAACCAATTCCTTCAAGTAAGTGTAGGAGAACCTTATGCACATCCATCTAAATTAAGAGGCGTGTATTATTTAAATTCCGATGGATCTATAAATCCGGAATATTTTATCCGGGATCATGCTAATAGATTATTAGCTCAATATAAACGTATGGTTGCTATGCAGGCTACTATACACAACTATTATCAAAAAGCATTAGAAGGAACAACTCCAACTATAAATGTAGCAATTATCAAAGATATAGAAGCTCCTGTATTTAATCCTTCTGGGGAGACTGATAATGTAAAGGTATTAGATGGCTCTATGGAATGTAATCCATTTCAGAATGTGTTAGAGAACAATTCAATGTTTAGCTCTAGTGCTGGATATAATAGAAAGAATTTTGGATATAATGTAGATCCTGAATTTGGTAATGGGTTATTAATGAAATGTGCTATATTCTCTATAACTAATTATCGAATGAGAAAATCTCCGGAGAAAGTTAAATTGTTGCAAAAAATGACTGATAGAAAATGGGATATTCCTATTATTAATTTAATGCAAGATTTTAATGGTAATAAACGTCATCTTAGAGATATTATATCCGAGGATTTATATTATTATAATGCGAATAATGGAGAATATTATAGAATAATTGATTTAGAATCTCTAGGAAATAATACTTATAATATTATAGAACGAAGAGTTAATAATAACGGGGGAGATACTCAGAATAGTAGAAATGTAACAAGAACTGTAGTAATAGATAGTAATTATAAATTATGGAAAGCTCTAGGTGGAGAGTATTCTTATTCATTAGATAATTCTAATCCTTTAGATCCTTATTTAAGTAATTCCGGAGATAAAGGAGAGGCTTCTGTAAATGCTACAGTACAGTTTATGAATAAAACCGGATATTATATAACTAAGAGGGATCTATTAAATATGGTTAATGGTGATTTAGATTTATTAAATACAATTATATCTAAACAAGATCTTCCATTTACATTTAACAATATTCCAGAAGATTCTAGTTATATATTAGACGAACAAAGAAAATTAAGAGTAATACTAGATCAGAATTATATATATCAACCTCTTAAATACTCTGATATACATTACCTAGCAAATGGAACATCAATAAAAGTTGGAGCGTTTAATACAAATCCAGCCAATGCTAGATACGATGATACTCCTTTATCCTATGGTAGAGTTGGTACACAATTCATGGGTATTCAAATGGATGCAGATCACCATGCTGATTTATCTACTGTTACTGAATCTACTCAGATTATTAGTACTTTAGCAGCTAATGGATATACATCAGATTTAGCTGATGCGGCTTATAGAGCTTTAGGTTCTGTAGTAAATACTACTTTAAAGAAGTATTTTGAAGCACATAATCAAGCTAATAACTTAGAAACTCTTACAGAATTAGGAGAAGCTAATAAAACATTATTATATAAACTTCTAGCTAAAGCAACTATTAAAGCCTTCGAAGGAAGCTCTGGAGATGGAGTAATTACTGGTTATTTGGAAGAAGCTGCAAGAGAGTTTGAGGAGAATTTAAATAATGAATTATTTAATGCTAGAGATTTAAGATTTAAAATTCCGTTTAGTTCCGGAAGTATAAATAGTTCTTTTATAACTATGTTAGCATCTAAAATGAACTCTGATAGTATTAAAAGAACTTTCTCTGGTATGGGAGCTGTAATGATTCCTTCTTATGGATCTATAAAACATTATTATTTTGATGGATCTGAGAATTTATTTGATTCTAATGGAAATGTTTTAAGAGGATATTATTCTCAGGAAGATTTAATACATATAGCTAATGAAGCCGGTTATTATTCTCTTACTGATGAAAATGGAAATATTCTTAGATCTGGTTTAGATAGATATTTAGAAACAGGAAATTTAACACAGGAAATATCTACGGATTTAATAGAATTTGGTGATATTGTATTAGATCCTACTACTGGAGAACAGGTAGATATAAATACTTATGATAAATTTAAATATTATAGGAATTTAAATACTACAGTAACTAATCTAAAAGGAATCAGAAAAGAACTTCAACCTTTTAGAGCTACTTGGAGTATTGATGGGATAAATAAGAAATATAATATTTATGATCATCCGATAATCGAAGATATGTTTAGATTAAGAGAGTCTAAAGCATCTAAAGAGGAAATTCTAGCACTTCAACATTTTGTTAATAGATATATTGGATTATTGGATGAAAATATTATGTTATTAGATCCGAGAATGCCTGAATATCAAATGATTATAGATAACAATGATATAATAGAATTTGGCGAAGGACTTCAAGGAGTAAGAATACATGATTTAAATATAAAAAGAGCACAGGCTGTAATATCTAAGGTATATCAATCTATATTCGGATTACGAACTGGAGATAATATTGCGAATATTATTAATAGTGATGGAGAGTATTTTAGACAGAAACTATTAAGAACGTATAATAAAGCTAAATCAGATCCCCTTCCAAATGATATAGAATTTTTAAAGAATAGTTTAGATAATACTAGAATTATTATAAATAAGCCTAGCTCTGAAAATTATATATCTTCACTAACTCCAATGGAAATATTAACAGAAGTTATAGATGGAGAAGAATGGAGATTAAATGAAAATGGAGAAGCTGTATATAAAACATCTGGGCTTCATTTTTATCAGGATACTAATAATGGAATAGTTCAAGAAGTAATTGTTGTAGATCTTTCTAATTTAGGGAATTTAGTTAATGTATTTAATTCTTCTGACGATTATATAGGAATATGGTATAATTTTAATTCTGATAATATTAAAGAGTTAAGAGATTATATAAATATGACAGATTCGAGATTAGGAGAAGAATTAGCTATAAATAATAGTAGTATAGAAGAGATAAAAGATGAATATGATGATTATATAAATAGAAGAATCGAAAGAGATTCTAAGAAGATATATAGATCATTTATCGAGAGTTTAAAAATAACAGCGAATCGTATTCCTGCACAAGCATTTCAGTCTATTATGACAATGGATGTAGTAGGATTCTCTGATGCAGAAAGTAATGAAGCTTATGTTAATCTGTATCAGATATGGCTTAAATACTTAGGGGTCATATAAAATTGGAAGAATTGCTGGGAACTCCAGAAGTGGACAATCAGCAGCCGAGCTAGATTTAGGTTAAAAGAATCTAGAAGGTTCAACGACTAGGAGAGTGAGCCTAACAATAATCTCTCCCACGAGCATCCAACATGAGTAATTCATGAAGATATAGTCTAAACTATGAATATAACAAAATGAAATCATAGAATTATAACATAAACAGTTATAAGATAATAAGTCTCAGCCAAGGATCGGACTATAGGTTATATTGTAGTCATTAAACCTCTTGAATTGCGGGAAATCCCTTAGAGCTTAATATACTAAGTTTAGATAGTAATATTTAAATGGTGAGAGTAATTACCTCAGTATAGTAAAAAGTATTAAGATTGGGTAATCCGCAGCTAAGTCTCTTATATAAGAGAAGAGTTCATCGACTATCGAAAAGCTATTTAATATTTAAATAGAACTTAGTAGAGTAGGATTAAATAATCCGAAGTAAGAGGCACTTTAGAGTGATGATATAGTCAGTCTTTATATGAAAATATAAAGGTCAAACGGATATTGATAAAGTCTACATGACAATGCCTTTAATAAATAAAAATGGAATTTATGAAGCATGGTCATCATTATTTAATTATAGAGATAATGAATCATTTGAACTCTCAAAACAATTACCATTTCCAAATTCAGATTTAAAATATACAATAACTTCTGAAATAAATCCGGAAATACCTTATATAGATATAACTCCTGAAATCTTATCTATCTTAAACGGAGAATATGATGGGGATAATACTAGATTAAAATTAGCTGTAGATGTTTTAAATAAGGTAGATAGATTCAAACAAACTAATATACAATTATATTATAATCCTGATTTAGTTAATGATCTAAATTATATAAAAGAAAATTCAGATGATAAATCAAGGAATGAGGATATAGAAAGTGCCAGAATACTTATATCAAATATGATAGAGAATTTAGATATTGATATATCTAGACATCTTAAAGAAATAAGTCCAAATAAACTTTTATCCGCTACAAAGAATTTCGTATATAATAAAATATATCAAATCTCCGATAACTTTAAAAATCTTGTAGCTGCTGAATCACCTATTAGTATGGGAGATCCACAAGCTGCTGCTGCTAAATCAGAAGCTGGAGCTTATGCAAAAACAGTTACTGATTTTTGCCCATCTGTTAAATGGAACTTATTCTTCGAGAATATGGCCGGAAAAGAAGTTATTGGTATAAGTGCTGTAGGACAAAAAGTATTTTTAGCTGCAACTCAGTACTTTAATCAGGAGATAAGAAAATTAGCTGAAAAAGGATTAACTGTAGAAGATTTATTAAAATCAAATTTATATTTTAATAATGTTTTTGAAATTTATAAAAATATTCCTGGAAATGAAGGGAAGAGTGATGGGGAACTTATTAAATTATTCACAAATAGTTTGGCTAACATTAATCTTGATGATATTGAGTTTGTATATGATCTTTTAAATGAGGCTAGAGATAAAAGTATTAGTGTGAATGATGCAATAGATCTTACACAAAATAGATTTCAAGAAGACAAATCTCTCGTTATCTCAAGTTTAATCTCAGCTGCTACTGACAATGCTAAAGAATTGATCTTATCAAAGATTAACGCTGGTCCTGACCTGGCTGGAGTATATGTATATTTATTAATCCAAGGCTTATCATTTGATAATATCTCAGATCTTATGACTAGTTCAGAGGTTAATGCTATAGTTCAAGCAGCTACAGTTAATAGAATGTATGATCAATACGCTACTATAGATTCCACATTAAGAAATATAGAAAAAGGACCATCACTTACAAATTTTATTGGAAAAGGATATGTAAAATCTGTTTCATTATATTTAAATACATTATATAATTCTAAGATAATCTCCGCATTTAAACTTAATGAACTAACATCAAATGATATAAACGAAATTATAAATGATCTTGAAACTACTAAATATAATTTTGTTAATGAAAGATTTCTTGATGAAGAGTATGCTTTAACATTCTTAGATTCTATGTCAGAGTGGGATGAATTAGCATTAGTTAGATCTTCTGAGGAAGTAGTGCAGGGATTAATTAGATATTTTAAACAAGTGAGGAAATTTAAAGATTTAAAAGATTTGTTTAATTCATCAGTAAAATCTAAAACAAATTTTACTACCTTTGTAAAAGCTTACAGTGGGGCAAAAGAAATAGCTACGTTAGGTCAAATTTTAGGAATTAATGGAGGTATAAAGACTAAACAATATGATAGATATAATTTCAGCAAGTCCTTTAATACATTAATTCAGAATGGATTAGATAAACTTCAATTAACCGGAGATACAGCTGATTATTTTATTGGGGCATTAAAAGAATATAATCCTAATATTGGGAATATATATATAGATCAAGAATTATCTTCTATAGTTGGAAATGCTCTAGATAAAATGTCTTCAAATGGAACTTTTTCTAGTATGAAATTTGATTTAACTAAATTTTTAGAACAACCTGATTATGCTGAATCTGTTATTAAATTCTATAATTTAATAAAGTCTGTAATAAATGTATTTGATTTAATAGATTCTCTTCCGCATTATAAAGCATTTATTAATGCTTATTATATAAATGAACAAAATTCTAAATTAGGAAGTGTTAAATATGCATTATCAAACTCTATTATAGATAATTTAGAAAACGTAATAATGAGAAGGAGGATTGGTAAAATTACTATGCCTAATAAACTATCTGAATCTCAACTAAATATCATTAGAGATTATATAGATGAATTGATAATTAGGAAGTATTTAAAAAATAAAAATTTATCTATTTCAGTTCCTAAAGGCCAAAATTATTTCTTAAATGGGGAAATGCTTACTGCTACCAAGCAGACATCTTATTCTTTATCTAATGATGATGGTTTAGCATCCTTTAAATTATATATGGAATCTTATGTAATTCCAATGTTAAAGAGTGGATATACAATTAATTCTAAAGGAGTAATGACTTTTGGATCTCAGTTAGTTAATAACGCATTTTTAAATGGATTAATTATAACTGATAATACTTCTAAATTAGATGGATCTAATTATATATATTACAGACCATCTATAAATATGGTTACTACTGTAAATAATCCAGAATTTGATAAACAAGTTTCAGCATTTGGAGAAATTGAAAATGTTGAATTTAGAGGTATTAAATTATCTGATCTATTTTTTATATATAACCTAATTACCCATAAAGGAAGAAAAGGACAGGATAGTATATTAAAAGTATTACAGGGATCAGTATTTAATCCAGGGAGTTTAATTGTAGATTACTTTAAATATATTGGAGGACTAGATTTAAATACTATAACTCCGGGAGTAGTTTATGATTCAAAAAGTGATAAAGTAACAATGGATGATGTTAATATAGATGATATTCTTCTTAGGATGGCTCCAATTAAAGATAGTTTCGAAGCTCTTGTTTCAAATAATAAATATGTAAAAATATACAATGAGAACTTAGGTAAATATCAATTACAAGAAAGATTAGGAAATAATAAGAATAAGAGCTATAAGGATATAGAGCTTTTAGGAGATGAGAGATATTATCTAATAAGAAGTAATTACAATTATAAATTAAAAGAAACTATTAATAAATCTGAAAAAGCTATTAAAATGGTTGAACTTCTAGATGATCTAATAAGACTTAGTAAAATAAAACTTATTATAAATTGTTAAATATGGGATGTAACATAGAAATACAATATATCGTAGATGGAGAAGAAAAGGTTGGTGGGATTATTCCTACCAACTTAAATTCATATGATGAAGTTAATGCAGTTAGTTTAAGTGAGGCTATTTCTGGATTAGATATAGATTCTTTAAATACATTATTAAGTACTCTTTCGGATTTAAATCTTTTATCTACTAAAGTAGTATATTCTAATGGAGAACCTTTAATCGGAAATGCTACTATAAATGATATTAGGTCTTTAGTTTCTTATGTACCTAATAAATCTTTACAGGAAGATTTTCTTCTATTAATTAATAAATTAGTAGATATGAATGCTATTAATCCATCTCAACCGAATATATTATTATTAGATGGAGATATAGAATCATTAAATATCGATGGAAATGTAGATGTTAGAGGGACTTTATTAAATAATGAATTTATTATCTTAAAAACTAATGGAACATTTAATGAAGCTAGTCTTAGAGATTTATATCACGAACTACTTCATTTATATTATTCTAAGATAAATAAATCTGATCCTAATTTTGAGAGAATAAATGAAATAGCTTATAATATATATACCACTGCTAAACAGAATCAGGATAAGGATCCTTATATAAAAGAATTTGTTAGTAAAGTATCTAAAGGATCTAGTTATGATTTAAATGAATTTATTGCATATTTAGTATCAGAACCTAAATATAGAGATGTTTTAAATATAAGTAATTCTGATTTATTTAATGAATTTATTGGGAGATTATTTTCTATGGATGTTAATCCTTTTATCCAAGAATTAAATCAGAACTTAGAAATCATATCTAATACGAAAGAAGAATATGAAGAACCTCCTTTTGTTGGTAAAAATGATTCTTATTATATAGAACTCGAAATCCCGAAATCTAAAAATATATCTTATCAACAAATATCAGAAATAATCTGGAAGAATTATGAATCGACTGTATTAGATTCGGAAGGTAATCCTAAGAAGGATTTATATAACTTAAACTATTCAGAACCTGTTAAAGTAACTACAGAAGCTCAATTATATTCCTTAGTTCCTGGAGACTTATTACTAATTCCAAATTTTAGTAAAGATAAGAATATAATATATGGTAAATTTGATGATGATTATTTCTCTTATGCTAAATATCATCCAATTCAATCTGTTTGGAAGAATAGAAATGGAGAAACATTTATTACATTAGTTAATAAATACGGATCTAATGTAGGACATTTTACTATATCTTATACTGATTTAGTTAAATTATCTCTAGAAAAAAACAAACAAATTGTATTTAGAAAGTTATATGGAGCATTGAAAGATCCAAATCTTCCGGAAGATTTAATAAAGAATGTAAGAGATACTTATGAAAGAAATATTGAATCAGAAGATTATAATAATCAACCACTGATTAAATCTATAGGATTCGACAGAAAAGGACTCTCATTCAAGTATTACACAGTAGGGAAATCAGGATTTAAATTAGATGTTTCTAATGGAACTAATGCTACTATAACCCAAGAATTACGTCAAAATGATATAATTAAATTAAGATCTTGGAATAAAGAGGATGAGAATAGTGAATGGGATTCTTTTACATATTATGCTCCTGTAGTTAGAACTATAGGTACAATAGTAGAAGTAGCTTTAAAGAATAAAGATGGTAAATACTTTACTAAAAAAATTCCTTTTCGGAATATAGAGACAGTGATATTTACTAAAGAAAATCATCCGGATTTAGATAATATATATAATCAGTTTATTAATGATTATGATACTTATTCTTTAAATACTAAAGATAAAAGTAAATATCAATCTATCTGGTTCAATTTAAATATTCTAAAATCTGACCAACAACCTTATCGGAAATTAGAAGGGGATTTCTCTGATAATTTAGATAGGGAATCTGTTATTAAATATAGAAGAGATAAAGTTAGATCTTTACGTATTGGTGACTCTGTTTCTATTGAATGGGATTTAAAAAGAACTGATGGATCACCTGTTATTAGTAAACATATAGTAGTTGGGATAAGTGGGGATAGAATATACTTTTTAAATAGAACAACAAATGACTCTGCTCCAAAAATAGGATTTGTAGATTTAAAAACAGAATTTCCATTATCAGAAAATTCTAAAGGACAGAGAATAAATATTCCATCACTATCAGCTATACATTATAATAATACTTCCGATTTAGAATTAGTAGAGGATTTAAATACTAAAAAAGAGAATGCTAGTAAAGCTTTTACTAGAGTCGATGATAAAATAGTATTTGATCCTAATTCTAACTATATTCCTTTAAAAGATTTATATCACATTATAAATATAGACTCTTCTAACGCAGAACAAGAAACTGCTAAATTACAAAGAGGAGATATCATTAGATTTAAAGAAAATGATATAACATTTATTGGAGTAGTATCTAATTATGACCCTATAACAGGAACTATTATTGTTCCGGGTAGTTATAGATCTGGATATTTAAAAAGGAGATCTTTTAGGAAAATAGTATCTCCACAGCAATTAGAATATATCGGATTTGCTATAAATCCAAATTATGAATTAGGAATAATTGGACATAAAGAGATTTCTGAATATAATAAAAAACGTTTAAGTAGATTATATGATTTAAATCATAGCACTTATGGTTATTCTTTAGAAGAAATCTTGAAAAAGAAAAGCCTCCTGAACAAATCCCGGGATTGGGCAATTGAACAAGAGGCAGTGTATGTAATTCCTAAAAATATTACAGAAAGAGAATTTAAAGAAAGATATCAAGATTCAAAAAAGAAAACTCTTCCTCATGGTAGAGTATCACTATTAACTCCAACAATATTAGATATGATTAAAAACGGAGAGTTGATAGATCTCACTTCTGAATATATAAAAGCTAATAATGTAAAAGATACTAAAATTTACGGGCTGAAGAATATAAGAACCGGAATTCAAGTAAATGATTCAACTGGATTTTATTATGATCCTAGAATATATCAACGTTCTCCGGAACAAGTTATTAATATCATAGAAGTAGATGATGTTGTAAAGATTAAGTATAATGATAAATTTACTAAATATCTTAGAATTAAATCTATAACTGATAAAGGAATCAATTTAGAGTCTGAAATAGTAGGATTAAATGGAGAGATATATAATAATTCTTGGTATATAAATTTTAACGATATTAAATCCGGAAAATATCTTATTTCAGAATTATATTATCCAATAAATAAAACTAGACAAAAAGAATTAGAGAATTTATCTATAACAGATGAGGTTCCTCAAATAAAAAAGGTAGAATACTTTACTGATACTTATGATAAATTTGATAAAAAGAAAATTCTAAATAGGGTTATAGAAAATATTAATTCAACATATAATAATATTATTAACGTAATAGATGATGCTAAAATTCAAGAATTAGTTGATTCTGAAAATCTAAATAGTACTTTAGCTGATTCGTTTTCTAGAGCAGGAGCGTTTATTTGGAATGGGAAAATATATGTAAATATTAATAGAGCTGATATCTCTTCTCCATTACATGAATTAATGCATCTAATAATGGGAGCGTTAAGAAGTAAGAATTATTCTTTATATTCCTCTTTACTAGATAAAGTTGCTACTCTTCCGGAATTTAATGAGAGATTTAGAAATATACTTACTAATAGAACGTTAAATGATGCTAAAGAAGAAGCTTTCGTAGAATTTATAGCAGATAGTTTAAGTGGGGTATTTAGTAGCGAGGAGTTTAATATAAATAATTTATTATCTTCTACAGATTTCTTTGGGGAATATTTAAAAGTATTAGATTCTACGTTATCTCTAGATTTAAATACTCTTCCAGAAAAAACATCAGAAACTTTAAGTAGGGAATTAAGTAAGATGCCAATTGAAAAAATAATAACAGAATTTAATAGTTTATTACTCTCTGCCGGAAATAAGAGATTCTCTTTATTTAATCCAGAAAATGTATCAGAAGCATTTAAGAACAGGAATATTACTAATATAAAAAGTAGTTTATTAAATTCTAAAAATCCAAATACACAATTACTAGAAAAATGTTAACAGTATGGCATGTAAATATTTTTTAACAATAAACGGATCTAAGCATTCCTTTAATTCTGAACGAGACTTAGATGCTTTCATAGCCAAGAATTATGGAAATATGCTCTATTATAATAAATATGGAGATGCGGTATTTGATGAAAGTAATACTATTCAGGATTCTATATATAATAAACTCTTAGCGTTAAATTCTACTGTACAAGAATCCAAATTTAATCAATCAACACAAGAAAATGAAGTAGTTACCCCTAAGAGATTGGGAGTAACTACAGCTATAACTACTTGGCTAAATTCTAATGGAGATCGTGTAATTCCAGAATTTAAAGTAGAGGAATATAAAAAGAATCAGTTAAAACTTTTAACTAAAGAAGGATTATCAGAAGAAGACGCAAAGAGACAGATAGAATTTGATATAGAAAATTGGGGACATCTAGCAAAGATTGGAGATAAAGTACATAAAGTAGCTGAGTTATATTTCAAAAATCAGGATTTAAATACAATATCTCAGATTGTTGATCTTCCATATGATACAATCGAAAATTTATATTTTACATTTAAGAATTTAGAATCTAAAATTAGTAAAGGAAAAAAGTATAAATTTATCCCGGAATTAACACTACAAACTTCTGATGATGAATCTGATCCTATCATAGGACGATTAGATTTATTAGCTATAGATGAAAGAGGAAATGTAGAAATTTATGATTTTAAAATCTCAAATAAACCATATGAAACATGGTATTCTTCTAAACAATTAACAATAGATTATCAATTAGCTGCATATAGAGCGTTATTAGCTAATAATGGAATTGGAGTAAAGTTAGCTTCTTTGAATATAGTTCCTATTATTATATCGGATATAAATTATACTAATGAGACATTTACATCTTATAAAGTTGAAGAACCTATAAACAAAACTACCGAGGGAAAATCTATGCGAAGATTATCCTATCCTAATGGATACATAACTAGGATAGTACAAGAACATATTAGAGCAAATGTATCAGAAGTAAGTTATAATACAGAAGCTACTAAAAATGTGGCTAAATACTCGGAAATCGCTTTTGGGAAATTATCTAAAGAAACTCCGAAAGAATTTGTAGAGAGGGTAGCTAAATATGATAATTATAGAAAAGTATGGTTCTTTAATGATTATGTATCTAAAAGAAAGGGACAAGATATTCCCATAATAGAAGCTCCAACTAAAGAAGAATTATTAGAAAAAGCTAGAGAGTATCAAGAAAAAATGGAGGATAGAAGTGAATCTTACTATTTTACTTTATGGAAAGAGTTTGATTATTTAAAAAAGACTTCTGAATCTTTAGAAGATAAAAATAAATTTAAATACCTTCCACAAAAAGCAAATACATATCTAACTAGAGTATTTTGTAATTACATAGATAATCCAGGATATGAAGTATTAGACCTTCCAGAATTAGCGGAGATAGGGATTTATGCGTTTAGAGATGTAGCCAATAACATAGTAGATATTATATCTATGACAGATATAAATTTAACAAAAAAACTTAATTGGAATAATGGATCTCATAATATCTTTGGAAATTTAGGATCTGAGGCTAAATATAAGAAATTAAAAAATCTATTATCCAATACTGTAGGAAACGCTAAGTTATTAGAGACAATGTTAGTTATAAATGAATTACATGATTATTTTAGTAACTTTAAAATAGGAAATATTCAAGTAATTAATTATAAAGAAGGACAATCTTATCCTATAGATATAAATAAATTAACGCATAATTTTAATATCTTATCTAAGGAACTAGATATTACAAATTACTTTAAATCAGAATTAATAATTGCAGATAGGATAGAAGCTTTAAAATTAAGACTATTAACTATTCTAGGACAAGATAGAACAGAATTAGTAAAAGGAACTTCTGATTTAATTTATGATTTCTATAATAATTATAAATTAGATAATGAAACCGGTAGATATAAAATAGAACAGTTAAGAAAATTACAAGATATTATTAGAGAAGCAGCTGGAAATAGATTAATTATTAGAGCAGATAATAATTATGATTCCGACCCAACTGGATTATCTTTATTATATTCCCAAATATCTAGGACTATTCTACATTATAAACGTATCTATTTCGATTCAGATCATGATATAAGTCAAATAAGTTTCAATCTCAAAAATATATCTGAAACTATGACCTTAGGAGGGTATTATGTAGAAAATCCAGAAATGATTCCTTTAATGAAAGATATAGTAGATTTAACTGAATTACAATTCCAGAAGATGCGTGAATGGTTTGAGAAATATAAGGAGAAATCTTTACAACGAGTGTTAGAGTTATATAAATCAAAAGGATTTACTCAAGTAGAACGATGGACTTTTAAAGATTCAACTAACGCATTTAAAAATATGTTTGAGAGAGATTCTACTGGAAGAATAGCTCGTAATTTTAGAGCAAAGAATCCTTATGACATGACAAATGATCTTTCTCAAGCCGAGCGAAAATGGTTGAAATCTTTCTTATGGAATGTAAATAGAATAAAGCGCGGAGTTGATTATAATTTGACAGAAGAAGAAGCAATAAAAACTACTCCAGTTCAAGAATTAATTCAAAGTGGACATTATTTTGATATCCCATTGTTGAGAGGTACTGCATTTTCACAATTGAAAAGTAAAGGATTCTTTTCGTGGATACAAGATAAATGGAACGAACAAGTTGATATAAGAAGAGCTACTAAAGCACAAGAAGAGACGATTGAACAGGATTCCGAAGCTGGGAAGAATGATTATTTAACAATGTATAATTTTCTAAACGTCTCTCCAACTACTAGAGAAAAATATCTTTCAGAGCAAGATACCTCTTATTGGGAGACTAACTTAGAGTTATTAGAGGATGTATTTGTTCATGCTTATATAAGGAAATCTTCTTTTGATACTATTCTTCCCCTTATTAATGATATAAGACATGCTATCTATTTACAATCTTATGATACTAATATTAATTTCGAGAATTTAAATAAGCAAATTGATATTTATTTAAAAACTGTTATATTCGGAGAAAGTTCTATAGAAAAATCCAATCAAAAATTCTATAAAGTATTTCAACCTATTACTACTGCTGCACGAGTTTCAATGTTGGCATTAAATCTTAATTCATTAGTTAGAGAGCCAATTCAAGGATTTTATCTTCTAATGACTAGAGCTGCTGGACGGTTGTTAGGAGATAATGGTTTTACTACTGCCGATGCTGCTAAAGCTTATGGTATAGTTATGGGAAATACCGGTGTAAGTTCTGATAATTGGACTTTAGTAGAAGCTTTAAACCATTTTTATGGGATGACTAGAATGGATGCTAATTCGTTAGCGTACGAATTAAATTCTGATAGAAAAGGTTATAAAGGATTATTAAGAAGAGGTGCTTATTGGGCTACTACTGCTCCAGATTTTTTAAATAGAATGGTATTTATAGTAGCTCAAATGATTCATGACGATTGTTTGAAAGCTCACCATATGTCTAAAGATGGAGAATTGATATATGATTGGACTAAAGATGGGAGATATTCTATATTCGCATCTGGAGATAAATCGCATCCTTTATATAATAAACAAAAAGCAGATTATATCGCACATCTAACTCAATTTAATATTGAACATGAGAATGATCTTGATTGGGAAGAGTTAAAATTTAACGAATCTAATCCAGTAGCATTACCTTCCGCATATACTATAGCAGAAAAAAGAAATATAAAATCTTCTGCCGATTCATTATTCGGATATATGGATCATGAAAATGCATTTGCTGCTAGACATAAATTTGTAGGTAAGATACTATTCCAATTTAAATCTTATTTCTCATCTACTCGTGAAAGATTCTTCTTAGGAGGAACTGATAAAACACCTAAAGGAGAATGGAAACAAAAAACAGATGAAGAAGGAAATTTACTTTATTTAAAATCTGTGGTAGGTGAGGATGGAGAATCTCATTTAATAGAAACTACAGAAGTTACAGATATCCCTGCAAAGGAATGGTCTGGAAGATTTATAGAAGGAATGGTGAATAGTACTTTCTATTATATGCAATATTTATTTAAGTATTATATAAATAAGAATACTGATGCAACTTTAGAACATAAAGATTATAGAATTAGAAATGCTAGACAATTATTAGCAGATTCTATGTGGGCTGCTTTACTTGCATTATTATTTAGATTAATAATAGAAGATAAAGAAGAAAGTGGAGAAGAATTTGATCCCTTAACTAAGAATATTCTAAGACAAACTTTATTAAATTCCACTGACGAACTTGTATTTTGGGCTCCTCTAGGACTTTCTTTAGATACTCCGGTAGCTCTTAGTTTTTTAGAAAGACTGAAAGACTCTACTATTAGAATAGCTAAAGGAGAAAGTTCTTTCGGAAAAGAGATTCCTAAGAATTTTTATGTAATAAAACAAACTCAGAACGTGTTTAATTTATTAAATTCAGAAGAATAAATACTTATTATATATGACTACATCAAAACAAAAACATAAACTTTTACCATTAGTAATATATAATCCACTAATTCCAGTTAAAGGATTTCTTGCTATGGTAACTATTTTTATTTTATGGATAAGAAGCGAATATAAGGGTGATACTAGAAGACTTAATGAAAGATTTTTTAGACATGAAACGATTCATGTATATCAACAGACTGAGATTTGGATTACATCTATTATTATAGCAGTTTTATCTTGTTTAATATTTAATCTCTCTTTATGGTGGATTTTAGCTACTCCTTTACTTCCATTGTTAATATATGTAATATGTTGGATTATAGAGATAATTTTACCTCCATATAATATGGCATATAAGAATATATGTTTTGAAACTGAGGCTAGATATAATGAAAATAATCCAGAATATTTAAATACTAGGAAATTATTTCAATTTAAATTCTTAAAATACATATCTAATAAAAAATATCCAGCCAAATAAAAAAAAGAAAAACCCTAACAATGCATAATGCACTGTTAGGGTTTCTTTATTTCAAATTAAATTCTTTCTTATATACTATCTTTTGAAAATAATAAAATACTCTTCCATTTTCAATTGTTACATCAACTAAACAATAACCTTCTTTACTCATTTTATTTAATAAAGACTGTTCAGTCTCACTTACCGGAGAATATCTCCTAATATCTATAGATGGAAGATAGTTTTGTATATTTAAATTCTCTTTTAATATATCACTTTGATATGAAATCTTTCCTGAGATTCTTCCGATTCCAAATGTTAATATTACAATTAATAAACAATAGAATATTAATATGATATCTTTATATTTCATTACTTACTAAAGTATATTAAATAATCTTTTATACTAGTATTATTCGCATCAACTGGATTAGCTCCTTTAAACAGGAACTTGTTTACTCCCCCAACGCCACCTAGATGTGCAGCTCCTAATAAGCCCCACTCATTTATCTTAGTCCCATCGATATCTTTTCCATTAGTTCCTCTTAGGGTATTTCTAAGTCTTTCTCTATTTAAATTAGTAAATTTAATAACAGCATCAATCTGCTTCTTCCAATCTGACATATAATCAGAAGTAGTCATCCCGATATCTCTTAAAGCATCATCCCCAAATTGAAATAATCCTTTAAATCCTTGTGCATTTATTACTTCTGGATTAAAATTACTCTCTCTTTCAGCTAATCTAATTAAATATTTCTTATAATCATTTTCTATGTCTAAAGAATTTATATAAGAAGTAATCTGCTTCTTTAATTCATTCTTTTGATTTTGTCCCATATTGGCTCTATTAGTTTCCAAATTGCTAGAATCAGCTGGTTTAGTAAAATTAAAATTATCGGAGCTGATATTAGTAGATACCCCAGAATCATTATTGCCAGGGCTGTTAGAAATATTGTTTCTATCATTTGTTAAATCTTTAAATTTCATATCTAATATTTCTGGAGATACTTTCTCTGTATTAGGATCTAATTTAGTAAAAAACTCCGAATATGATACGAAAGGGTTCTTATTCTTATTCATATTTAAATTCTAAACTTTATTTTATATATTTTTATCATCATTCTTTATATCTAAATCTAATTCAAATTTTTCTTGTACAATCCTATTATCTAAGATATAATACAATTTATTTGTCCAATAAGGCCCTATATAAAGACCTACACACTCTTTTGTCTTGAAATCGATATCTTGGTAGACTGGAATATTTTCTTTGTCACAACGTTCTACAAGAGTGTCTAATTGGTAGCGGGGTATATTATATATGATCTTAGTTTGACATTTATTTTTTATCCAATATTCAAATATTCCTCTATGTTTAAATACTTTTTGAAGAACATATCCGGATAAAAAATCTCCTAATTTAGATACTGAAAAAAGATTTAAAATACCTTTTGCTGTGTAATATATTATTTTCTGGATAAAATTTTCATTTTCTGGAAATTTATCGGAAAATAATATTATGGAATGGGTGTATTCGGAAGCTTTTAAAACTCTAGATCTTATTTTAATTGACATATTATATTTAATTTAGATATTAAGATTTAAAGGACTTTCTACTAATCTTCTTTAATACCTGTATATTTTTCACTAATGGTTCATTATCACTCCCATATCCAACTTTAAATCCTGTTATAAGATACATATTTATATTTCCTTCAAAATATTGTTCATATAAGTTATGTAGAGTTATACACGTATATCTAGTAGGTTTATATGGTAATAAAATTCTATATTGGTTATTGAAACATATACATTCATAACATGATACTCCACGCTCTTTCCCAACCAATTCCCCTTCATTATTATATATACCAGAACATTCATCATCAGGAATTTCTCCAAATCGAATATATTCTTTCATTAAACTTCAATACCTCTTTCTTTAAATAGATTATATAATTTCTCTGCTAGATAAAATGCATCTGGATGAGGTTTTCCAGTAGTTCCTCTATATCTAAGATCTATAAAATGTTTCCAGTCAGAAATGAACCCTGTCATTACAAGCTCTGTTTTAAGAGCATTAGGTAGTACTTGTCTTGCTTGTTGGGGAGTCCAACCTAAATTTAGTAAATCAAAGTACACCTTCTCTGAAACATCTAAACTATGTAAAAATGAATCTACTTCTTTCCAATTATTATTTCTATTCCAAGCTTTACTATTTACAGACTCTCCAAAAAATTCTTTATTAGCACCAACTCTAAAATTTATACCATCATGGAAATAAGCTTCTCCTTCTGGAATATCTAACCATGTTGGAATTATATAAGTAATCTCATTATTGAATTTATTCTTAGAGAAATTACAATACCTCGTAGATTCTTGGGCAAATGAGTTATTCTGTTCAGAATCGTAGTCTACAATTGGATATACTTCACAATCATCTCCCCTCTGTAAAGTTTTATGTCTAATAAATTCGTTCCATATTCCCCTATCACATGTAAAATGAACACTAATTCTCTTCTCATGAAATTTTGTTGGTTTACATAGATACTTTAAATCATCTGTCCAGTCATGTTCTATAATTACTCTATAATTAGTGCTAATATATAAACTTCCAACTGGTATACCTTCTAAAGTTTGAGCAACTCTACATTCTGAATATGGATTATCTCTGTACTTACTTAAATAAATATGGTAGTTAATATCTTCTCTTGGAATAGTAAGATATACTGTACCCTGTTCTAGCATAGAGTGATGTAGTGATTTAATCATTCTATCTACAAAAGATTCAGCAGAATCCTCTGTTATTTTATCAGAACTTTTATAACAAATACGTCCCGCACGTTCAATACTTTTATATACCCCATTTAAACCTTCTTCTTGATCCCATATTTCAACACTTGGCTTAATTAGTCTCATTCATTAAAAATTTAATCATTCCACATTCCAATTCTCTTTCCTTCCTTTTTATCTATATAACAAAACCTAGTTCCATCTTCTAAAGTAATTATATATTTCTCGGCAGCTGCGACTAATTCGGATTCTTTTCTAATTCCAGTAATTCGTCCAGTTCTATACGTATCATTACCAACAGACTTTTCCGAATCTATTTCGATAAAATATACCGCAGTATCTTTATATTTAGAACATTCCTCGCAAGCATGATCAGAATAACCTACAATTTTATTATGGAGTTCTCGTACCTTAGAAGCATCTTCTTCCGTTAATCTAGAGTTCATTATAATATTATCTTCGACAACACTGCCACATATAGGACAAATGTATTTAACTATAGCAGCTTCAAAATTATTCATTGCATTTGTTTATTAAATCTTCAACTTCATCTATTTGTTTTATATAAGTTCGTTCTGCTTTCCTTAATCCGTTCAGTAATCCATATAATTTGTTTCTTCGCTCTATAAGACACTTCATTTGGTATTCATGAATATCTTCTTTATTAAGTACTATATAATGTTTATCTATATATTCAATACTTTTATCAGAATCTACAGGAAATTCAAATGAAAGATATGGGTGCCCTTTAGAAGGGAAGAAATCTTTAATTACCAAACAATGATGATCATTATAAGGTCTGCAATATTTAACTTTATACTCTTTAATATCTTTATAATCAATAATCCATACTGTATCCCATTCTTTTAAATCTTTAAAAGTTTTCATGATGAATTTTATATTTTACTTTCTAATTCTCGAACATATTTAAGTTGTTCTAAATAATTTTCTTGTTGCTTTTTTAATTTCTTTATTGATGAAATTAATTGTTCTTTCATCTTATTTAATTTGTCTTTTGCCATTATGAATTGATATTTAGCAATATCTTCTTTATTTATTACATAGTAATAATAATAAGTAGATTTTTCAACTTTAAATACAGATTCTGATTCAGGAGCTTCAAATGGAAGATCGCACATTAAAATAGTATAAATCATTCCAGATTGGTATTTATACGTACTACATACTTCTTCTTTAGTAATCTTTTTATTACATATTTTATATAAAAAATCCCCTCCTTTTAAGTCACTAAACATTTTCATTTAATTGTGTCTCTAGACATGTTTTATAATCATTCCATTTATCATATTTCTTTTGATAGTACTTTATTTTGCGATTTATTTCTGATAAATGTTTTTTAGTTAGTTGTATTTGTTTCTTTAAGATATCTTCCTTATTTAATACAATAGTATCAACACTAATAAGATGATTGTTTTTAGGATTATATAAATATCCACCTATAAATCCATCTGTAAGGTAAAATCGTATTTCTCCTGTATCAAGAGTATTTATTTGACAAACTTCTGTTACAGTATATCCATTTTTACGTACTATATAAACAACATCACCTTCTTCTAAATTCTCAAATGTTTTCTTCATATTTTACTTATTATCCATCCATGCAACAGTCATTATACTGTATGTAGCGAGATCAATTAATGTGTCTCTAAGCTTCTCATCCTTTACTTCTATAGTACCTTTTTTAATAATAGATGAAAATCTACTTAATTTATCCTGCAATCTAATCTTAGATACTAATAATCCATCCTCATCTAATTGCTTATAAAAAGAATTTCCGTAATCACTATTTTTTATTTTGTACAATTCAAGTATTTCATCAGTTAGTAATTCCATAACCTCTGAATAATTCATAATAAATATATTTAAAATGTTAATACTAATCAATAAAATCTATTTTTCCAACACATGAATGTAAAATACTTCTAGGTTCATCTTCTAATACTATTCTATAATAAAAATCAGTATAATCACATACTATCCCAGCAAAATATCCAATAACATCACCATCGATTTTACATAATTTTCCTATTTTATTATATAACTTTCTTAACCTTGAAGGGATAGTCTTATTCCATTCTGGGATGATATAATCCGGATCTTGTAATTGATATGGGGTTATGTATATATCATTACCTCCATCATAAAAATATTTAATGGAATTGTTATCTCTCTCGCTCCTTTTCTTAACCCACCGATTAAATAATTCCATTCTTTTCTCTATTTGGAAATTATGTACTTTCATTTTATTTATTTAAAGAATTTAATTTAGACTCTATAATATCTACATTAACCATTGATAATCCATCTCCAATACAAATTTTAAGACTTTTATTCCTTTCCTTATTCCACTTTAAAATTGTTTCTAATTGGGCTATAGTAGGAGTAAAATCTTTCTCCATATATAACCATCTTCCACATGAGAATTTAATATACCCATTAGTTTCTAATATTCTATCAGAATTTGTTCCTGATAAATTTAAATATTTAACTAATCTATCAGAGAAATTTATATGATCATAATCTGGACATCCATATAATTCTCCATTTGGAGATAACCAACCACTATTCCATATACATTCAAGAATATCTTCTGGAAAGATATTATCTCCTCTAAGAGTATCTAATTCAGATTGAGCTTTTTTATGCTCCGGGATATATTTTAATCCGTTAGATGAATCTAATTTTAATAATTCTATAGTTCGATAGTCACGTTCTTCTATTAAATAATCTAGAGCATATTTAAAACTAAAGTTTAGTGTGGATAGGTATTCAGAAACAAGGTCCTTGTAAGAAGAAGCTTTATTAGGAGAATCTAAATGTTCGACATAATTAAATACATCAACATTATCTGCTTCCAAAGACTCTTCGTCATAAAGATAATCTTTAACTTTTAGATTTATATTACATTTTATCAAAGTACAAAACTCTTTCCAATTATTCTCTAATTCGTGAATCTCCTCAAAAGTATTTTTTAAAAGAGAGTAATAATGTTTTCTATCCTCATCTGTATCAAGATACAATCCTTTTGAATATCCCATAACCTGAGAAGCTAAATCCCTAAATTTGTATTCAAAAGATTCTTGTATACTATCTCTACTTAAATACATTCTATCTTCCTCATGATCATCTTCTATAGTAAAATTTATACCATCCTCAGTTACAGCTTTCTTTTTACCTTCTAAAATTTCTAGAAGTGTTTCATCATCTATATCTGGAATAGCTTCTCGAATTTTTTGAATTGAATCTATTTTACAATCCTGCCAGAAGTTTCTTAAATAATGTGTAAGCATCTTATTAGATTTTATATAATTTATCAGTATATTCAGTATTTATTGCTATATCAGGCTTTCCTTCGGAATCTTTAAATAGAATATATTTAACACAAAATAATCGTTTTGATTTTATATCTTCTATACATATTCTATATAAAATAGTTTCCTCCGTCTTCTTAATTTCTTCTTGACAAATAAATTTTGCTCCCAATTTTTTATTTATTGGATTATTTTTATCTAGGGAGATTAGACTAATCCAATCTTCCCTAGTAATATCAATATATTTATTCTTCACAATGTACTTCTTTAATATCTATATTAGAGGTTTCGAAAGAAAATATACTTCCTATTTCGCTAATTATATATTCTTTTATCAATTCTTTGGGAATATCAGAAAAAGTTAAATAATTAGTATCATAACAATAATTTATAATATCAAGTAATTCTTCTTCCGAAATAATTTCTTCGGTTGATAAAGTAATTTTAAAATTTCTCATAATTAATCTTTTAATAAATCAGATTCTTCTTCCTCTTCAAATTCTTTTTCGATTTCTTTAAATAACTCATTTCTAATTTCTTTCGGAAGTTCTTCTACTTCTAATAAAGGATCTACATCATCAAATACATCTGATGTATAGGGTTCATCAAAATCAATATAGGTTTCCATTCTAATTTCTATAAAGAGTTCTTTTTATAAATTTTCTATTCCCACTTTCATCTAACGAAGAATAAATACTACAAGTATATAATCCATATACATGAGGTTTCTTTAATATAATATCCAACATATATTCAAAATCAAATATACCTCTTTGTAGTAATTTTAATACTTCTGTAAGTTCTTCGGAAGTTGGCTCTTTTCCTAACTCTTCTGTAATATATATATGAACTAAGTTAGTTGCTTCCTCAGAATTTAAAGATTTGTTATTAATTACTTTATTTATAGTGTTATATAAATCTTTCATTTATTTAAATGATATTTTAATACCTATAGCATTTAGAATCAGAATATTCTCTTATTGAAGATCTTTTTCCATCTCTCCAAAGATAGAAGTCCTTATATACTTCAAATATAGGATTTCCTTCTTCCGAATACATGAAAGTATTATAAAAGACTAGTCCATATGGAATATCTCTATCTCCAAACATATTATATTCCTCACAATCTATTTCTGAACATACTGAATAATATCTAGCTTTATTTATTTCAATGAACCAAGCAATATATGGATTAGAGTCTTTATTTAATCTAATACTATCAAGTGCTAAATAGGATTTAAATTTAATATTTCCTTTTCCTGATATTGTATTTATATATCCTTTATGATTATTAAATAACTCTTCTCTAACATTATTAGATATAATATACTCAGAACCGTTACTTAATACACATCCTAATTTTATATTCTGTGTAGTTCCTAGAGCAATAGGTTGGATTTCTATAGATTGCAAGAAGTAATCTTTATTATTTAAATACTTACATTTATTTTTAATATAAATCACAAGATCGTTAAAATCATAATCTTTGCTCTCTATATCTTCAAATAATATGGTTTGAGCATATTGACTAAATAAGTTATTAGTATCTACAGCAATAGTATCTAATTTAAGACTATCAAATCTATTTAATACATTTGGAATATATATATTTATAGGAGTATTAGTTATCGCTAAAGTATCCTTTCCGAATGTTACTATAGTAGATAAATTTTCTTTCACTGGAACTGTATATAAATCCATAGAAGAAAGTGTTTTAACTAACTCACTTTTATTCTTTTTATATATGTCTCCATTACATTTTGTTAATAAAAATACTAATGATATTAATGTTATAAAAATAAATATTTTCCTCATATTATTCAATACTTTCATATGTTTTTTCAAAAATATCCGGTTTACATGGATAAAATTCTCCATTTACTCCTTTAATAATATAATCTCCAAAAGAAGCTTTCATATCTCCTTCTAAAGTTTGAATACGTATATGTTTATCATTTTTAACAGTTTCTATATTATCGTCAGTTATAAAAACATTATATATAAACTTTAAACATTCTTCTATAGAATAATCATCATTTAAAAGTTGTATAGCTTCTACGATTATAGGTTTCTTTTTATACTTCATAAATTATGATTTAAATATTA